AGCCGATTTTTGGCTGGAAGGTTCCGTCGTTGACGGCACGTACCATCTGGAGCGGTACGTATGGGCAGTAGAATAAACCTGCATCATATGGGTTAGAACCCTTGTAACCAACTACGTAGTAATGGTTTGCAGCAACGTTTGCAGAATAAGGATCGATGTATACACGATACTTACCATTGATTGTTCCAGCAAATGTGTTGCCAGTGTCATCAACGTTTAGGTTAGCATTAAGAGCTGGGGTGTAGTCAAGTACACCAGCCATGGTTAGTGCGGAAGCAACATCAGCAGAAGTGATGATTGTGTTGCCCTTTCCACGACGAGTTCTTTGTGCAACTGCGTTTGCGTCTCTTTCAATCTGGAATAGAAGTCCTTTGAATTTCTCAACAGACCATCTACCATTTGAGTCAACGTCTAAGTCGAAAGTACCAGCGGTTGCTACGTTGTTCTGAGCACCTGACTCAGCAACTTTGTAGATAGTTCTGATAACTTCTCTGTTTATTTCAGCAAGGATCTCACTAGAAAGAATATTTGCTAACTCAGACTCAGCGTTCAATCCGTGGATTGCCTTGAGGTCTTGAGCAAGTTCTAATGAATACTCAGCTTTTAGCGCACGAGATTTCGCTGTAACAGTTACTTTCTCAATGCTGAAGGCCATTTCATGGAAATCATTTCCAGATTCTCCAAGACCTTCTGCCTCATCCTTACGCATACCCTGACCAACAGAGTATAGACCTTGGTTAGCGTCTGTCGCACCAAGTACGGAAGGATTAGAACCGATTTGACCAGTTGTACCGAAACCAGCGTTGGTTGATGTCCAACCTGCTGTTGCGTCGTTACCTTCACGCTCAGCAGAGAAGGCTGAGTTAGGCTCATCGAATAGAGCTTCTCCTCCTGCCTGTCCGTCGTAGCGAGAACGCATTGCGAATATAAGACCTGTTGGGCCGTTCATTGGCTGAACGCCGCATAGATCATATGCAAGCAAGTTAGGCATTGAACGTCTAATTAGACTGATCAATACGGGGTCAAAACCTGCTGTTGGGCCTGCTGCTGTAGCATCCCCTGTAAATCCGTTTGAACCAACTGCGTTTGTTGGTTGTTCCATGAGGGATTGCCCTCTGGAAAATGAAGTTTCCTCAGCTAGGAATCTTTCTTGGTTTTCTAGCAAGCAAGCGGTAACTGCTCTACGATGAGGGTCTTTAATTTCACCAAGACCTTCATGATTTAGTAGAGGGGCCCACTTCTCTTGCAAGTGCTCTGATTGGAACATTGCCTTTCCTTTTAAAAAGATATAAAGAGTAGGGTTGTGTTTAACCTATAATGTTAAATTCACTTATTAACCTTGTCTAGGATACTCATGTAACGAGCCATTGAACCAGTATAATCTGCTCCGGCTGTTTCTTCGTTTAGTACCTGTTCCGAGGTTTCTTTCTGAACACTCTTATTGAAGTAAGACTCCTTTAGAGTACCCAGTTTTTCACGATATGATTCTTCACTTTCAAACTCAACACTCTTTGCGAGCTCTTGGAGCTTCTCTTTCTGACTTAAGGCAAGTCCTTCAGCCACTTCAGAAATTATCCCATCTGCTGTAGACTCAGCGAGTCTAGAGTTTAGCGATACGTTCCTCTCGATCTGCTCGTTAAGTTTGGTCTCCATTTCATCAAGTTTGTTGACCATATTCTCAACGACATCATATTTATCTTCAGGGATTGATACATAATGTGCTTCAAAGAGACTTCTCATTCCAGTTAGGAATGATTCTGTCATTTCTGATTTAAGTCCATGCTCAATAGCGAGCTCATTAGCTTGGAGCCACTCATCTGCGACATACTCCAAGTAACCATCAACACGCTCGATTAGAGAGGTTTTAACGGACTCAATTTCTTCGGCAATCTTAGACTCATTCTCCTTCTTCATCTCTTCTTCAATAGATGAAACTTTGGAGTTAATTGCTGCTTCAAAGATTGTCTTTGCTTTTTCTTGGAACTCTTCACTGAGTTCTTCACCAGAGAACAGAGCACTCATGTCTTCATCGACATTAATCTCAGGAGCTTTCTCCTTCTCCTCTGCAACTGGCTCTTCAGCAATTACTTCTTCAGGAGATTCTTTCTCCTCGTAACTTGCTTTCTTGTCGAGAGATTGCATTGGTTCTGCTGGTTTTGCACCTTTATTGACAACATTCGCAACTTGTGCGAGTGTTTTGCCAGGTACTTTTAACTTAGCCGAATCATCATCCGGCTTATAGTTTTGTGGAGTGGGCCCGCCGAGATCTTCAATGGACTGGCCAGGCGTAGAGCTGGCCGAAATCCCTTGTTGAGGATCACCAGCTTTAGCTCCAGCATTTACGGCAGTCTTGGATTGAACAGTGCCTACTTCCATTTCTTGTAAATCGTTACCACGGGACATTTTTGCCACTCCGAATTAGACTATAGATTTTTTTGAATTTAATCTATACTTATTTATAGATTTATAAACTTCCCAAAAAGTTTTGGAAAAGTTTTAGTTTATTCTCTTGAAGCTCTTTAGAACTCGCAAGAGTATTGATTTGTTTATATGTTCTAGCAGCTGCTCTTTCTCTAAGAACTCCACCATCCCATACCCAATCTCTTCCTTCCATAATGCCATCAACGAAAGCATCAGGTGCAGAAGGATCTGCAACTATATCAGCCGCAGTTGCTAACATGAAGTCTTCACCTACAATGTTAACACCTTCATTATTAGTACGAACTGAACCAACACCACGAGAAGAAACACCAAGTTTAACTCCTTCATCAAGGAGATTCTTAGCGATAGCACCCATAGGTGTATTTAAGATTTTAGCACGACCAACAAAATTAGAACCCTCTTGTCTCAAAGAAGTAATCTTATGGGAAACTCTGTCAAGATTGACAGTAGGGCCATCTGGATGACCTAGTTCACCTAAGGCACGACCTTTACCGACAAAGGCTTCATTATATCTAGCAACCTCTTTTGCAAGAGTCATCGCTGGATACATTCTACCATTACGGTTTTTAATGTCTCCTTGAAGGAAAACACCTTCAATATAAAGGTTTTTCTTACCGCCACGTTCTTCGACGATAACCTCTACATTTTCAATTTCTTCTCTGATGAGTTTCATTTTAGATTCCGCTAAATCCAACTTTAGTTACGTACACAGCTGACTCACTATGAATAGTATAAGTGGGTTGTTTCTCAACAAAGTCAACCCCGCTACCTGCTATTGTATAAGTACCGATACCCGAATACTCGTTTAATGCAGCTGGGTCTTGGACATGGATAACTGCAGCAGTAGCAGTAGGATTCAATACCCTAACCAGTGTAGCATTACCTACATTTGTACTAGCAGCAACGCCAGCAGCAATTCGTAATTCACTTCCCTTTAAAATAATCCTAGCCATCTTGTTCCCCAGTAGGTTCTTGTTCAGTTACCTCACTTTCAGCATCATTTTCAGATTGCGATTGAAACATGCTGTCGGCTACAACAGGTTTACCAGCTTCAATTCTATCAACCGATTTTTGCATCAAAATATCTTTGATACCATCGGATATCTCATGTGCGGGTGCATCACCCAATACTTTATCTATCAATTCAGCAGGATTCATTATGTTGACAAATGTACTACAATCTATTTATATTTCGCCACCTTCAGGTGCTTCAGGATCTAAAGTATTGGCCGTTTGAGCCTCAGTATTCTCTATATCCGCAGCAGCTGCTTGCATCTCCATCGCTTGAGCTATAGCTGGATCTGGATATAATCCAGCCTCAATCTCCTTATCCATAATCTTATTCTGTTCAACAATTTCATCATCAGTCTGGCGAAGTATTTCTCTACGTAAGTAATCCTGTGAGAAGTATTTACCCACATATGGTTCAGCTTGAGCCAAGTTACCCATTCTATTTTGGAATAACTCAGACTCTTTTAACTCTGTAAAGTGATTATCGTAAATATAATCAAATTGTATATGTTCAGCTATACTAGGCCAATCCTTGGCAGATACTATATTCTTAAGAAGTAATTGTGTCTTCAACATGTCTAAGAACATGTTTGAAAATCTCTTACGTAATCTACCAACAAACTTATTAAATCTTAATTCATCCCTTAAGATCTCAGAAGATCTACCCATATTAAATCCACTTTCTGCATTTAAACGAGTCTCAGGAACACCTAAGGCCTTATAAAGTTTTTTCTGGAAGTATTGTATATCTGTAATTTCACCTAAGTTTTGTCCGCCAGGTAATGTGGTAATCTCAGTTCCCCTACCACCTTCTCTACGTGGAAGCCAAAAATCTTCCAACATAGACATGAATTTCTTATCATCTCTAACTTCACCAGTGTTTGCATCATAGACCAATTTAGATCTATAACGATTCATCACTTCTCTAAGATATTGTTCTGCCTTTACTTTAGGTAGATTACCAACATCAATATAGAATATTCTTCTTTCAGGAGCACGAGATAAACGATAAATTACAAGTGCATCTTCAATCATTCTAAGTTGATTGAGTGCCTTAATACCCTTATGCAACCAAGAAAGTGTTGTATGTTTATTGCGATCTACTAGTCCTGAAGTACAATATGTAATTGCATCTTTTGCAATCCTAACAGCTCCCTGTTTTGTACCTGCTGGGGTTGGAAGATAACCTTGACCAGATTTACCAGAGTTAGGATTATATTCAAAATACTCTTCAATCTCAGGACTCTTAGTTAATACATTCTGATCATTCTGATTTTTTATAGGAACTATATTATTATCTTCTTTCTTTTGTCTACGAACATATTTGATCTTTAATGCATCAATAAATCTTAGTTCTTGTAATCCCTCTTCTGGCTTTTTAAGGTCAATTACTTTATGATAATAAACACGGCCATCAATATACCAATTACGGAATAACTCATGAGCTTTACCATCAAAATCTAAAAGATCCTTAACAAACTTAAACTCTTCACGAATGATCTTTTTCATTTGATCACTCACGTTCAAATTCGATAAGTCAATTTGAACAGGACTATCGTTTATATCAGAAACTATGGCTTCATTAACAATATCTTCAATCGCCTCATCACACTCTGGATGAAGCGACATCTCTCTATATCGTTTTATTAGGTCATATTCATTTCTGAATACGCCTTCTATATCAACGTATTGGCCATAAAAGCCACTACTCACATAATAATCCGATGCATCTGCCTCATTCTGCGGAACAGGAGTAACCGCTGAAGAAGGCAGATTATCGCCATCGGATCCTTGGATTGAAAACCCAAATAATCTACCAGCCATGTTATAAACCGTTGCCTATGTCTTATTTATCAGCCCACAACAACTGTTCCGGCCTCATTGAGAGCTTCCCACCACTGAACTTGGAATTCAACAGCGAACTCTTCGATTACGTTGTTTTGATCGTAACTGAGTTCTATGGGAGCAACCTGAGTTGGGAATACGCCATGGAAATGATATGAACGTAAAATTGGAATTACATTACCAGTGGCCACAGGCTCTGCGCCAGGGTTACTGATAGGAGCTCTACCTAACTGATGAACGTAAGCTTCTTGTTGATAGATTGTCGGATCGACTTCACCACCATTATCAGAAACTTTGTTCATTAAGTTCATCCATTTCTCAAATGCATCACGCAATGAGAAACTTGTGTCGTTAATAGCTGTAATTGTCCAAGTGTCAAAGGTTCTCTCTCCAGCAATCTTTAGTTCCCTTCCTCTGAATGGAACAGAAATTGGAGCGATATTTGATGCAGGTAAATTTGCACCTTTGACTAAAAAGCGAGTCTTGTCACTGATATCGTTATCATCAATGGCAAGAGTTGGAAACTTAAGTTCCACTTCAAAGAAATTGGGACGTACACCGCCGCCCAATAACTTTGATTTGAATGTATCAAGGACTCTCGCATTAGCCCCTGTATTTGGGATTTGTTGAGGCATTGTTCTTTACTCTCTCCTGTTAAGTGTTAAGACGAATCAGACTGTACCGACTACTTCTTCAAAACTAATTCCCGTGCGAGTTGCAACGAATGTTAGTCCGATGAAGTTGATTGAGCGAGCAGGTTTGACAAAGATATCAGCTCGGAATTCATTTGCATCAATAACATCTGGAGTGTTATTGGTCTCATCACATACGATGAGGAATTCACTGACACCTCTCTTGGCCTGAACGTCACGTAAATATGGTTCGGTTATATTTACAAAGTTTGCTCTTGTAATAGCATCGTTGAACTCGAAGAGTTGTGCTCTTGCAGCTCTTTCAATTGCAGTTTCTATTGTCAAGAACAAACGACGAACGTTGATTCTATCGAAAGCAGAAACATAAGAGAGTGCAGTCTTATCTCCGAACAAGATAATTCCAGCGCCAGGAGCAGCAATTATAGGATTAATTCTTCTAGTATAGAGAAGATCCCTTTGTGCTTGTGATGGGTTGTATGCAAGTTTAACAGCATTATTTACAACACCTCTTGCAACTCCAGCTGGTGAGAACCAAGGATAGGAATTCTGAGATGTTCTTGCCATCATACCAGCAACATCAGGGTTGCAAGCAAGATAACGGAATTTGTTATTGAAACGATCAAATGCATACTTATAACCTGAGTCAAGAACTGCATAGGAAGAGGAATTAACCTGATCCATTGTCTTGATCACATTATCTGTCTGTGTATCAGAGTTTGTTATTGGAGCATTTCCACTACAAACGTCTGACTTAGCAGGAGAAATAACTGCAATGCAGTCCTTTCTATTTTCAGCAAGTGATATTAACTTATTGGCCTTACCTACAGTTTCATCTCTAGATGATAGGCCTGGGCCCATAATTAAGTAATTGATTGGATACTCTCTTATGTTTGCAAACTTATCGTAAGCAGACATTAAATCACCGAGAGTTGCGACGTATGTAGGATTAGCGTAATCACCGCCGTAATCCTTACCACCTTGTAGATTGTATGTTGTCTTACCAATACCAGAGAATGTAACTCCTTGAGCATTTAATCCCCATGCAGATGCAGAAGCAGTAAATGCAGTAGTACCAGTAGAGAATCCAGTTGGTGAACCTAATGGTGCATATCCAGCAAAGATATACTCAGAATTATCTGCAAGATAGTTCTTGTAGTAGATCTTAGAGTTAAACTGTTTTGCATCAAGTGCCTTGGATAACCCAACAAATTTCTCTAGGATCTGGCCAGAAGTTCCAGTAATAGTACCATCATCATCAACAACAACTACGTTAATTTCATCGAATCTACCCTTACGTCCTGAAGCGTAGTTAGATGTGCCAGGTTTTGGTGCAATATTCTTCCAGAATACTGTTGAGTTCTCAAGACCTAATGTTTGAGCCTCATACCAATCAATAGCAGTAGAAGGTGTTAAAGCAGAGTTTGTACTTACTCCAGTTACCTGACAAAGTTCTCCAGCAGCTGGTGTTCCAAGTCTAAAGTAATCATTATTCTCAAAACCACCAATTGAATTAACAATGAAGTTTGTATCAGAAGCACTACTTTGTGCAGTCTTAACTGTTGTTGCAGCACCAGCGTTTGTTAGAACATTGATAGTAGCACCATCTGCGTGTGCAGCAGCAGTAGTGTTATCAAGACCTCTAGTAGAGAATCCAACGAATCCACTACCAATGGTTTCACCAATACCAATTAGTTCTGATCCAATTAATACGACGTTACCAGTTCCAACACCAATTGTATTAATACCACTAGTACTTGAAACATAAACACCAGTATCACCAGCACCAAGAGTAGCACCACCAGCTTGGTCAACTGTTATGGTTGAACTCTGTAAATCCCAACGGTATAAAGCACTTCCAATACCGATTTGACCTGCACCAGCACCATTAAGAGATCTAGTTGCAGTTATTACGTTTTCAGCAGAAGCAGTTGCACCTGCAATGGTAGTTGCAGAAGCTGTATCGAATGAATAAGCCCCACCTTTTCCATATTCAGCTGTTGCTTCAGTTCCAGCAGTAGAAACTTGATTTGTGATCTTAACATCAACTGTACTTGCACCGATTCCAGTAATGATACCCTTAAGATAACCGTTTAGTGTAACGGATGTTCCGATACCACCAACTTGTGATCCACCAAATGATTGAGTAACTGCAGCACCAACTACAATACCTGAAGTATCAATACCAGTTAAAGTCTGGTCAGCCTTTGCATCAATAACACAGACCTTAATATCATTAGCCCAAGTGCCTGGGTTCTTAGAAGCCCAATACCAAGTGGTTGCACTATCGAATGAATTATAATAATCCTCCGTATTCTTAATTTTTAATGCAGCTTCTGAACTACCAGACCCAGTAGCAACAGCAGCGTTTGCATTGTTGAGAGTAGATCCATCGGATCTTACTACTCTTAAAACTCCTCCATATGAAAGATATGAAGAAGCAGCCATCCAATACTCGTATTGGGAGCTTGTATTCTTTGGTTCTCCGAAAGTATCAAGTAAATCCTTCTCATTTTCGATCAGGATAGGATCTTCTACGGGGCCTTGTAGAAAAGGGCCAGCAATAGCGCCGGTCTGATCACTGACTCCAGTGATTCCACCCCTAGTAAGATCAACTTCTTTTACCTTAATGCCAGGAGATACTAAGCCTAAACCAGCCATCTGAATTCCCCGTAAAAATTGACAATTTTTATCTAAATTTATTTATCCTAAACAACACTTTCGGCTGGGGAAACAGCACATGAACAGCTACCAGTCTGGATAAAGCCAGTCAGTAAAGGGTTTTTTGTCTCTTCTATTCTTAACTATTCTTTTAACTGTACATATCTTACATTCATAAGAATATGCTGAAGGAATATCACCTCTACCCTTACGAGTTAGATAAAACTCACTTACTAAATCTTTACTTTCTCCACATACTCTACATGTTCTTTCTGTGAGAAATAAATGATCTAAGTCAAATTGTTTTTCAATATCATCGTCTATCATTACTGATAATCCCACATATAACTCATATCGCCATATGTAGAATCAATATCTTGAATATCCGTCTTCTTCCAAACAGTACCATCTTTCTCTTCAATGATTTCCTCATCGGTTGCTGTTGATATAAACCCAAAAGGAGCCATATCCTGTTCAATTTGATCCCTTTGATCTTCATATAGTTTTTTACGAACATCCTGATCAGTAAGTTCTCTAAAATATTCCTGATGAACTAACCATGCATATATCACAAGACACATGGCCAAATCATCATTACATCCATCTTCTGCTTCAAATGAATTACGTTTATGAATAAATGTAGTTAATTCTGAGAGAATATCATAATCCCTGAATAAAATTTTATCAGACTCAATTATAGTCTTAAGGTTAGAACATCCAAGAGCCTTTACTGCCTTAGACATCTTAACTCCAAGTTGAGTTTTCTTACCAGAGAATCCCTGACCTACTATCTGTCCAGCTCTACCTCTCATAGAACACTGAAGTAGATTTGGATATTCCATATCATAATTTAAGATAGCTGCAATCTGATCTCCAATATCATTTACCTCACATAAAACCCATGCACTATTATATCCTCTTATAGTATCATAGATGATAGATGGAAATAACATTGGTTTAATTTCATTATTTCTATACTTAGCAACTACTTTATGTGGATAAGTCGTAATATCAATAACTACAAATGCAGAATAATCTTGGCCACCACCTCTTGCTACGTCAACAGTACAAAGATAGTCATGTTCCTTGATTGGATTTTCATAAACATCTAAACCATTATGTGATTTAATGGGATTATCATATACTAATGCTCTAAGTTTAGCTGGATTGATTAAAGTATCTACAGATCCTAAGAACTCACATTCAAACTCAACCTTAAACTGTTGCTCTGAAGTGTTTGCAATAGTTTGTGCTTTCCATTCAGCGTCTCTGCCAGGGACTTCTGACCAATGAACTGATGTGGGAACATATTCATTTTGTTTTCTTTCTGCATCATGCCACATACGGTAGAAATGATTCATACCATGTGGCGTTGAAACCATTATAACTTTGGTGGATTTACCAGAAGTAATAGTAGGATAAACACTAGCGAAGAAAGAATCAGCGATGTGGTTGGGAACAAAAGCAAATTCATCCAAGAATAAGATATTGAAAGACATACCCCTAACAGCACTAGCAGAAGTAGACGCAGCCAGTACTTTAGATCCATTTTCCAACTCCATTGAACCTTTGTTCCATGATATTATACCTTGTTGCATCCATTTAGGTAAATTTTCATATGCCAGTTGCAACCTACCCAATAATTCTCTTGCAGTAGATGCCTTGTTGGCCAGAATACCAACATTAACACTATCATTAAAAACAATATAATGTAAAAGATATGATACAGACGTTGTTGATTTACCAGTCTGTCGTGGCATCATGCATATATTAAATCTATTCTCATGAAACCTATTAATTAATTTCTCTTGAAATCTGTAAGGTTCAAAAGGTACTAGACCTTCATCAAGAGAAACTATTTGTATATGATTCTTGGCAAAATATACAGGATCATCCTTACATTTAATAAACTCCTGTATCTGTTCCTTAGTGAACTCAACAGGAGTATTAGCTTTTTTTAAATTGGGATTACCTAAGTATATGTTATCAGTCATGCCAATTCTGGATCATTCTCCAACTGAGTACGTATCTTATCTATCCTTTCTTGAAGTTTCTTATATTCAGATATATTACAACTGTCTTTAGGTGTAAAGGTTACTCCCATTAATTTAGTACCCTCTTCCACTTCCAACATTTCTGGATGCATAGGACGGACTGGTTTCTTTTCCTCTTTAAGCCAGATTGAGGCCATAAACCATATGGTTGTTCCTAAAAGAGAAACGAGTAATACTAAAAATAAAATGTTCTGGAGTTGGTACATTAGTCCTTGTCTGTACTTCTAAGTTCTATGTTTAACAAATAAAACCACACCACGCCCATCACGATAATAAGAAACATTCTTATTGATGGCCATGAAGTGTCAATCATGTTTATGGGCTATTCCTAATTCATGCATTTTTGCATGTTCGTCTATGGGGTCTCTTACATCATTACCGCCTGGCCCAAATGTAAACCAGAGGCCTCCTCCCACCAAAAGTAAAAGAATACCTATAATGATAAAAACTAATACCATAGTCTATAGCCTTGGTATTTTATTTAGACCAGCTTTGACCAAATCATTTTCTACAATAATCTTAGTCTTCTCTGCAATATCATCCAAGATATTAACATCAAGATCCATGAATGGTGGAACGATACCAAGTATGCGAAGTAAACCATCTACAAATAGCGCTAGACATATGAATCCTAGAATCATACTAATAACAGTAGCTTTGAAGTTATGTTCTGCCATCGATGCTTCGTCAATGGCACGAGCCTCTTCAAGAGCTGCTGCAATCATAGCATCAACTTCCTTCTTAGTATAAAAATCCCCTAATATGGGTATGTCGTGTCTGTCTGGACTCATACTCTATATTATACAATACGACAGGTTACTTGGCACCTATCTTCACAAACACTGACTTTACGCCATTTTGGCAATCATCGTAAGAGTACTAAAAATCATTGTCCACGCAACAAATCTATAAGTCCAAAGACTTATTTGTTTCTTTCTTAAGGTTGTCATATTAACGTCCCATTGGTATACCTGAGGCCATTAATCGAGAAATATTCTCGACCTCTGAGTTCTTACAGTAATCAATAAAATGAGGATGAGCCTGTAGATAAGGCACATCCTCTTTACTGTGTTCTATTGCTTCGTATGAATCTGTTGCGTACTCGCAGATCTCATACTTATGTTGTTGTAGGTCGTGATAGCCTACCGTATAATGAGCAAGGGGCATGATCTTTCAATCCCATACTGTCAATATTTATTATACCATGTAAGTATTTTTACGCATTAATGTGTGGACTTACTAACCTTGCCAGATCATGTCAGGCATTGCTGATGGTTGTTGTCTTCCTATCGTAAACATAAGAATAAAATATCCAACAAACCATATGATATTAAACAACCAGGCCTGTCTATAAAGATACTTTCTAATACCCATAGAGAGTATAACCTTCTTTACATCTTCTGGGTTATCTTCCTTACCTCTTGCTCTAAAGATTTGTTCTATTACTACGGCTACAAGAGTTCCTATTACCAATGGATAAAACACAAAATTGGCAAAGGACATTATTGCTATCAAAAAAGTCATTGTTTAAATTCTTTAAAAGTTTTATAAGTGGATTCTTCAGCTACACGAATTGTTGGTTTAGTAGGATCTGTAGTTGCTGGAAATACGGTTTGCACTACAGCGCCAGGATAAATTCCTTGAACCTGTCTCTGTACTTGTTGTCTGGACGGAAAACCAGCGCCAGGAAAAAACATTTGAAGATTATATATCTGACCTCTCCATAAAAGATTAACCACTATAGTGTGGCCAATTTCCATATATCTTTCTACTTTTTCATTAAGCATTTCCGTAAAACAAGATACAGCTCACTTGTTTATTTATATCGTAGAATAATCTTTACAAAACTTTTTACTAAATAAAATTGGTAACTCATTATCTTTATGAAAAGATATTTACCTATAGTATTATTACTCTCATTGGTTGCACCTATGAGTGCTAAGGCCGATTTAATACATCGGTTAACTAGCTCAACTCAAATTACGGTGGATGGAGCTGGCTCAGTTGCTGAGCGAATTGGCTCGACTTACACAAGTTCTGGATCTAATATCACAGCATCAACCTTCGGTGGATTGACAGCGGCAAGCGGTGACAGTGCTTTAACTGCACCTGCTACCATGACTGATGCGACATACACAATTACCACTGCTGGCTCAGCCTATTCATTTAGTGAGAGTTATGTTATGGGTGATAGTGTCGATACTGATGGAACGTCTGTTTCTGCTGGTGTTGTAGGTGCATTACCGGCTTTTGGTAATGTTACCACGAGTTCTGGCGGTGTAGCGGGCAATTTAGCCGGCACAATCACTTCAGCGGGAGCCATGACATTAACAGCAGGAGGCGCCGGCACTTCAGCCGTAGGCCAGTTTGTTAGTGAAGTAACAGTTAAGTAAAGTCCATGAAACGTCTACTAACAACATTTGCGTTGTTGAGTATGGCGACGCCTGTTAGTGCGGTTCCTGTGGTGCCAAACTTTACTCAGGGCTCGATGACTAGCCACACGGAGACTAGCTCCAAGGTGACTGAGACGATAAATTCAATAGATTATTCAACAGGATGGAGCTATACGGTAACAGGGACAGGGGTTTCGCACGATGGAACAACCTTAAGTCCTTCAGCAAATATAAACACAGTAACCCTAGATCCATTGGGAGGAGTAAGTGGATCAGTTACAACATCAACTTCTGGTTTAGATCTGGGAACCAGAGGAAACTTCACAATAACTCCAGGCGCAGGCAGTTTCCAATTTACGGAAAGCTATATGGGGCCAGGCGTTACGAACCAGACAGTAATTCAGAGAACTACAGAAATAACAAGCGTAACCGACACAACCAGTGTATTCAGCGACTAGCCACTTTAGGCCTTGCCTTAAGTGCTTGCGTGACCCCTGTATCTGTTCGATCAGAGACAGTTGGTGGAGTATCAGCGACAGCATCGCCGATAGCGAACAGTACAGGCTCCGTCACCAATCAAGCCATACAGGTCTTACAAGGGCCTTACATAACCAATCAATACGGTGATGGTATTAGCTGTCAAGGAGCCACATTTAACTTCACGCCATATGTGACTCAAAGCGAAAGCCATCAAATTCCAAGAGAATATTACTATCAAGATCCCGTATATGACATGACAGACGCCAACAATGATGGCGTGTTGGATAACCCTGGCGAAATTTTATATTACGTACCTACAAGAACTGGTCAAAAAGATAACCATAATTTTAATGCTGGATTTTCAGCTACACTCAGTATACCACTGAATAAAAAACAACAAAAATTATGTACAGAAGCAGCAAAAACACATAATGAATATCGTGCTCAATTACTTGCCAATAAAAGATTAGATTTTGAGATTGCAAGACTTAAGAACTGTGGTGAACTCATTAAAGCTGGCATTATGTTCCATCCACAATCGCCTTATGCTGTTGTATGTTCTGATGTGGTAGTTATGGGCAAAAATGCTATACAACCTCATGCACATTCATTAACATATACTGATAAAAATATTACTTCAAAGACCTTCTCAGAGCAAGAATCGTCCGATTCCTCTCACGCTGGGCCACTAGGCGCTCCCCTTTCGATTCAATCACCCCTGTTTTCCCAGCAAGACTCTTCAACTTCGTCATCAACTTCTTCACAGCAGGTTTTACCACCTTTAGAAGTAAATCGGCAAGAGGTTTTGCGAGAAGTGCCGAAGTTGTTGCAACCGTCGCAATAACAGCCGTAGTTGAAACTACTTGACTAGAAGGCAAAAATTGTTCTACTACTCCTATATCTTCATATAATATCACACAAATTTGTTTTCCTTGGTTGTTTGGATCGGGTTGTAACTCGTATCCAGACACCTTTTCTTTTTGATTTTGAGCTACATCTCCTATCCTTGGTTGATTGGGGCTAGGACATGGAGGGTCTCCATCGGTCTTAGGAATATTAGGTGGTTCTATTTCTGGGGTTTCTGGAGGTGTTGGAGGATCAACTGATGGTGGTGGAATCTCTCTTGTAACAATTAAATTTTCTGGTGTATAGTCCATCGCACTATAATGCGGAACTTCACCATCACACCTTATTAACTTTCTATCATCTTCTATTGCTACAGCATGTTCTACGCAGCCTGGATAATTTACTACAGGTCTGCGTAGAGTAGCCGTGATTGGTGCAATAGGAACAAAGACTCTCGGAGTATATACGTCGAAAATAGGCCTAAGCCATAACTGTCTAATGTTCGGATTACGTATATCCGATACATTAATAGATCTTACATTAATATTAGTCGATCTAACATTAATATCATTAATATTAGGTATTTCCACATTTCAAAATGAAGCGATTCTATTTATCAACCAGAAGTTTCCTTACGGTAAACTTGGGATAACATAGTTATCTCAGGTAAACCATAAGTCTTTACTTCCAATTGTTCTTTTAAAAAAACAATCTCTTCTTTCGCTTGAATCAATTCTCTTTCAAGTTCCTCTATGTGATCTTGATAGATAATTACACTCATAGACTTGGAGTTGTTGGAGCAGCAGGAGAAGGTATTGGAGCAACCCCACCAGTTGTGGATGGCATCTCAGGCATTGAATCGTCTACAAGACTTCCCAAAGAACCTGCAACTGCTTCCAAAGCTTGAGATTTAATTCCATCAATGATGGATGCACGATTGACAAATACGTATAACCCACTACAGACAACGGCACCAGATACAGCGAAAGACGCAACAGCAAGTACATTTACAATTTTTTGCATAATTTTATACGATAGGTTTAGAAGGATCTTTCTTAGGATCCAATGTAGGAGGAATATCAGCTGCAATAATTTTTAGAGGTGCTTGTTCAATTCTAATTGTTTGAACTGTTCCTCCATTACCATTACCACTACCTCCATTAGCAGCAGCCTTTGCAGCAGCATCCATTTTCATAGTACCGTCACCTTTTTTAGATGCAGTCTGAATGCCAAAGCTAGCTAGCACGCCAGTAAAAACTGAAGCTATAAATGTTGGATCTATTTTTTGTTGTGGTACGCCAGGTATGGCCACGTAATTTAAAGTCAAAATTCCGCCACTCCAAACCAAAACGCCGAGACGAACAAATGTACTAATGATAGCAGCTTGCTCGTCTTGATCGGGAAGAATCGCATCCTTTGCCTTAGCAAATAAACTTTTCTTCTCCTCTTTCTTTTTTACCTCTTCAGTCATCTAGTTTACCTTTTTTGAGTAATTTTTGCAACTCAGCAGTTGACCCCACGAATAAAGCGTTATTAACAGTTGAGGGGCCTTTTTCTTTAGGATCCTCAATATCTCTAAGTTTTTTCTGTAGGTCTAATAATTTATCTGTGGCATCAGCCACACTCTTAATTATCTGTCCAGTAACTTCATAAGCCCTGGCAGATCCAGTTTCTTGTGATATTTCCATAATACCATCAATAGCCTCTTGACCCTTCTCTATTAAAGAATAGAGTTGACCACGAGTATATTCATAATCTCTATCTATATCTGGTTTAGTTATCCCTACTTCTACTTCCGTTTTGTCAACAGAAACTATATCATCACTATCAATATCAAGTGCTTTGTTAATTTCGTTAAATGACATAATAATATCTCCAAATTATACATCTTCACCTAATGATGGTGAATAAGCCTTATAGTCTGAATATTCGGAAGTAAGTTCATTAAATCCAAAGTCATCACCATCAAGTATAAGAGCATCATCACCAGTTAGAGGTAGATCTGGAGTTCTAGTACCAGAAATAATATCAACTGATGTATTGGTTATATGTGCAGAAACAGGAGTGTTATCAACACCACGGAATACAACTAAGTTCTTCTCAATTGTATCAATTTCTCTGATCTGCATATTTTCATCACCAATACGAATGTAGTCATCAACATTAAGGCCAGCAACACTCTTAAGTTTAAGAAGTGTCTCTTCTGCTGTAATTGCACCTCTTAATGTAGTGGTGTCATCATTATCATAATCCTTAACAGCTCTAGGAGTAACACGATAACGAACTTCTCTTCTTGATCTTTCTGTATTAGTGTCAAGGAAGTAATCAACTTGAACTTTCTTGATAAGACCCTCTGGAGAATCAGCAATTGCACCAAACAAATATGTCTTAGCCGAAAAATTAAGAGTCGATATCATTGCACGACGATTATCAAAACTACCTTCATAATCATCGGACATGTTGATAGATTCTAATACTATAGGAACATCTCTTTTCTCACCAATACTATCAACTAGATTTATTGTGACATTAAGTGCAGGTTGAAAATATGGAAGAATTTGTTCCATGATTTGCAACATATCATCATTTAATTTAGTTGCAATACTAAGTTGGAATCCAATATTATATGGAACTGGCATGAAGACTTTTTTAGTCTGATCTACTTTCGCACCAGTATTAGTTCTAAATGTTTGAGTTATTGATGCCTTACGTGTCGAATCATATGTTATGGAAATCATCTCAAAAGAAAGACGAGGTAAAGTAATTGCAGCTCTACCAGCCAAATCTCTCTGTGTATCAACCTTCGCAAGGAATTTCTGCATTGGCCCATAAGCCAATGGCACCTTCATTCTACTCTGAGCTTTACCATCATCATCATTATGACGGATCTCAATATTATTGAAAAGAGTACCGAATCCAATTACGGTACGTCTCAATATCTGATGGTAGAAATAATTTCCTATCATGACAATTTTTTAACTATTTATTGATTGCAAGATATATCAGAATCACAATTCTCAGATCCACCTATAGAAAATGGGTTATATCTATTAGTTGCAATCTCATACATCTTTTGATGTATACTCTTATCTTCTTTCTTTTCTGATTTATCATTAAACCATTCTGCCATATCTTCCTCTGGTCTTGGGTTTTGTTCTAAGATAGCTTCTATTTCTGATTGACGTTCTGGATCAGCATATCTATTTTTATATGTTGCTATCGGCATACTATCTAGTGGATTTTCAGGAGGCTCATAAGATGAAGGTGCTAAATCTGGTGGATCTTGAAACCAATCCTTATCATAACTACTCGTCATACTACCTCCTAAAATGTTCCGAATGGATTAGTCTCTGTCCAATCAACTATGCCATCTATATCTGTAGCAGCATCTTGGATTTCTGTATTTGCTTCCCATTTATCATCAGTATCTTCATAGGAAACTTGATTAATATAGTAACTACCTGCTCTATCTACTCCATCTAAAGTAGTTGCAGATCCAACTATCTTCTCATCATTAACAAATGTGCCAGCAACACGATAAACCTTCAATGTCTTATTGACATCATCATAATCCTTAACAAGAGCAGTTGCTAGGCCTGTGGTTCCTGTAACCACCTCATTCAACATAAAGACACCTGTATTAACACCAACTGGAGGTTCAGAGAAGGATACAGTTGGTTGTGTAGTATATCCAGCACCAACATAAGTGATATTAATATCAGTAACAATTCCAGTTATTGCATTAACAAGTGCAGTTGCAGTAGCAGTTGCAATACCACTACTCAATGATACATCTGGTGCGGCAGTATATCCTAAGCCAGGATTTGTTATAGTTAATCCAGTAAGTATACCAGTTGTTACATTAACATAAGCAGTTGCGGTAGCAGTTACACCTGAACCAACACCAATAGTAGGAGGATCAGCGATGGTTACTACTGGGGCAGATCCATAATATGCTCCAGTATTACCTATAGACAAGGAATTAACAGTACTTCCTATACCAACTCCAGATGTAACAATACCTTGTCTAAATCCTGATGGACTGGATATTGTAATAGCTGGAGGAGTAGTATTTCCGAGACCAGCATCCGCTATAGTAATATTGGTAATTGTTCCCATACCAACAGTTGTAAATCCAATATTTGCAATAGCATTTCTAGTTTGATATGGACTATCAATATTAAAGGATGGTACTACGGTATATCCAAAACCAGCACTACTGAATCTTATTTGTGCAACTGTACCAGCAGCGGATACAACTCCGTCAGCAGTAGCATTTGCAGTAGCAAGACCTACTGGAGAAGTACTAATAGAAACATTAATATTTGCACCAGGCCTATAACCCAATCCGCCCACGAATGGAGCAACTTGGTCAATCCTAACAGCACCAATTGCAGCAATATCTGCTCTTAATTGAGCACCACCACCATCTCCAACGAGAGTTACGGTTGGTGGTTGAGTATATCCAAAGCCAGGATTTATTAATTTAATCTCTTGTACAGAGTATGTTGTTAAACCAGTACCAACTGTACCTATAGCGACAGCTCTTGCATCTGCAAAAGGAGCCGTATTTGGCGAAGATGAAATCGCAACTATTGGAACTGTAGAATACCCATATCCATCATTTTCAATAACTACCCTACTAACAGATCCCGTAGATAGGCCAGCTTGCGCCCCAGCGGTCACTCCAAGACCCGCCAGGGTCAATGTAACAACATAACCTATGTCTGCTGCGTTATCGTCGATATCAGCGATGTCAGTGTCAATGACCTCATCCTCATATTCAAAGAGTTCACACCTTAATTCATAAGTGGTTAATTGACCAAGTTGATAGAATGGATTTTCGTGTTCTACAAACTTAATTTCAAAAAGACTATCTGTTAATCCAAAATATATTAAATCTCCTTCATATGGTCTCATTCCAAGATCTAAACCAAGAGCTCTACGAGAATCTTGTGTATCATCAATAGTACTAATAAGGTTAAAAATATAATCCTCAAATCTTTCTCTTGAAATTATAAAGGTTGCTTCATCTGTTACTCTTATTCCAAATTTGGTCATCAAGTCTCCAGAACCCTGAAAACCATCAACATTCATAACATAGGCTTCTATTGGATAAGCATCATCAAACTTTGCGAGAACATTCTCCTTCATGATGCTATCAGTACCAATGTACTTTCTAGGCAAATAGTACACTTCTTGGCCATACATCCTTAGATGCTCATTGACCAAATCTTGTACTAGTCTCTGTTCACTAGCAACTTCTTGTCTATAAAACGGATTTAATGGTGCCATTATCCTATCAAGTCAAGAGGTGGTAATTCATAATCGGTTGACATTCTATTTTGTATTTCGTCTAACTCTCTTAGAGAATCTTCATACAATTGTCTACCATTTAATTCAAGACCACCAGGCAATTTAACCCCAGTAAATTTCATTAAATTCTGACCCCATTGACGTTTAATCTTTGCAGTCAGATATTTCTTTAAGAAACTATCATTAAAAACTTCTGTATTAGTACTTGGATCTAAAATCCTAAAACAATCAATTACAAGATAATCACTAGCTGTGGCTGAGGCCCAATCCATGTCAAGATACAATCTATTACCACGTTTATTATATCTAATCTTTTTATCTGGACTTATCAAGAATTGAATAGTCTCAAGATACTGTTTAACCATTGTATAATTAAGTAGTTCCACAGAACTAAAATTATAAACATCATTCAAGAATATCTGATAAGATATACTAAACATATTCTGAGAGATGGTATTATCATCAAATCTGAAAATACCTTGAACACCTATAACATGATCTGGTACTTCTATATAATTTCTTGCTTCGTAAAATTGTGATTGTGTTGTAACAAAGTGTGTTGAACCAATACCAGCTGAAGTAAATGTTATCGCAACTCCAGCACCAGCCTCACTACTACTTGCAGCAACTCTGATTTGATTCTTATTATCCGCAATAGCATAAAGTTCTACACTATCAGTTCCTATACCCAAGAAAGAAGTAGTACCTACTCCAGCAAGAACTATATCACTTGTTATTCCAATAGGAGTACAACCTGCACCAACACTATACCATATCTGTGACCCTGTTGCTAGGCCATGATTTGGTATTAATATATTATTTCCGTTTGTACTTGTATTTACTCCAGTGGCTCCATTGAATGACTGTGAAGAAAGTCCAACAGATCCTATCTGTTTAGTTCTTGCTGCATCAATTTCCCATTGTTGTATTTGGTGTTTGAGATACATTCTCTCAACACCATCCATGTGTCGCTCTTGGAAATACTGAAGAGAATCATCAACTATATCGTCAATTTGATCCTCATCAACGTTTACTTCCAAGACGGGCTCGCCCAGCTGTCTCAGGCAATAATCGATTAGTTCTTGTCTACTGCTAGGTTTCGCCATGTATATAAAACTAGCTCCTATCTATTTAGTATGGGCTTGATCAATAAGTTCCACAATCTATAGTATCAGTCCATACAGGCCGATCATCGGTTGCGATACCTACTGAAGTAAGTAAGTAATGGGAAGTTGATATTCCAGCTGATGGCGAGGATGTAAATCCTACTTCACCAGTAGAACCAGCATAACCAACTCCATTTTCATCTGGAGAGGTTGATGAGAATAATCTTCCTAATGTAGTAATACCAGTAACTTGTAAACTAGTTACAGTACCACTTAAAAGAGTTAATTGAGTTGCATGTGCAGTTGCACCCCATCCAATTCTTTCAAAATATGCCGTAGTTGATACAGCAGCACCAATAACAGTACCGTCTATATTACCACCGTTAATATCAGCTGATGTTAGAGTACCAATACCAGAAACTAATATTTCATCAGTATCAACATATCCATCAACGTATATATTTCTCCATTGAACAGAATCAGAACCAAGATCATATGTGTTGTTACTATATGGTAGCCAACTTTGATTTACTTGGAAAGCACCAACACCACTTGCCCAAGTTATTTCATAATCACTATTACCCTTAATGGATATACCACCACCATCGGCACCAGTATCATTTGGAGAGTCTGAATATGCGAGATCAATTTTCTTATCTTTAATCTGCGTAATCGTAGAATCGAGATAAGTAACACTTCCTTCAACAGATAGACTTCCAGCAATACTTACTGGGCCACTAACTGTTAATGCAGTACCAATAATAACTTCATCTGGTAAACTGATTGTTATAGTTCTACCTACAGCAACAGTATCAATCTCGTTTGCTGAACCCCATATTTCAAAAGTCTCAGTGTTAAGACCAACAGTACCAGCACTAGTTGATCCAGCTCCAGTTCTACCAATGTAATTAAGTCGAGCATCATTTGGAGCCCAATTTAATGTACCATTAGAATCACTTCTTAGAATCCAACCAGCAGTTGTTGCATCTTGATTAGGGAAAGAATATGCCTCTGTTCCCACACCAAGGGTTAGATCATTAATAGATCCATTGGTATATGTTAATGTTGTACCATTAATAGTAGTAACAACACCAGCTGGTGCATAAACCGTACCAGCTATAGATACAGCGACTGCATCAGTAACAAATTCTGGAGTCGGGCCAGTTCCAAAACCAGCTACATTGTATATTAATCCATTACCAGTAGTTAACTGTGGTTTGCCAGGTTCACCATCACCATTAGGTGTAAGGTATGGGATCCTATTAGTACTTAACCCAGTTATGGTTAAGGATTGTAATTTAACATCTCCAGCATTAGTTGCATAGAAATTACTACCTACTCCAACAGAATCGGCAACAGCAACATTAGCCCCAAATGTTGAGAATCCAACAAAAGTTGATAATCCAACAACATTCAGATCTTCTGGAATATAAGCTCTCTGTAAAGTAGTAACACCAGCAGAATAAAAATTACTATTGACTGTTAGTGAAGTACCAGATAGATAATCAAATGTTACTGGATTACTAAGTGTTACATCACCTAAAAATTCAGCAGCTGCTGTTACTTTTATTTGTTGGAATGTCGCAATACCAACAACGTTCCAATGATCTATGGAACCAGCAGCACCTACGATTACAGCTGAATCGTTAGTAAGAATACTCTGTTGATGATTTAATAATTCTGTATAATATTCTCCACCTACTTCTACAGGCACTCCAGAAGCGTTACCTACAAAAAGACGACCAGCTTTATTATTCCATGCACCTTGGGTAGCGGTTTCTACGGTAGCCGCAGGTTCACCTACACCCAATGATACAGGAGCAGTTGAGCCAGTACTCCGTTTAATTCTTATGACGGCCATTAGAAGGTGCCTCCGTCTATTTCAGTATTGGCACCCAAGTTAACTTGAGATGTCCATTTACCTGTTGTGACATTATATACTGCAAGATAACCATCGCCTAGGTTACTCACATCAGTGTCCGAAAGTGATCGAAATGTACCGCCAGCCTCAGCACGAGACGTAGCAGCCACTTTTATTGCGTTGACACCCCCACCTCTAAATCGTGAAGATCCAGCCATTTAGCTTACCCCTTAGTAGCGCTTTCTCTCACAAGCACCTGACCTTCACAAACCCTAAGTTTTTCATCATTAGAATCCGTTAATTGGATATCGTAAATATATCGGCCTGGTTTAATTCTTTTAGTAATTGTATCGGTTATCGATAGTTTGATCTGTCCAGATGCTCTATCCGTAAAAGTTACGGTAAAGTCATAAGCATTTCTACTCCCAGCATATTTTCTCATTTGAGAAAGGCCGGAGTAATTCTCTAAGTTTAGAGGTTGACCGTTTGTAGCAGTCAGATCGAAGGTCTGTTGAAAGTCAGTACCTTGTTCAATACCCAAATTTACAACGTAAATTGACATATTTCAAATACTTGGTACTTTATCTAGATGTATTTATATTCTGAACTAATTCTTTAAGTAAAGATTTGATTTCACTAATCTCATCTTCTATAGAATCAATTCGTTCTTGTTCTTTTATCTTCTGGTTCCTCAATGTAATATAATCCTTATAACCACTGGTGTCTTTGTTTATAATAGCACCATTGGCCATATCTCTTATAAGATCATCATGTCCTTCAACTTTTTTGTACGTCATGCGAAAGCAATTACTCTAAGGTCTTTAATTCTTGGTGGATTTGCCTGATCCGTACCACTCATAATAATTTTAACTTGGAATCCATTAAATTCAGGAAGTTTATCATTGGTAAATTGATAATCTTTCCAATCTCCATCAAATCTTGCAGCAGGTACTCTTTTATCAGGTCTACCATTATTACTCTTAGGATTAACTACTTGATTACCAAAACCATCTCCATTAGTATCGGTTAAATTATTCCAGCCAGGGAATAATTCAAATGGTTGTTCAGCTGATACACTATCTGCTCTAAACAACTTGTAAAGAACACGAATATCACCAGAATCAGGTCTATATCCAGCTAATTTCACTTGTAAGAAGGTTGCGGGATTTTCCAAATTAATCTTCTTACTTATATAAATTGCACTATTTGGATCACCAAATCTAGCATTCACTCTTGGATCATCAGCAAAATTAGTAATAGGTCTATCAATTCTATTTGTTGTAGTAATGATAGCAGCTCTATCAGTATCAATTACTGGTGAAACATTAATGTCTTCTGTTTCAAAGACTAGTTCCATTGTAAATGATTTACTGCCAGGCAATGATGTAAGATTATTAGACTCATTAATCTTAGAAGCAATGATTCTTGGAGAACTCAACTGAGTAGAACCTCCCATATCAATAGCTTCAAATCCCTGATCCACAAATGAAGTCTCATTACCATCAACACTAGTAGCAGAGGTAGTTCTCATTCTAGCTGATATTCCAGTATCCCTTGGAGTCATAAACTGGATATTTGGTGTGATAGTTTCAAATTGAGTATTTTGTGTGGCCCTTACAGCATTTCTACCAATTTTTTCAGTTTCAGAAATCTTCAACTTAGGTAAAGTACTTGTACCATCCCTAACTGTACCAACACCTGTAGCAGTGGTATCAACTTTAATATAGTATTCATCTAACCCAATATTAATATTACTATCAATATCTGCAAATGAATGTGTCTTATTAATTCTCCTTAAGGAAACTCCAGAAGATTCATACTTATAAATCGTATCACTAACCTTATGTTCTGAGGCCTTTGTATTATCAATACTTCTGGTAATACCAGTCAATCTGTTTGGTGTAGATGCACCATTAACTCCCGTGTATTCAAGTACTTCATTACCAATCTTGACATAGCCTGGGTTAGTAGTAGATACACCAACATTTTCAAATGAACTAAAGACAGAAGCAGAATCAAGTCTGATATCTTCAGTTGAAGTACTAGGATATATCTCAGATACTTTACCAGCTGTCTGTACACCAACAGCTCCTGATATAGTCACTCTATTAGTTCTAGAGTGCATACCATGATTTCTATGATTTACCTTAACATGAAGGCCATCTCTGTATGGATAAGTATTTGAAATTGTAGCAGGTAAAGAACCAACTAATGTAGATGCAACACCAACAGCATTAATAGTCATCAATTCTGTACTGGTATTGAAATCACCAACCACTTTGTCTAATATAAAGGCATTAGTTGCGGAAACAATACCAACATTAAATCGTAAATTCTTACCAGTTTCACCAAGATTACATCCAATAACATCTCCAACAGCATATCCATTACCACCAGTAGTAACAGTTACTACACCAACACCACCAGAAACAACTTGTATATTCGCAATTGCTCCAGAACCTTCACCTGTTATAGTAGTTAATGCTATTCCAGTATATGTTAAATTAGATCCTGATGGAGTTAATCCTGTTCCAACAGAGTTGGTTGTTATACCACCAGCTGCTGTAGCAATAGTATCAATCTTAATCTTACCTAAAGACTTAATAATATTACCTTCAGCAGTGAGATTACTTACTTGAGTTAATCTAGAACCATTACTAAAGTCCTGTGTTTGTACTGTACTACCAAGACCAACTCTAATCTCTTGTGATAAGAATGTTAAAGGATTATTCCTTAATTTTGGTCTAGCTAATTTACCAACACCCAACTCTGGATTATAATACTTAAGAGTACCTGGCTCTTGAACAAATTGGGCCTTATAAAGACTGAATTTGAGATCTTCAAACTGCGCTGGAGTCCATGTAGAACCATTTTGGGATTTGAATAACGATCCCATGTATGGTTGTTGAGAAACAATAATTCTCTCACTTTCTGGTAGATCAGCCGTCGTAATATCTTCTTGTTCCATAACAGATATGAAACATTCATAATCATTAGATGCTGATAAGAGTACTAAAGCATATTCTCCAGGCTCAAGATAAACTGGAGATGGGAACTTAAAGTTGGTAGCAACAGTACCATTATTTGATAAGTTAATCTGAGTTGGTTCATATATTACTTCACCAAATGGAACTATGGTAGAAGTAGGCATACCAGTCAACATAGTTCTAATCTGTGCTGTAACTGGAATAGCATTATCCTTAGATTTGAAAAATACATCCAAGGAAGTTATGAATACACCATTATCTTCTGTAATCTCAAATGATTGAGCAAGAGGATCATACCACTGGTTTTGGAAGACCGTTCTATTCTCAAATGATTGTGTCTTAAATGTCTTCTGAGTTGTATTGGTTCTTACTGTAGAATCACTAAATGTTTGTCTAGAAACATCAGCATTACGAACACTCAGAATATCCTCTTGGAATATATCGAGAGTACCTTCTGCAGCATAAGTAGTTTCCGCAGTTGATGGATTATCAACTGGACTTTGAGAATTAACCTTAGAACTTGATAATCTAAATGTCTTGGTTCCAGTAGTAAATTGTGGAGCTGATATAGAAGTATCATTATCAGGAACAAATATAGTTCCTAGTAGATTACCTTTCTCATCAGTGATTAATCTATTCTTCTGAACAATAGCCTCTGCACCACTGGTTTGACCAACCAGTTTCATACCCTTACTGATATAACCATAGAAATCACCAAGTACTTCAAGTTGTAATGAACCACAATCAACGTTCATAACACCACTTGTAGCAGAATAAGTAGAACTTAATCCAACAGTATCGGAATATGGGTTTACCGCATAAGTAATTTCTGGATTATTATAGGCACCAAATTTATGGTTGGTTTGAGCAACTCTGAAAATTATGTGAGGGCCTGGATCAACACCAAATTGGAAGAACGCATCTGTAGTACCATAAACCGTTTCACCAACTTGGAAGACACCACTCTGCATCTCCATTTCAATAAGTTTTGGAGTACAATACTTCGCAATATCCTGTCCATCTAAGAATGGATAGAATTGAGTTCTTGGTTTAATTCTATATGAAGTAAATTCTATATTTCTTGATCTCATATAAGGAATTATTTCCTTATTAACTAATCTAGTCCCAAGACTTTCTGTATCCCATCTTTCAGTAACATTAAACTGAACACCACTTCTACTTAAACCAGTTGTAACAGTTGTAGTTTCTTCAAATTCTGTTTCAATAGTTTCCTTAATATCAATTTTTCTAGTTCTGGATATATGTCCGCCATGTATAGGTGGTAAAAGTTCTCCACCTTCAGTAAATCCTCTACTCCAGCCACCTACTTTTCTATCAGTTTCGGTTATTTTTTGGCCTAATTCTCTCTGAGCAACATCTACAGAACTCCAATCTTCTTCCCAAGCATTCCAATCAATAGGAGAGAATCCAGTATTAGGATCAATATTTAATTCAGCCATCAAGGATTGGTATTCACCTTCCATGATGATATTATTAACATCTAAATGTTTTTCATCTAACCAAGTATCTGATGCTGGACTTAAAGTAATAACACCAACCCAGTTAATAACCGCAAATGGGTTTACATTCTCAACAGTAGTAGCAAACTTCTGTTCAATAAATTTAGTTTCAGTATATTTTAAAGTAACAACATCACCCGTTCTCTGTAGTGAATTGGATTGTAAATCAGAAACCTGAGTTAAATCAGCATTAGGATCGGCAGTTGTACCAATTCCAACAACTTGTTCTGATCCAATTAAAAGATCATATGATGTAGTGTAATGAGAAGGACGGCATTCACCTTTGGCCTTATCAACAGATGCCTTGAATAATGGATGTGAGATAGAATGAGAACCATGTCCTCTAAAATTATCTACAAAGAATCCAGACTTAAATCTATCAAGACCAGTACCAGCATCCCTTATGTTTAAATTTGATGTTTCAGTTTCAAGTAAAGATAATTGTGTATAGAACTCTATATTCTTAACCCTATTCTCAAGTCTACCGATGTCAAACATCGTATATCTCTTATGAGAAGAAAGAATACTATTAGATTCGTATGTAGCGTTTCTAATGTAAGGAGCATTGAATACAGTTGATACTAAGAATCCTCCAGTAGGAGTATCTGGAGCTATAGGATTTTCAGAAGGAGCTCCTTTTTTAATTTCAAAGAATCCATCTCTACTTAAAAGAATCTTATCAATTCTACCCAAATAATAAGAATAACCTAAAATTAAAGCCTCATTAGGTACTAATATATTCGCAGCACTTGCTCCAGTACTTGAAAAATCACGATAATCATATTCAAATGGAGAGTCACTATCACCTGTACTATAATCCTTTACTCTAGGCCTAATATCAATAAAATCAGTAGCAGCTCTACCACGAATTTTTGGTAAATCATATTCAAAGGCATCTGAAGGATAACTGTTTACAGTAACTAAATCACCACCAGATCCAGCATCAACAACATAATGGTCAAATACAACAGTTAGTCGTTTCTTGGGTTCATCAGCAGTTGGTTCTCTGACAATTCTACAATAATCTAAATATTCCTTCCTATCTCCATTATCAAACTGGAAATCTTCACCAACATTTTTATCACCAGCTACAACTTGAGAAACTTCTCCAGTTATACCAGAAGATTGGAAAATAAGTGTTTCTCCAACTTGGAAGATAAATTCATTCTTATAAACTACTTCAAATGTGCTAGTAGTTGTAGATACAACTTGGCCCAAAGCACCACTCTCTACACCAAGAACTTGTTCACCTTGAATTGTATTTGTTAAAGCATCACTTCTGTTAATTAAAGTAGCTCCAGGCAAAGATGGATCTGATGTTCCTGAAGATTCAAATATAGCATGAACCCTAAGACCATCTGGAACATTTAAACATATCTGATCATCTTCTACCCTAGTTCCATAGATTGCATTATATGTTAATCCATTATTGAATGATGTAGTATTAGTTCCAGAATAATCATGTTTTGATCTATTAAATGTTACTTTTGCACATTTAGAAAGAGTTTTAGCTTTTGAAGTTACATTTATCTTTTTAAGTGTGGTAACAAGAACTGCATTAGTATCAGAAGTCTTAGTTAAACTTCGTAAAGTAATTGTTTTAAAATCAGCGTTAAACTGAACATTTTGAGATGAAAGAGTTTCTATCGATCCATCTGAATATGTTAAGTTATAATCTTGTTCATCAAAAGGTTGGAAGAATAAATCTGGATCATCTACAGTAACAGTACCCCTCTTAGAGGCTATATTAAGAACATACTGTTTTCTAATTAAAAGTTGAGCATTTTTAAGATCAACAGAAGAAATAAACCTTTGAGATAAATTTGATGTTAATCTTGAATTCTGAGCATTACGTAAAGCTGGTTTTACAACACCAAAATCACTTGGAGATACAGTACCGCCTGGTAGATCTTTATCACAAACCCCAGCAATATCTTGAGGGCAAGCAACAACTGTCATGGTAGATCCATCAGCTGACAATGCTGATACCTTGTTATAGGTTATATCACTATTACTCTGTAAATTATATGAAACAATATCACCAGTTTTAATTCCTACAGCAAATCTCTTGCCAGGAACCGTAACAGTACCACCACTAGTTATTGTAAACTGTGTGCCTGGAGGCGCAATAGAGAATTTTTCTGTAAGATCTAAGTCAGCTGTAAAAACATTAGGTGAATTATTTTGATGGAATGATTTAACATCTCCAAAATCATATTCAACAACTGAAGTTACACTAACAGATTCTTGAACTCCATTTATTTTAAGTGGTTCATCTACAATAAAGGCTCCTTTAGTACCAGTAAGTGTTAAAGAAACACTACTACTAACATTACTCTTAAGATAACCAGAGGCCCCACTTCTTGCACCCTCCACATAAATTGGAGTTGATAATGTTTGTGCAGTATTAACAGTTAATACTGTAAATGTCTGTACATCGTATAATGAAACTTCATAGGCGGTTGCAACATTTTCATATGGAGTATTCTCTAATTTAAAGTCATATACCTTTGCATTACCGATATATGTACCATTTGCACTACCACCACTATTAATTCTATCAGTATAAAGATCTATTGTAGCTGTTGATCCAAAACCTATTTTTGGAGATCCATAAACATTATTAACAATAACACTAGATGTTGTTTCAACAGGAACTAGATCACTTTCTATAGTCTTAATTGTTCTTGGTTTTTCTACATCAATATTTGTAGAAGTAATTTTCTTTATATCATATCCTTTTACATATGCCTTACCAGGCGACATCTGATAAACCATCAACTCTTTTGATGGATCATTACCTTCAGCAGTTTTTTGATCCTGATAATAGATACCACCATTTCCTTGTCTATTATTAAGAGATTCCTTAATATTGACTTGGAAAGGTTTTACATAATAATCACCACTAGTTTCATATGTTCTTCTGGCCAATTCATCCTTTAAAATATTATAATCTGTCTTTTCTACAAATTTTTCAATATTACCACTCTTCAATCTCATCAATTCAACGAAATTCTCATCGTTAAATTCATCAATATCTTTCCTTATAAGAGTAGTTTGAAGTTGAAGTCTATCAGCACCAGGCGCAGCATAGTTAGAAAAACCAGATGCATTATCAAATAATGTATCATCTGAATAAGCAGTAACTAAATTTTCACTAATAAACAGACCAACTCTACATGTTGGATCATTAGTATACTGATCAAGAATTACAGTACTTGCAGTTACTTTTACAAAGAATCCTCTAACAAAATAAACACCATCCGCAATAGAAGCAGCAGATCCAATAGAACATGCATTGGATGGAATACAAGCAGCAAAAGGGTTATTAGCTACAATTCTAGTATTACCATATTCAATATCACTAGTACAGATTAAATTTTCCCCGTCCTGAAACGTTACGGTCTCAAAATCATCACCAGACTTCTGATACTTTACATAAAGAGTATTATTTCCTCTGTCAGACTTAGTTGAGGTTAAATTATTAACAACTTTAGCTACAACACCAGATTGTTCACCTTTAATAGTTTTACCTACTAATTGATCAATATAATTGGTCAGTTGTATACCTAAGAAACTTTCAGTAAGTTCTACGGAATTATATTGAGAGTCATAAGCAATCTGGCCAGGGATAACCTGAGATCCTTCTTTGAAGAAATGTTGTCCAAATCTTTCAATCTGATTTTGGAGGATCGATTGTAATTGTGTTAATTCTCTAGCCTGAATTGGCGTAGCGGGCTTAAACAGAACCCTATTAAAATTCTTGTCCTCATTAAAATCGTCAAAATAAGGACTTACATTGAGGTTTGTCTCTTGTGGCATGTTCTTAGAACTCTAATACGATCTTAATGTCTTCTTTCTGGTTAGCGCTACGTTGTATCGCAGCCCTGTTATCTATGTATAACATATCCCCAGAATATTTTTTAATTTCGGGTGATGCAACACCCTCCACAAAACTTTGTCCTAATTGGACTAAAGCATTACCAACAGTGGTAGCTGTACCTGGCGTACTAACATTTCCAAAACTTGTATCAATACCAAGAGTTCCACCAGCTGATTGACCATTAACAGCATAACTTCCACCAACACCTATTTGTGGTGTGAAATCATTAAGTCTAAATCCATAGGCGGTAGAACCTAATCCAACTGGATTATAGATTTTCAATACAGCAGTAGCACTATCCCAACTAGCAACATATCCAACTGCTGTTGAACCAACACCAATTGTTTGATATACAGGACTATCAACCTTGAAAGTAGTATTAACTACACTTCCGCCAGGAGTCAAACTCTGTAATTTCAATCCAACTAAAGCACTAGCCCTAGATGAATTTAAAACTGATCCAGATGGAGTTAATGGATTTTTAACTACTCCAATTCTTGCAAAATCATTCCCGATAATAAAATCTGGGTTTGATGCATCATTTTCAAATCTACTATACAATAAGACTCTAAATGCACCTAATTCACGATAAACATCAGAACCATGACCGCCAGGAGGAGGCATTACAACTTCAAATTCGGCAACAGATGTTGTACCAACACCAACAGCAGAAAGTCCTACAATAGGGCCACCAGTTTCAGAGCCAGGAGCGCCTGGGAAGAAATTAATAACACCTCTTGTATAATTAACACCACCATTAGTTACAGTAACATCCGAAACTTTACCTTGAGCATCAACAGTAACAGAAGCTTTACCTCCAGTACCATCACCTAAAATTGGAATATTATTAAATGTAGTAGAAATTGGTTGATATCCACCACCAGAGTTAACAATTAAGGCTGTTTCGACTTTACCATCAACAGATGCATTTTTAACATCTGTTGTATCTCCATCACCCCAATTATCAGGAACAGGGATATAGTCAATAGAATCAAATTTAACAATATCACTTGGATTAATGGTGTACATATACTTCCAGAGATATCCATCACCAGAAGTACCAGCAGCCTTTGGTTCTAAATCAGTAAAAGTTGGTTCGTCAAGTGACTGCTTACCTAATGGGTTAGCAGGATCTTGGCCATTGTTAATACAAAGATAAACCTTAAATTGACTGTTTACAATATAATATTTTGCATCATACAGATTAGTTGAAGAAGTCTGTGGAGATAAGTTACTTCGAGTATAATTATTCTTATACATCTCAAAAACTGTACCACCAGACCACGAATATTTTCTGATCATTCTCTTTACGTCACCTGTACTCAATTTCTTGAGTGCGATCATTGTGTCGTAATCATCATTATATTCTCTAAATCCGTCCTTGGGGGCGGGAGTGTTTGTATTCCAATCCGTAGTACCGTAACCAGCACCAAAATCACCTGAATTGGGCAAACCAAGATAAGTGTAATATGATTGGGTGGTATCCGCCACACCAGCTACAAAATTCGCAGCATTTAAGATCCTAAACTGATCACTAATAATTGCGGGCATTTTACTACGGTTTTCCTATAGATTTATTTATGATGTCTGATCAAAGTCGCTGTAATTTTCAGCGAGTGGTTTGATCCTGACTACTGTTGGATTGGTGTCAATACCTGCCGAACCGTTGTTGGTGTAAGCAGGGAAAGCTTGAGGAGAAAGTCTATCTCTTTGGAAACTATAGAATCTTCCCCAACTATATTTACCAATTCTAGGACTATAAGTAGTCGTTCCTATTCCAGCGATACTCCGTACATTACAGAATACAGTAACAATACCACTAGTTGATTCATCTCTTTGGCCAACAACATAGACATTATCTAAGAATGTTGTACCAGCTCCGACGATCTCATTACCAAGATTTATAGAAGTACAGGCGACTCCAGCTGTTGAATTAGTAACAACAAAGTAATCACCAGCAGCGATACCAGATTTAGAGATATTACCAAATCCAGCCTGATTCAAGAATGATGATGAATCAAGTTCAAATATCAACATTGGACTTGTGGTGTTTATTCCAGCAGCAGAAGTTGCAACACTAACAACATCTCCAAAGTCACCTTCAGCATTTACACTAGTAATAACTTCTCTAATAACTGGTTCAACAGAAACAAGTACTTCAACAGGAGCATTTATATCATAACCAAAACCACCATCATCAATATTAATTGAAGTTATTGTTCCAGCAGCTGAAACGGTTGCAGTACCAGCAGCAGATACAGATTCAAACTCAGATGTGTATATTGCTGATGATAGACCAGCAGCAACAAATTTATTATCACCAAATGCAAGACCAGCAAAGTCAGTCCCAACTCCAATAAATTTCTTATACCAATTTGTTCCGTCAACGGAATTCATAACCATTCCACTTTGACCAACTGCAACAAAGACACTGTTTGCATATCCAACTTTATTCAAGTCAAATGTACCACCAGCAGAAACTACAGCCCAATTCTGACCATCATCGGTAGACTTGATAATAGTTCCAGCAACACCAACTGCAATCCACTTACCATCTGCATAAGTAACATCATTTAGAGTAGTAGAAACAGTTGTAGTAGTTACACCAGTATAGTTTTCACCATTAGGTGATCTCAACATTTCTCCATTAACACCAACGGCAACAAATACATTACCGTTATTACCAACACCATTTAGATTAGTAGAACTAAACTTCTGGGCCAATTCAAAAGCAGTACCAAATCCAGCCGCACCAGGCTTAGTGAACATAATTGATCCAGCAGCACCAACCGCAACACCAATTCCATCACCATATGCGAGGGCATTCATATCACCAGCAAGAGTAATATCATCCCAGAATACTAATGGGAATACATTTCTCCTTCTATAAACTGTTGATTTACTGAATGTTCTACCATTTGTTGAGAATCCACAAGTTCCACTTGCACCAACCAAAACAGTATGGGTGCCCATACCAACGATTCCTTTAATATCACCAAAGGTAGTAGAGTTACCACTAGCATACCACTGTTTACCATTAGATGATGTATTAATACCACTACTATCACCAGCAATAACAAATAATCCATAACCGTTACGTGTAACAGTTCTCCAATCCTGATCGAGAGCAGATAGTCTGGAAGACCAATTCTTACCAATTTCACGAACTCTAGGAATAGTTGCAGCAAAGGAAACAGTTGGAACAGTTTGATAACCTGCACCACCGTCAGTAACAACTGCATTAAACACTGTTCCACCAGCAGAAACCGATACTGTGGCATCTGCACGATCAACAATATTAGCTTTAACTAACTCAATACCAGCGCCAGGAACTTCATTAGGTGTTGCTCTGTTATCATATGCACTGAATGTTGGATAGGCGTTATCAACAAATATCTCCTGTGAACCAACTCCTACAGGCTGAATAATGTAAGCAGTAGGACTTATTCTTGGGATATAATTACTCCTATCTTTAGCAAGTGGTTGATTATCAAGAATCAAATCCTGTTTCTGTTTAGTCCAGGCCATTTGCCTAGTAAACGTCTTATCAGCATTAATACCAACTCCATTATAAATGTTTGTTTCAACTTTTTGAACACCAGTAATTTCAATAACTCTTCTTGGATCCTGTTGTTCATATACTCCATTCTCTTCAAGTTGTAAGTAATCACCTTTCTTAATAGTTATGAATGGACTACCATCATCTACATCCTTATTAGATCCTCTAAAGAATAGAACTTGTAACTTACTACCAGCTTTAGGTGGTTCACTAAATGTTAATTGAGTACCGCCACTGAATGTATAGTTTGATCCTGGCTGTTGCAATATATCATTCAAGAATACTAATAAGTTATTACCAACATCAATACTAGTATCATTACTTGCGATATTTACAATGTCCTTAGTAACAGTTGTTCTAGTTAATGTAAATGTAGTTTGACCACCATCAAATTGATCGGCAAAACTGTCAAGTTCTAATAACTGACCGAATGACCAACCAGAGAACAAATCATTGGTAATAGAATTAACTGTAATTGTATGTGCGCTATATCCACCATTTGCAGTTGGAACACCCACAACAGTCAATACTTCATCATTCTTATATCCTATACCAGAATCTACTACAGTAAAGTCAGTAACACTTCCACCACTACCAATCTGAATAGAGGCCTTAAATCCACTACCAGAACCACCACTATATTGTAAATCACTATATCCACTTCCCAATCCAACAGTTACTATTGGTGGATTCTGTGTACCGTTACGTGGATAAGACTGTGGAGTAACGAAGTTATCACTAGAACACTTAAATGTTAATGATTTATCAGCAAGTCTAATTACAGAAGTTGGTTTTGTAATAATACCTTTAGTAATACCGTCTTGTTGTTTCGGTGAACCTACATCAACAGTTATTGTTGTTGAAGTAACTGATTCAATTGGACTTGCTATATTGTATACTGGATCAGTTGCACGAGGATAATAATGAGTTGTTGCATGATTATCAGCATCACAAGTAAAGGCCAACTTATCAGCACCAATTGTCACAGTATCCGAAGTTGTGAAGGAATGAGAACCAATGGTCATGGTCAATAGACCTGTACTTGGGATATAAGTTGCAGCAGTTACATCCTTCTGAACACTACCAGCAGTTATTGTAATAGCATTAGATGAGGTTCCACCAACATAAATGTGAGTTCCAACAGCATTTACAAATGTATGTGGATAATCACCACCTGTTCTAACTACACCTCTTGTAATACTGTTAGAAACAGCAGAAACAAACGTATGTGGATCTACATTAGAAGATGGAGGTACATTTCCAGTTGTAGATGGATCTGCGGTTAAAACTTGAATATCGAATGTATTAGCAGTTACACCAAATACTCTTACCCATTGGCCACTAATTGGATCAGATGCTCTAGGATAATCTCCATTACCACCAGCACCATAAGTACAACTAAACTTCAAACAACTATCATCAAGTTTGACATAATCACCATTGGCCATACCATGACCATTAACTGTAATCGTTACAACACCAGTGTTAGGATTGTAATCTGCATCACTTGGAGTTAGTTTAGAGTTAACAACAAAGACATGACCAGTGGTGTCTGTAATAGCACCCATTCCACCGTTTGCATTTATAGTAACGGTGTTAGTTGTCGTTGAACCAATACTAATAGAGGTGTCGTAAAGATAATCAGCTCCTGTTGTTGTTGCAGCACCAGTTGCACGAGGATAAGTTTTTTCAGTAGTGTTACCATCGCCATTGTAATTACATGTGAATATTAAGGAGTTTGCACAGAGTCTAATTGCTTGACCTGCCTTCAAACCATGACTGTTCATGGTTAATACAAGTGCTCCTGAACTTGGGTTATAAGTTGCAGCGGAAACTGTTAAGATTCCAACTGGAGAAGTACCAACACTTACATCAAAATTCTTAGGCCCAACATTAGAAATTGGTAGCCATTGGAAGTAAGTTGGGTCTGTCTTACGTGGATAATCATGAGTAGTTGCATTATTATTCATTTCACAACTCAATGTGAAAGCACCTTTCTCAAATTTAACAAAATCACCTTCTGCTAATTTGTGATCTACATTAGTTTCAACTGTTAGTAAACCACTAGCTCCATTATAATTTGCATTAGTAGGTGTTAAGAAATCATTGGCTACAAATGTATGTGTACTTATATTAGGAGAAGTGCCACACCAGAAACTAAACTCATCTTTACTTTCTCTAGTAACTGGCATCCATCCTTGATGTCTGTTCAAAGGATCTCTAATAGGATCACTTGATCTTGGATATTTCTTAGTTCCAAAGATAACAGCTGGATTAGCAGTACTACCAGAAACAAAGTTATGTGTAGTAAGGTCTGTAATTGGGCCTTGACCACCATTTACATTTACAGTAATTGTTGTATTACCAACAGATTTGATTAATAAATCTGTATTGTATGCATAGTCAGCACCATCAGATGTTGATGCACCAGAAGAACGAGGATATGATTTATTAGTGGTATTACCATCACCATTGTAATCACAAGTAAATGTCAATGCATTTTCTGGGATTCTGATACTATCAACTTCAGCAACTAAACCATGTCCAGCACCAACAGTTAATGTAAGATCACCTGTTACTGGACTGTAAGATGCACCACTAACATCATAAGTACACTTAAATTGTAATGTACCTTGGCCAGGTTTGATCTTGTCACCAGTTTGCAATTCATGTCCAACTTGTGTACATGTTACTATTCCAGATGTAGGATCATATATGGATTTTGTTGGGCAGAATGATGTTGGGGTTGTTAAATTATTTGCACCAATTGATAATATAAGATCACCATCATTTTGATCATAATCTGCATTATCAACTTGATATGACTCAGCAGTTGTTATACCAACAAATACAGTAACCGTTGAAGTAGCTGTCGCACCTACACCAATTTGTCTATCATGAACAGGATCACCAGTTGGACGAGGATATGTATGAACTGTACCATGATTATTCTGAGAACATGTAAATCCTAGAGAATCAGTCTTAATACCAATAACACTCTTAGCTCTCTTAATCTGTGAAGATGCAGAAACAAATGTATGAACTCCAACTGATCCTGGCTCAGCCAATCCAACAAATATATTAAATGATTTGTCAGATGTCTTAGTAACAACGGTTCCAACACCAGCTATTGGATCTACGGCAGCACGAGGATATGTGTGTTCAGTTGCATGATTATCCTTAGAACATGTGAATGTCAAGGAACTATTATCTAATGTAAGAGTATCACCAGTTGAAACTCCATGATTAGATGCAAATGATAATTCTAAAATACCTGTTTCTGGATTGTAATCTGCAGCATTTGGAGTCTTCTGATTACCAGATTCAGAACCACTTGTTATATTAACTGAATTAGATTTAGAACTTACGAAAGTATGAACACCTACAGAAGTTTCATTTGCAGCACCAACATAAACACGGAATGTATTTACACCAACCTGATCAATAGGCATCCAACCTTGGCCAATTCTATCTGTGTCTCTTGAACCTGTTCTAGGATAAGTATGTTGAGTAGCATGTCCATCCATTGAACATGTGAATGTCAATGCATTGCCAGGAATTTGAATATATTCACCAGCAGAGAATCCATGACTGGTTATCTCAAAGTCCATATATCCATTATGAGGATTATATGAACATGTACTAATAGTATGAGATGTTGGAGCAGTAAATGGATGCCCAGCACCAACATTTAATACTAAATTACCGTCTGTTGGGGTGTAAGTTGAGGTTGTTATTGCATGGTTAACTTGAGGTGATGAACCAACATTAATAGTAAATGCAGTGCTAGAAGTTACTGTAACCGCAGTTGTAACACCAGATATGGGGTCAGTAGATCTTGGATAACCATGTTCTGATTGATAATTATCTCTTTCACAACTCATGAATATGGAATTAGCATCAAGAGTGATAGTATCACTAGTTGACATTCCATGTGCAGAACCAAATGTTAATGTCAATACACCTGTAGAGGCCACATAAGCAACATCATTAGGTGTCTTCTGATTACCAGATTCAGCACCACTTGTTACATTAACTGCGTTACCTAATACACGAACGAACCTATGATTATAATCACCACCCGTAAATACTGCATCAGATAAGGAACTAGATGCTGGTTTAAAGGTATGAACGTAATTACCACCATTATATACAGCACTTGTTGCAGCACTTACATATTGATGCTCATATATTGAGCCAGGATATGATGGATTTACGTTAACAGTAATGGTTGTTCCTGCTGTTGATACAACTGGAATATCCTTAGCAAACACTGGGTCTGGTGAGGAATAACCAGTACCACCACTTACAGTTGTAATACCAGTAACAGTACCCCTAACAGCACCAACATTAACAGTAATTGTGGTACTTGATACTGCCTGAATTCCAATGGCTACACCACTTACAGGGTCAGTAGCACGAGGATATGTATGACTTGTCTGATGTTTATCAACAGAACATGTAAATGATAACTTGTTCGCACCGATAGTAGCGGTATCACTGGTTGTAAATGTGTGAGTACCAATGGTCATCACCAACTCACCCGTTATAGCATCATACGTAGCATTAGTTACATTCTTAGCAGTACTACCAATAGTAACTGCGTTAGATGAGGTTCCACCATTGTATGTGTGGATACCTGCATTACCAACAGTAGCAGTTAAAACAGCAGTTGATCCAATACCAGCACCAGTTGGTGTTTGGTTATAAACCATAATATCAATTGGGCCATTTCTGTAACCTGCACCACCACCCGTTACAACTACACTTTGTATAGAACCATCATTATTAACAATAGCTGTTGCACCAGCAGCAACTAATGGTTGATAGTTGGTTCCAAAACCAATAGTATATTCATTAACCTTACCACCTCTAGGTAGACTTTCTCTATCATCTCCAGTAAAGAATATTGAAGCACCTATGCCAGGATCTTGTCTCTCGGCCATGTTATAGTCGAAAGCTGGTCTCTGGAATATGTTATTAATACAAATAATACCTTGATTAATAACTTCTGGGCCTAAGATAGTAGTAACAATACCAGTTACATCCTCATTATCCTGTAATAATGTAAATGTCTTACCAACACCAGTGAAATCTTGAGATAGATCATCAAAGATGAAGTTAGTTGTGGGATCAGCTCTATTAAATATTCTTCCTTGGAAAGTAGAATTAGTACCAATACCAGGCCCACTAAATGTTGTAACACCAACTGTACCATATGGAGGTGTAACAAAGTGAAGAACATCTTTCACAATATGGAATGTTCCTCCTCTCATGGTACAAGCAGCACCAACAGTATGTGCAGCAGCTACACTTCCCAATACACCACGATTAACCGCCAATACATTAGTTGATCCAAAACCAACATTGGTAATTCTTACTATTTCATTACCAATGTTTAATAGGTCGTTACCTGTAATAGAAGTAACACCAACAACTTTAATAGTAGTTGATCCAACACCTACAGCCTCGGCCAATGCAACATCAACCTTTCTTCTGAAGAGAGGTGGTTGAAGAATTCCATCAACCTGAATAACTACTCTATCATCTGGTCTATTAACATCAAATGAATGAGAAGTACCACTTCCAACAGAACTAAAGATTAATGGTGAATTTTGTTCCGCAGCAGTTGCAAGTCCAGCAACAGCAAATTGATTATTATTGAATTTAATCGCATAAAGTTCTGCTGGTAAGAAGTTGGTTGTTACACCACCAAGAACTACATTAGTAGCATTAATAGCTAATCTATTACTACCATAAGCACCGCCTGGATCGTACTTAATTCTCTCTCCAGTCTGGAAGTTATGATTATTGTAATTAATCAGTGAAGAACCAATACTAATAGTCCCTGTGGGATTAAATGTCTTGGTAAATGGGGTTATTTGTCCTTCATTAGTAGTTATTCTAAAACTACTCAATCCAACTATTAAAGCAGAAGTAGTAGTTCCAATACCTGTAAATTGATCAGAAAGATCATCAATAACATCAACTTTATTGGATTTTACGTTAATAAACGCTGCAATCTTTCTATTTCTAAGTGTAATAAACTTAGAAAGTCCATTTGTAAGTGTTTCTTCTCCGGCCTCATCAAAGTCTTTTCTAGTAAAGAATGATTCTTCATTATCAATTGAAACACTTAAGTTTGCGATGCCAGGAGGAGTAGATTCATTAATTCTAAGATCAACACTTCTACCAACACCAGAAGTAGTAACAGAAGGTACAACTAAATCAGAGAAATTCTTATATCCAGTTGGGTGAATAAGACTATCTACAGCTGGTTTCCATGTTTCAATAGGAACCTCACTCTTAACAGAATATGAGAAATTCTGATAATAATCATTGTCTTCTATCTTTTGGAAGTCATTATTTGGTTTACCCGTCTCTCTTTGCCATCCTTTTGGTCTATCTGCAAAGTAACTTGTCTTATAGAACGAACTAAATTTCTCAATATTCCTTATAGTACCTTCTGCACCAGAAAGTTGTCCTTTAATAACTTGACCTAAAGCAAAGTCAGCAGTTGGTGTTCTTAATCTAAGAGTATTAGTAACTGGGTTATATCCAGCATTTTCCAAAACAAAAGCCTTACCATTTGCACCGTATGTTACTCTTTCTCCACTAAAGAATGGTTCTGGAGTCAATAAAGCGGTAAATGTTGGTAAATCTTGTTGTCTGATGACTCGGCCAGCAGAATTATCTGGATCAAATGTACCACCAGTAGTACCAAGACCAGCAATTGAGTAAGTTAATTGTGAATTGCCAGGATTAGTTGTTACAACTTCAAATAACTTATAATCATAAAGATCTGAGTTATATCCACCTTTAGTAGCACTAAACTGGGTTTGTGCTGTACCAACTCCTTCAACATAGACATTATCACCAACTGCGAATGGGAAATCAGATCCATCTGGTTTCCAACCATTAGTAGGTTGTGTAATTGTTAAGAAATTAGTAGTTCCATTAGAACTTGTAGATACAATACCAGTACCATTGGTATTATTAACTGGAATGATTCTTGGTGGGTTTGGAACTTCATTAAATCCCCTACCCTTTCTTTGTACTTCAACTTCTCCAATTGATGTACCATTAAGATACGCCTTTAATTTTACCTCTGAACTATCAGGAACAACCAAATCTGGAGCAGAAACATAGTTTCTACCAGCGGTAATTACACCAACATTAGAAAGAGTGAAGTTATTACTAACTGTTAGTATGGTAGGAATATCAACACTAGGCTGAATAGATTTGTCAGATGGATACTCATATCCAATCTTTATCATCTCTGTAAGACCTGCCTTACCAATATTATCATCATAAAGACGTAATAATGCATTTAAACCAGTAGTTGTGGTAATAGTAGATACGCCAGGATTCCTTTCATACCCAAGTCCAGCAAAGGTAACATCAATTTCATTAACACCACCTAATGCATCCTTTGAACCAGTACTATAACTAAAAGTGGTAACACCTAGAGTGTTGTAGCTACTACTCTCTGGTGCTTTAGTAACTTGGTATGTAAAATCAGTATTACTGGTAGTTCTTATACCAAAGTTTCCAGCAAAAGTACTGTTATTGATTATAATTTTAGATCCAGCTGCAACGGTTTGATCGGGAACGGCATCTCTCTTATTAACATCAATACTATTAAGATCAGTTGGAACTAATTTGTAATATAATGGAGTTGGAACATTATCGGTAAGTTTTAAATTAACCAATGAACCAGCTTGGCCTGGAGTACCACTTCTAACCAGTTCAGTTGATATACCAACACCTTCAAATCTAGTTACAAAGTTCTCATCTTCATAAAACTCTAATCTTAAATCGGTTAAGGTGGGATCAGAAACAGCAAATCCTATTGTTGATCCTCTAGTTCCTAGAAGATGTGGATTAATTCTAGAGATTTTATGAATTCCAGATCCAAAAGTAGTAATTCCAATAAATTCACCACCATAGTTAGTTGCATCCGTATAGTTAGTTGTTAATCTAAATTGATTATCATTTATCTTTTGAACAAAATATTCTCCACGATCTACTAATGGGGCAATAACACTTGAACCAGATTTATAAAGAACTTTATCACCAGCATCCCATCCATGATCTGTAATCGTTATAAGTGAATCAGAAGCACCAACACCAACAAATGTAGTCGCAGAACCAACATAATATGGATCCACAATAGTCTTTCTAGCTAGAGTATCATACTCAATAAGAGTAGTTGTGGTTTGTGATGGAAGAATACTAATCTTGACTTCATTACCAGTCTGTAAAGTGTGATCAGATGATGTTTTTGCATTTACATCAAATCTTTCAATATGACCAATATATTCTTTTTCTGTAGTAGTGAATGAATGATCCTTACCAATACTACCACCAAATGCAAAATATAACGATCCTGTTGTAGTACCAATACCTGCAATAGTAGTGGTTATACCAAGAAGATTTGGTGATTTTCTAACAGCATAAACAGTCTGGCCATCTTGAAGTGTTAATAAACCTGATAAGGCTACACTATTGGAACATGTTAATCCATTACCAACACTTCCCTTATTGTATTTTAATTTCTGACCTGTAACAAATCCATGTTCTAATAAAGTTATTGAATTATCAGCACTAGATCCCTCTGGTGGAATTGCATGATCAAAAAGAACAGATTCATCCGATGCCTTAACAACAATTCTAGTAGTAGTTCCAATACCAGTTACACTTACAACCTGAACAGTAGTTCCTATACCTATAGATCCAAAAGGATCAAAAACAATCTTTCTATTCTTCCTAGTTGTTAAATCAGTTTTAATTCCAACATCATAAGTAAATCTTCTTTGATCAACATGAACCCTTGTTCCAGATGGATGACTTGAATTTGGCCATATACCAAAATCTCTAAGGATTCTGTACTTATTAGTAGTCTCATTTACATCAAGAACAGTTACCCTTTCTGTACCAATACCGAGAATATCATCAACTTCTATAGTCTCATCAGCACCAGAAGTATTAAGGGTAACAAATGTTGTTATTCCAGTAGTAGAAGCATATCCTAAGAACTCATCAGTCTTAACAACAACAGAAGAAACACCAATCTTATAGGATCCCTGTATGAAATTTAGTTCACCTGTACCAATTCCACCTACAACAACTAAATCTTTATCATTCAAATTATGTGCTGTTGTTGCAACACCCACAACAACATCATTTTCATATCTGAATTTTACATTAGGTACAACTAATCTCTCATAACTTAAAGTAGATAATCCTTTACCAACCAAAGTTTTAACTTTAGCACTAGCACCAGAACCACCAGAATTCAAATTGTTAAATGTAATTCTATCACCTACTTGATAACTTTGGCCTGGAATAATAACATTAACAGTACTAATTCCGGCTTTTTGGGTTGATCTAACAATTAATTCTGTATCTTCTAATTGATTTCTAGTCAAATAATCGTATTCAGAACTAGAAGAACCAAACTTATAATAATATGTGTTTCTAACTAACTCACCACTATTAAGAAGATCTAAAGTCTGAATAGAACTTGGATCAACGTTGAAATCTTCTCTCTTATACTTGTAACCACCGATTATATAAGGAAATTCGGGTTCTCTAGTATTAACAAATGGTGCATCTGAACTATTTGTTGCCTCAATAGTAGCGAAATATGCATAGATTCCATTAGGGAATTCTGGTGTTTTACAAAATCTACCATTATATTGATCTAAATCACCAGTTGCAGTATAAACATAGTCATTAATGAACGTACCTGTTGGGAACTCTAATACAGGAGGTCTATTACTCTTAGTTACCTTGGTATATCCAGAAATCATACGTCTTACTAGACCACCAGTAGGTGTTCCAAAACCATATGGCCCGTATATTGGAGAACCATCATAGGCCCATCCTAAAATGGGTGAATGAGATACACTAGACTTCTCTGAGAAATCATTTTCGATATTATCATCTAATACTTGTCTTAATTTTCTTGATGCATAAGCATGAACATATTTTAAACCATAATCACCCTGACTTGGAATAATAACTCCATCATCATTCTCAGATATATTTCCTCTATACTTAGCAAGGAACGATACATCCCATTTTTGAACATTTCCAACTAATTTTGCACCAGAACCAGAAGGAAGTACTGCAACAGTTGTATTCTTTGAAGTATAACCTTTACCTGTACTTACAATAGTAACAGAAGTAATAACACCATCAGTTGTATTAGCAACTAATTTTGCGAATTGACCATCACCCCTAACCTCAAGTTTAGGTGGAGTCGCATAACCACCACCACCTGATTTAATAAAGGCCTGTACAATTTCTCCATCAGCAATAACAACATCAATAAGACCCCTAGATCCATTAGATATGGTTACATCTGGTCTTCTATGGACATTAATACAATCAGTAACGCCATATCCAGTACCACTAGAAGTTATAGGACATTGAATGAGTTCACCTAAACAAACTGGTCTTAATTTTGGTGTTGAATATGATGTATTTGCAACACCAGAAATAGCCTCAACTCCAATATGAAGATCAGGGTATTTGAAAGTATGATTTGCACTACCAATATTACCAAATTCAACATAATCATCCTTAACATAATTTACATCAGTTAAAGTAGTACCAATACCAGCTGAACTGAGTCTAAATTTACTTTCATCTAATTTTATAACATAATAGTTCTGATCAGTAGATAGACCTGATATTGGGCCAGTTGAATCATATTCAATTAAATCACCATGATTAAATCCATGATCTTTGAAATATACGTAATGATTAGCTGTATTAATACCAGAATTAACTTCTCCTTCCGATAGGTAACTAATAGGTGGATATAATGTATTATTAACTACGTTTCTTCTATTAGAATAACCAGATCCTTGATTAGTAATAACAACACTATCCAGAATATTTCTGAATTTTGTAGAAGTTAATGTATTACTACCAGCAGATTTACTGGTAAGATTGATAGCATTGATTCCAGCAACGGCATCATCATAAGTTGCCATAAACTGAACTTGAGTTTCATTTGGAGTATGGAGATAATATAAGGAGTTATCAACCAAACCTCCAATAGCTGCATATCCTACACCCTTTCTATAATAAACCGATTCTCCATTGTCAAATAAGTGTCTATCATCTAAAGTAACTGTATCAGTAGATAAATTAACATTCAAGTCTGGGCTAAATCCCCTAACAGTCTGAACTCTTCTAAGTCTACCAACAGCAGCCGCACCAACACCATTTGCACCTTCAATTGTTATTTTTGGAACATCTCTTAAGTCATATCCACCAGAAAGGATATCAATTCTTTCAACTTTACCACTTTCTACAATAGCATATGCAGTTGCACCAGTACCAACGGTATCTTTAATGTTGATATTAGGTGGATAAGCTACATCATACTCCTTACCACCATTTTGGACTTCAATAGTCCTTACTGTTCCATATCTGATATAATCACCAGATCTATTGGACATTATCTCAACACCGTTACGGAACATACCGACGGGTTCATTTTTTAACTCCTTATTAAACTCATTAAGAGATACTTCTGTTGGAATCTTTCTAAGGAATCTTTGATGTTCAACACTCTTTCCAGATAATTCATATGGAACGAGTTCATGTGTTAATGTTGGTAAACTACCACTATTAATATCTAAAAATCTCTTTACAGCCGCATCACCAATACTTTGCGATAGTTTTACAGTATTATTATCAATTTTAGTTACTGCATAGTTAGCATCTGTAGCCAATCCAACTAATGTAGTTCTTCCAACCCCAGTTGGCCTATACTTTATAAGATCTCCTGTAAAGAATCCATGATTATTGATGATTATCTCATTATCGCCTACATTAGCGCCAGTGAACGCCTTTACCCTCTCTGTTGCGTAGATTGTGTACGCTGGTAGTGATCCACTAGCCACATAACTATTATTCTCTTCATCGTCACTATAGGTATTCTGGACGTTAGCAACAAATTGACTAACTCCCAACTTAGGATCATTACTATTCGCAAATATGGTGTTATTTCTTACTTTATAGGTTCTATTGATACTTAATGTACCAGATGTGATGTTAATCTGGAATGTATTGTTATCAACAATCTGAGATACGGTTCCCTCTACATTTTGTGGTGTATTAGAGGTGAGATCCATTACAGTAATAGGATCTCCAAGTCTTAACAGATGTGGATCAGTTGTATTAATTTCATTTGTTCCTACATTAATATTTGATGTATTTGTATAGATATCTTTTGCTACATTTGATGTAGTTTTAACATTATGAATCCAACTATTCAATCTTTGGTTGCTTGACTTTGTATAATTACCAAGATTTTTGGCCCTAAGAATATCGCCAGGATATAAGAACCCAACATCACTCAAATCAGCGTTATTGGCAACCGCCGTCATCCTGAAAATGACTGGTTTCTTAAGATCACCCTCTTCATAGGAAACAAGCGTGTTAGAAGACCGTACAGTGGATCCTTGTTGGTAGGACGACGATATACCACTAACACCGAAGAACTGTGTAGATGATCTACTAGTATATGTTGCAATACCTACAGTAATACCTGCACCAACATAGAAATCTCCTATATTTGGGAATCCAAGAGTAGAATCAACTGTTAAAACTGTTGCACCAATCCCAATGTTGTTAGTAAGAGCAGTTCCTCCAGTAATTGAGAACTCACCTTTAGCAGTACTCTTACTGAGACTGATTACATAGTAGTCTTTTCCATTTTTAGGCAAATATCTTATATTAAAGATTGATGCCTCTGAATAATCATCACCATTCTGTTTTATTACTTGTCCAATCGTCTTAAGTGCATCACCACTTATCAATTCTGCAACAATATCTTCAGTTATTACATAATCAGCGTCAGAAGGAGCGAGCAAATAATCAATTGGTTTGATAACTTCAACATCTTTACCATATAAGACTTTGAAAAGTATCGAAACCGCTTCGTTTGTACCTTTAGACGCATAAAAATCTTTGGCCTGACGTAAGAAATTAGCTTTATCAACTTCATTAACTAATTTTCTATCTTCAAAGCCTGGAAGGAAAAGAGTTTTAGTCTTTTTCCAAAATTCTTGTAAAAATAGGTTACTAAGGTTTACTACTTGCGTCTCATCTTTGTGTTGAGCAGCGTTAGTATCCTTAAATACCAGTTGTTCTGGATTAGAGGGGGTATGAAGGTTTTCGACCCCACTGAAACCCCTTAGGCACCCCGTAAAGGAGGTCTTTGTCTTACCAGTATATGAAATTACTTCATCATTGATTTTCAACAATCCATATGTATCGGGCCAACCCTCTGTTGACACTACATTTATGGTTGAATCATAAAAAGTAACGGCTCCACTACAAGTAGTAAACCCTATAAGACTATCATTATTACTATACGTTTCTACCTTTTGATACTCATTTAAGTTCTGAATAATGTCAATCGATCCGCCTTGATATTCTTGGCCTTGATAGTAAGACTTCAGAAATTCAACAAAAAGAGGATTTTCTTCTTGAACGAAAGAAGGTATCTGGCTAAAGATTACCTGATTGACTTTAACCTTCTGAGAAGTGGTATCGATCATTATTCTCTGATGTATTTGCCGTTAACGAAGCTAGAAGTTGAAGTGAATGTAGTACCAGAAGTATCTGCCCCAGATGATACAACATCAACTAGTGGTGTAATCTTGGATGAATCTAATGATAACTGCACATAGAGGTCTTTTAACCCTAAAACGTCATTAGAATCTGGGATTGCTTCAATCTGAATAACATTCAATGTTTCCTGAGTTGATAGAATCCGTACTGTATCTATAAGCACTTCACCCTCGTCATATTTAACTGTGCCAGCGTTAGTTTTAACGATAGATGGTTCCTGATCTAGACCAATTGTAAAGAAGAATAATCTTCCTCTAGTTTCAGAAACATAAGCATCGGCCATGTAGACAAGACCATTAACTCCATCGATAGTAAATCCACTAGATTTAATGTTATAACCAGATCTCTTATTATGGAAAGCATTTCCATAACAAAGTTCATATTGAGCAGGATTTTTAGTCTCTACCTCAAGATCTCTTCTTAATTTTACCTTTGTAATATTAGAAGTAATAGCAATACTGGTGTCATCAATGATTTTTAGTACCTTAGAGTACTTAAATCTACCTCCAAATTTGTTTAAATCATCGGATGTAGCATATTCGGATAAAGTACTTGTAACTTCGGTCTTAATTGTTGATGGACTGTCAATAGCATTAGCGTTATAGTAGACAGTACTATCAAGTTCAACGTAAAGGTACTTAAGATCGATAAATTCTGGTTTAATACCAGCAACAGAATACCCTTTTAACTTGTCTAATATGGTTCTTTTATCAAAGTCAGAGATAAATTGTGCATTATTTGGTTTTACTGATATAAAAACCTTACCAAATTGAGGTGGATTTGAAGATTCACCTCCATAAGCAGTTACACTTTCAATATTTGGGTAAATTGTTGGTATTAATGCTTCATAATCAGAGGCCGTAACAGCACGATACTGTGCAGCATAGTATCTTGGTGCTAAATTCTTGACAGTCGATACAGATTCTATTGCGGCACCATTAGCAGAGTTCTGATTTGTAATAATATTGGAAATACCTGTTACAACTTCTCCTCCATCATTATCTTTTATGGTTCCAGAGAAAGCAAAATTACTTACACCGTTACCATCTGCACCATTTGATGTAATATACGATACTTCAACGACATTTCCATTATCTAATTTCTTACCAAACTTACCATCACCGAAAAGTAACTCATAACGTTCATCTTGAACCTCTTGAATCAAATAATTCTCTGTAATTGTAGAAACTCCAACAATATTATCAACTAAATTCCATACTCTCTTCGTTGTGGCAGTCGTTGATTGCCTAACTTTCACTACAATAGTAGATGTATCAACATATGAGTTAGGAATAATGAATCTTTGGTTAGGTTGAGAGGTATCTACAACAAATTGTTTTGATAAAAAGTTACCTTCCTTAACATTTACTGTAAATTGACATATTCCATTAACAACTGGGTTGGTAACATCCTCTGGCAGACAAAAAGTATAGTTAGAATTCTGAAAATCACCTATTGCAACTAGTCCGGCCTTTAAAGTAAGAGCTGATTTAGTAGCTCCTGCACCTAAATCTACGTTAAAATTAATTTGTGCAGTGGCAGATGTACGAGATTTGGGTACATAACCAATATTTCTCGCTAAAGCAACGATATTTTCCCTTAAAGTAGCACTATCGAGGAAGGCCTCGTTAGCGACCATGTTAGTATTATATGAATTAACATAGGTGTTATACGCTAAAGTGTCGATTAATATCGACATATTTGACCCTTCAAAGTCAAAATCCGTAAAATTTGAGTTAGATCTCAAATAATCACGTATAGAACCCTTAATTTCTTCAAAATCTAGAGTAGTATATTGAGTTAACGCCATTATTGTCTAGTTGGTTGAAGAATGAACGATATTTCTTGAGGCGGAAAGACTTCGCCAATAATTGTATAATTAATATCTATCTGAATTTCATTGGTATCGGGAGGATGCTTAGCATTAACCGATGTCAAATTCACCCGTTGTTCAAAATTTTCAATGGAAGTTCGTATTTCTTGCTCTAATCTGAATAAAACTTCAGTATCAGCCTGTTCAAACAGACTTTCACGAACTGCCGAACCAATCAAAGAGTTAAAAAAGCGTTCACCATTAATGGTTTCAACTAAATTCCTAACTGATTTCTTAATTGCTGCTTCGTTTGTTAACGAAAGTAGGTCATTAGTAACTGGATGCCGCTTAAAACTTAAGGAAATATCCTTAAAATAGCGTGATTGTCCAATGGTTGGCATCTAAACGACATAATTTGGTCTTATATATTTATACTACTGAATAAAAAGTATATTTTAAAAACAATTCTTCACCTTTTTTTATGGGTTTAATCGTTTTCATGTGATAAATTAAACCCCAATCCTGTTCGATAGGATACTTAACACAATTAGGGTCATCACTATGGTTAACAAAACCACCTATAGGAGTTCTCATTATATCATCATCTACAACCACATGAGATACACCTAATTCTAGATCAGCAGGCATATCTTCTTTGGTAAAGATACCTTGGCCTGCGATAGGACTATCTTTTATATGGAGTCCAGTTGGTAATGCTTGATACATGGTTAAAAATTATAAAAGGGAGTCTAGGACTCCCTCACAAACTCAACTATTAATATAGTTTTTCTTCTTGATTTAATTCAACAATACAGTCGGAAGTAGGTCTTGCGACACATGTAAGGATATAACCTTCTTCAAGCTGATCTTCATCAAGGAAACTTTGATCTTCTTGATCGACTGTACCTTCTAATAGTTTACCTGCACATGTGGAACATGCACCTGCACGACATGAATAAGGAGCATCAACACCTTGTTCTTCAGCAGCATCCAAAATTGGAGTGTCATCATCACAAGTTATTTGAACTTCACCTTCTTCGGTAATAAGGGTAACGTTGTAGCTCATCTTAGTATACTTTCAAACTAAACAGCTTATTTACGTTTTTATTATTTTCCCTGGCCGCGATATCTTTTTTTCCTTGCATTTCGAGAGGTTGCCGAGAACTTCGAGTGTTTGCCCGTTCCTTGCCGAGATTTTTTGGGGATCGTTTCAATGTGCGAGTTACCGCCGCCGGTAAGAGACGATTTAATTTTAGCCATAACGTACTAATTGAACTGTAGAGGGGTCTGGATGACCTTTCTCAAAGTATTCTTCGGAAAGGTCTTGTATTTTATCAAGTGCTTCAAGCTCGTCTTCAGTCGAGAAAACGAGCTTATCATCAACATAAATGTCAAAGGACTCGCATCTTTTCATGGCCTACACGGATTCTAGGATCACACCATATCTCATAACCTTCCTTCTTGGCATCTAAACAGAAGCTGACATCCTCACCACACATATCCTGTACATCACCACTCTCGAAGACTTGCATTTGTGGTGCAAACCAAGGATATGGAAGATTCTCGAATACTCCCTTCTTGATAAGAACCCATCCGAAACCTGTGTAATCACATGTGAATGGTTTACGTCTCTTACTCATTGTCTCCACAGTCTCGTGGTTCATGACTCCTTTGTTCTTCACAAAGTCATCTTCTTCGAGCCAGTGTGCAATGGAAGTGGTCTGTCCGTCTTCAGTGGCATACCACCCTGCTGCGATTTCTTTATCTAAAGCTAACTGGAATAAACGATAGAAACTTTCAGTATTGAAAACTATATCATTGTCTATCCATAACTGATAATCATATTCTAATTTTCCATCCCAAGGTATTTGATTCTTTCCTCTGAGTACATTTGCACCTAGTACTTTGCATCTTGCAAAGTTTACCATAGATGAATAATCTTGTGATATCTGTATACTTCCACCGGCCTGTACTATATCAAAACACAGTTGTACAAAGTTCTTTAGAAATGTATAACTGCATCCTCTCCCAGGCAAACAGAAAACTATCTTTTTCCCTTTTATTTCGCTTCGACATCTATCCAAATCGAAGTCGTCCTTCGGTACGGAGGGAGCCGCCGCTTGGACTTTAAATCCTTTTGCCATTAGTGATTAAAAAATTCAGTGAGTTTTAATGTTGATCAAATCATACCATTTTATTTAGGCTTTGTCAATAAGACGCATCCTCATTTTGATATTCATCAAGTACTGGAACTACTTCATCTATACACGGATCAAATTTCCGTGTTTTTATGAGATCTTCCAGTTCTTCATGCGATATATTGATTGCTTTAACTTTGTTCTTCCTCCCATAAACATGGAACCTTAAGTCGCTCATAGATCCTTTGAGTGGCTTCACTTCTAATTATAACACATCCTGTGGGAAATTTCTAGGCCACCAAAATTTTTTGTATGCCACGGAAAACACTTATGCGTTTTGTATTTTATAGCGAAAGCAGACTTTTGTAGGTTAGGGAAGTTCGCTTTTTTTATAAACCCCCCAATTAACTGCCCCTGAACACGAAGCGCTCAGGGGCAAGGTGTGATTATCCGCTGGTCTTGAAATACGATGAGGCAGGGGCGGAGATAACGTTGGTTTCAGGTCGCAGTGCGTGGGCGGAGTATGCCTGCCCCCTGCGATTTGTGTTAGTTCTGCTCCCCTTGGTCATGCTCATAACCAGTTCACCCTTACGGGGTTTTCTGGTTTTCAATCTTGTAACGCAGCATTTGCCCTGTGTTTCGGCGATGAGTAGATCTAACTTTGAGCAAGATCCTAATTCAGAAAGAGTCATAGTGAAGACGAAGCGGGGTGTGTGTCCTATAGTCATTATAGGCGATGGCATGAAAAAAGGAACCGGCCAGCTGGCCAGTTCCTTGGGTGTCATACGACTATCTCTGCTTTGAACCCGGCAATATCGCTATACCATTTTTGCATTTCTAATGCCTTGAGATAAGTGCTGAAAGAAATGTAACGGCATTTCTGATCATGGGGCATCCAATAGCGGACAGTGGTGTTAGCGAATGATGGCATTTAAAAGTTGTTTAAAAGTTTTTGGGTTTCGGGGTCGATGTCTTCCTTAATGTCGTCGTAGAATACGTTCATTAATTCGTCATCGTCGGCGGGGCGATACCCGTCAGAATAGACGGGTATTTGCCAAGGTGTGATTCCGTCGTACATTTAAACGACCTCACCCGAATCAAGTAAAATCATTCCGTCAATAAAATCAACCGTCTGACCTTGACCATTTAGAAACCACTCGAACTGTTTTTGGAAAACTGAAAAACCAGTTTTGACCTCTTGCAAAATTGCGTTCAGTCTTGATTTGGTCGTTACGGTTTCCCATCCGCATGAACTCAATTTTACAGAATTGGTTCCGTGGTCTACAGTTGCGATGTTGTGACCATGTAGAAAAACGTTTGAACAGTTTGTACTTTCGTTGTACTCGACTGAGGTGTTGGAAAGTGACCAATTCCCTTTGTTGGAAATTGCGAAGTTCATTTGTCTTTCAATTTTACGCATGTTAGAAAAAAATCGTGGGGTGTGATTTGTGGGTTTCTCTCCCACTCCTTTATTATACAAAAGGAAAGACCCCTGAGAAGGGGTCTGTAATAATTCGTTACCTACTGACAGAGATCCTCAAAACGTTGCATTGCAATTTCAATTTGAGTGTCGTAGGACATATTTGGGAACTCTTCGCAAACCTCATCTAATAAGGTCTCTTGAATTTCCGCATGATGTAGAACTGACATTTTTAAAACTCCTTTGGTGTGAAATTTTTGTTGTAAGGAACTCCAGAGTTCAGAGGGTATACATGTCTGGAAACGGTCTAGAAACGAATCCCATGTCCGTGTCTCTCATGTCCCTTACATTTTAAATTATAGTCGATTTTGGGAACCTGTCTACCTACACTTGTGACAGTTTTTTGACTGGCCAGCTGGCCTTCTCAGTTGAGCAATAAAAAAACCCCACCTTGCGGCGGGGTCTTGGGGTTTAGAGTTCAACCGTTTTTATGCGGTTAACTAGGTCTGAATGTAAGGGTTGAACGAAGTTAAAGAACTTTTGAAAGTCTTTACCTAGTTGCTGGATTTCATAATTATGAATGTTCCAGCGGTTGATGATGTCTCGGCGATAATCCTTTAATTGGATTAGTGGTGCTGTTGGTCTCATCAACTCTTTAGAAACGACCTTACCTGCTTTGAAAGTGGTTACAGTCGTTGCCTTTGGTTCAACTGGTTTGAGAGTTCTAACAGGTGCATTAATGCACTGCTCAATTTTCTCTTTGGTTACTGCTGGACTTGTTACGGTCTTGATTGCAGCGGGTGTAGTCTTACGAGTCCTTGTCTTACGTGGTGCTTTTGGAGCAGTTGCGGTTGACTTGGATGCGGTTGACTTACGAGGCATAAAACGTGGTGCGTTTGTTACTCCCAAATTATAAACGGTAAGGGGTTGCCTCGTAAATCGATTGTAACGGGTTTGAAACAAAAAAGTCCAGTTTCCCAACTGGCCTTCGGCCTTGGCCGCTTCGCTAACCGTCACACATAAAAAAAGAACGGTCTTAGAGACCGTTCAGAAAATCGTGCATTGATTCCAGATAATCCTCGTATGATCCGTTGAACCAATCGGGTGCGGTTCGGGTCTGGTGTTTCTTACAAGACTCTCGGATTTCTCGTTCAGTGTAACCCTTGTCAAGGAGTCCAGAATAAAATTCTTTGATTAAACTCATTTTAGATCCTCCTTAAAAAGATTGTAGATTTTGTTACCTACGGAATTTGCAAGGTCAGATTCCTTTTCACCGTAGTCTTGGAAATCGCATAGTGCGGAGTCGATTGCGTCCCACTCTTCGGAAGTGAAAAAATCACGCACTGTTTTTGAAGGTGTGTTATTCATATTTTTATTGTATAGGAATCTCAGGGAACACGTAGTTCACCATGATACAAAACTTGTTAAAAGAATATTAAACCTCTTTGTGACAATTGACAGACCGGCTTCGGCCGACCTGTCAGAAAAAAAGAGGGTTAAAACCCTCTCTGATAATAATACTCCTTGCAATTTGGAATAGTTTCAATGATTAGGTCAACTACATCACAATCGGGGTACTTGTCAAGAAGTGCATCAAGAACAGTCCTCCATTGGTCGGTATCCATATGAATTGAAAATTGTTTCATGATTAGAAAAGTTCATTAAGACGTTTTTGGGTTGACCTGAGAATATTCTCATCGTCAAAAACCTCTTTGAGATATTCCTCATCATGGTCTTGATATTCCGAAAGTGCGGAGTCAATCAAATCCCATTGAGTGTCCGTGAAAAATGACTTCACAGTTTCAAGTTGATTCATCACGAATTGGTTTGGTACTCCCTCATTATAAAATCTCACCCGACCCTATAGGAATATTTACAACAAAAACTTAACAGAAAAGGACACTTTCGCAACCGGCCTCTGGCCGGACTGCGAAGGCCCTTGTGACAATTATATAACTGGTCTATCCATCCGATATGACCCCAACACGAACCACTGTGACACTTCTGAAACTGACCGACCCCACACCAAAAGAGCGGCCAGTTCCCTGACTGTCACAAGCCCCAGCCCAGTCGCCGAGGTGTCACAGTGGTTGGCTGGGGCCGCGTCTGCTCTCGGGCTCCCAGTTGTACCTATTATAAGGCCTCCGCGCCCAAAAGGCAAGCGCTTGACATAAGGCGCAGACACATGTTAAGCTGGCCCCTGCGTTACGTGGGCAGGCGGGTTGGTGGGCCCGTGCAGTTTATTGCCTGCGTTACGCATTATATGTGCTGCGGATGGACGCAGGCCTTATGCTGTGCCCGCAGGCCTTATGCTTCGTGCGAAGTATATCTACTGCGCCCTCCCCTGCACCCCTTCAGGCTACACGCAGGCTACTGCGAAGTCAATATGCTGTGTGACACTTTGAGAGCTGTCATAAACATCGCAATACTTCGCAACATAAGACCCCTCCCATAAAGTTTTGTGAGAATTTCAGAGTTTTATGTTGACTTCTTAGAGATTTTATGATAAGCTGAGCGCCAAGATGACTATAAGGCCCATAAATTATCAACACATAATCTATACTCAATCTACACATATTCCGTACAGATTATAAACTACATAAAAAACACAGCTTAATTAAAAAAAGGCTTTTATTTTAAAACCAATTATTTATTATGTCTAATCCCACCCCTTATTCAACATATAAAAGGCCTGAAATTAAACCTATTCTATTAACTAAACAGACTGTAGCTCATCTGTTTAAACTACCTGATAACATCTATACTTACTTACTTAATAGAATAAAGATAGCAGAAGATAATAATATTGATTGGAAAGATAACCTTGCTGGTAATATATCACGTTCACTTAAATTAGAAGATCCTGAGAATATGCTTATACATGGCATGTTCATTGATTTATTACATTCACCTGAGAATGATCCTTTTACTGTAGAGTTAATGGATAAGGAGATTACTGAGGCATATAAAAAGATATTTCCTGGCCATGTAGATACTGGTCATAACTTAGAACCTTATCTTTCTGCATTATGGGCTAATTGGCAATATAAACATGAATTTAATCCATTACATAATCATCATGGAATTTATTCCTTTGTTATATGGATTGATATACCTTATTCACATTATGATGAGCGTAAGTTAGATATAGCACGTGGCAGTATTAATGATTATATCGGCAATTTTGTTTTTACCTATGCTGATGGTAGAGGTATTAGTAATGAAGTTATACCTATGACGCCTAATATGAATGGTTGGGGATGTTTCTTTCCTAGTGAATTAAGTCATCAGGTTTATCCATTCTATACATCAGATAAACCTCGTATTTCTATTTCTGGTAATGTTCAGTTTATGGAGACTGTTGTAGATGATGATAATAAAAGATTTAGTCGGCAGATTAATTAAGGCCGTCAGGCATTACGGCATTAAACTTACCCAGCCTGTTACCAAATACTTTAGTCCTTGATTAGGTATTTCTGATCGATGAGTATGAGTGAATTGTGACGGCCATATTAAACATCTTCCTCGTTTGGCTTCTACTGTTGGATACATCTGAAATTCTGTTCCTGATATTGCATCATTCAAATAGATCATCCATGCTAATATTCTATATGAGGAATTGCCCATACCATGTTCACAATGCCATATTTTAAATCCATCAGTTTCATCCTCATACTTTTGAAAATTAAACCATCGATCTATTCCCCAATTACCATTGTATTGTAATTGTTCAAATTCTTCATCATATAATTTCATACATGGATTTAAACCTTTTAATACAATCTTATTAATTATATTATCCTCAGTTAATGATTGTCTATGTAATTCTCTGGCTTTCTTTCTCTCAGGATGATAACTTGTGCCTTCTTCAGTCCATACATATCCTTCTATCTTATTAGGATGTTTTTCAAATTCATCAATTAATATATCACAATCTTCTTGTGATAGTACATCATCATATTGGCCAATAAATGTAGGTATTGTCATTGTCATTGTACTCCTATGTTTCCATATAATGAATTTAAAGCTGTTGGCATTAAATTAAAACTTAACGATAATCTATTTGGTGTTTTATTATCAGGATAACCATGATTAATATATGACGGCCAAAATAAAGCATCTCCTGTATTTACTGGAGCTGTAACACTATTTGCATGGAACATATATCCAAACTTGTTATTCTTCTTACTTGGTTCATCAAAGATGGCTGGACTCTTTTCATTATTATTTCCATCATTAAAGAAATTAAGAATACTATTTTCATCAGTTCTCAAATATAATGTTCCTGATATTGTGCAATTACAATGTGAATGAGCTTTCTGCCGTCCTCCTACTTGACATTCATTATACCAAGCTTGAGTGAATCGCATACCATATTCATAGTTCATTACATCACAATAAACAAAATCAGCCATCTCCAATAAAGTGTCATGGAGTGGCTGTAATTCTGAATATAAATCAAATACATTTTCGTGATTGTGAAAATGTTTTAATTGTTCGCCATCATCCTCCTTTAATGCTTCTACTTCTTCCCTTACCTTCTTATCAAATATCTCCGCAGCCAAAGTACAAAGATCTTTATTCAATTCGATCTTTGTTAAAGGCTGTGGAAATAGTCCTATCGTGGTATGTTTCATTTGAACTGCAATGTTGATAATAATCAGGATAGACTAACAAGTTACATTGTGAATAGCCGTGCATTGTGTGAGGAGTGTCCCATTCATGTAAACAAATAGTTATGTATTGTTTACTAATAAAATTAACATAACCTTCCCATACATCAATATCACTTTTATAACTGATGATTAGGCCTTGTTTAAAATCTTTGGCCTTCATAAAGCATCAAGCAATGGTGCCAATTCCTCCTCAGATTCTATTCTTATTTGTCGGCGTAATTCAGTTTTTACATGACTTAAGTGTCTATGAAGCATCGATTGTTGTCTATTCTCAAAGACGAGTTCCTCAACTTCGATGATTCTATCAAGTGCTGATCTGAGCCGTATGAGTGTTTCTGATGCCATTTAAAATACTCCACAATTTCTTGATAAATGTGACTGTTGTATGTAGTCATCATATCATAAACTCCGACACATAATAATCAACTGTTATTTCTAATTCAGCGGCCTCAGCTTCACATTCTTTCCAAAATTGTTCGATTGAAGCATCAATCTGTGCCTTTGTATAAGGATCAACATTAGGCTCACTTTGTTCGTGATTACAGAATAGATCAAGAGTAGAATCGTGCATTAGTTGTTAGAGCAAATGGATGGGTCAATTTTACATAATTCAGCATATCGATCTTGTTTAAGTTCGATTGCTTTGTTGCCGACTTTAGTTGCATTATATACTAAAAATGTAAGCCAGGCAATGAGAAGTGTTAATATCAATTTAACTTTCATATGGATCAACCTCGCCAAATACAGTACCAACTAATACCTCATATTCAGCTACTTCTTTATCACTTAAATGATAAACAAAGTCATCTATAATTGATTCCAAAAACTTATCATCTTCTTGTTTAATAGCATACATGAGATCAGTAATTAAATCTTTTCTTTGTTGTAATTGGCTCATAACACTTCCTCCATGACTTCACTTGTATCTTGAATAGTAAATTCAATTCCCATATCAGGATACCAACAGGTACTCTCTAATTGACAGTTAGTGAGATTATCATTCTTAAGATAGTAAAAAGTAATACTATCATCCCCATCATAGTTTGATAGAGTTTCTATTAGTTCTGATACTGTCATTAGCCCTTCTCCATTGTATTAACAAGTTGATCGATACATTCAGCATAAGCACCATTAGTATCAACAATACATTTGGCTACATTATCAGCAACATTATTTGTTTTTACATCCTTTACATTATCAACTAACTCTTCCCATAATTCCTCATCATGGTTATCAACCATTTCTTGAAGCTCTGGTTCAGATAGATTATAATAATAATCTATTAAATTATCATAAACATATTGTTCCATTGTTTTATAATCCATACCGTCAACAATCATTTCTGTGAATTGTTCGGCAATAGAATCAAATTGAGCTGGATTGAGTTTTGGCATTAGTAGACCTCTTTAGAGATAAATGAATTAAATTTAAAAGGATTACATATATTCCATCCAGTAACTTCTGCTCTTTCAACATCATCAGGCTCATCATAGTAATAAGCACTATTCAAATAGGCCTGAATTTCTTCACATAAATGTTCACCATTTATGTCATCATTTTCATCAACCATTATACGGGCTGTGAATGTGATTTCTTGTAATGCCATTATAAACTACGCTCCCATTCTCTGAATAATCTTGAATTCAAACTTCTTAACTCAAGAATATCTTCTTGCTCTAAATCTGGGGCATTATCTAATGTAAATGCCACACAATCTAAAGCAAGTTGTAATTCATTACTTTCCATTGTAGCCCTCCTTAGTCATACGGTTTCTTTGTATGAATTGAGGACTGGTATTGAAGCCTGTAACCTCATAACCAAAATCAAGACGGTCTTTGACAATCTGATTCATTTCAACAATATCCACAACCCGCTTGGATTGTGTTCCAAATCCCTCTAAGGTCAAAACCTTAAGGAATTTATCAGAAGGCTCTCCACTCCAATACTTTGTTGGATAGAAATCGATTTTCATGGAGCCCTTTCCACCTGATTTAAGTTGCATGGAATAAACTCCTTTGGTGTTTACATAGCCATTATAGGGCAAAAATGCCCCTATTAGGGGCATCTAGTGACAGTTTCTTTACCGTCCATCTGTATAAGAACCTAGTACAGAATTACCATGTCTGACCTCGGCATATCCATATTCCTCGGATAGGTCAAGGCATAGACCCCAGCAATCATCTAGGTCAACAAATGAGGAATTCTCAAATGGTGCAGATGGGCAATGAACTGAATACCTCATAAGACTGCTGTGTTGTTTACATAGCCATTATAGAGCCTCTCAGGTAAAAATCATCCTACCTTGTGACACTATTTTCTCTGGCCTTGATCCTGAGTGGCCCGATCTCTATTATGTTATCTTGGCTAACTTCAAAGTCAGTATATGACACTAAAACCGTAAACTGTCTAGTCCATCCTAGTACCCAATTATCGCCCTGTACTCCCTTATTGCAACATCCACTATTGAGATTAATTACATTAGTAAACAAGTGCGGATGTTTTACCATTTTCTTACTCACAATGGCCATTATTCCACTCTCTATGACATAAGAGCTCTTATATTGATCTAAGTAACGTCCATTTTCAACCTTTAAGGCTAAATCTGGTTCCACGCCTTCCTTTAACAAGTTCTTAGGATCGCCAATAACATAAGTGCCTTCTTTAAGTATTGTCATAATACTGAATGAGTAGGATACCAGCCAGTTGTGAGTAGTAATGATATATCTGCCTTATTGTCTTGTGCCTCGCCAGGCGTATGTTCCTTCAGCGGCAAGTGCGCCATACCCATCTTATGCGCTAAATCTATTACCTTAACACTTTCGCCTGTGCCAACCGATATAGGCCCCCTTATATTACTATCAGCAAGGTAACGTATTGCTCTACATACATCCTCTACATGTATCCAATCTCTTTTATGATTTGTTAGATATGTGGCTGTCTTATTCTCCAGTCTACGGTATAACATATCTGGGCGACTATTCATTTCACTATAAACCGTAGTTAGCCTCAATCCTACACTATTAGGCGGAGCCATTTGTTCATTAATCCATTTACTCATAGCATAAGGATTCTCCCAATACTTACATAAAACTGCACTAGATGAGGCATATACTAATCTTGTATCAGTCTTAGCACACCAGTCAAATAATGGTTTGGCCTTAAGTACATTATTTTCGTAGTATTTTCTTGGGTTATCTAAACTCTCTCTAATATCGGCAAAGGCTGCCAAATGTATAACAAGATCATAATTACCCATAGTAAAATCGCCAATGTTATCAGGTAAATCAATACCCATAACATTGGCGTCACCATGAGAATCTTTAAAGTCGGCATATACATGCCGACCTATAAAACCCTTATGTCCAGTTATTAAAACTCTCTGTTCGATCATTACGCTGCTACTGATTCAAGTTCTGGCTCAGGAATATTAACTTTTCTAATTTGTAAGCCAACATCACTATAACCACCATCTATTTTATAACAAGTCCAATCATCATTTTCAAAAATGTAGGCATATTCCTCATTATTTTTGAAATAATTGTACTCATTTACATCTAAACGTGGTGCTTCATCAGCTCCACCATAATACTCAACTTGTGGAGCACGTTTTACAAACTCTTTCTTTTCATAATCATAGACATTATCTGAATCACATGATGACATATTGCCACCATCGATTAACTCAGCTACTTTGTCTCTAGTGTTAAACTTTGATTTTAAAGTAACACCTAACCACTCAGGATAACCATCCCAATGATGATAAACAGATAGAATAGAATCATCTGCTAATCTTAACCCGATTCGAGAACGTGTAGCCATTTGAAAAAAGAAATTAGTGTGAATAGAGAGCCCCTCTATTTTCGCATTAACCTCGCCCTAGTTAGCATAAGGTATAGAGGGGCGGTTTTTGTTACTCTCCAGCAATCTCCTCAAGTCTAGCTAGAATCTCACTGCCTGTTAGGCAATCTTCAAATAGCCAGTTTACATAGTCAGGAGTTGAAACGATTGCTTCAGACATTTTTAAAAAAAACGAAGTACGGAGGCGGGTAACTTTGGTGGAGGCGAACCCTTTCCTCTATGTGGCCAGTATAGTCTATTTCTGACCCCTTGCAACCCTCTTTTGGCCAGTTCGTAGACTGGCCTTGTGTTTGGTAATAAAATTACGGGCCGACTGTTCATTTCTAGCATAATGTAGTATTATGCCATCGTGGACAATGGCCAGTTTTGTTTTACTGCCCATGACAGGCACACCATAGTACCCATCATTAGTAGCAAAACCGTGTTCACAATCCTTATAGAATCGTGCTATAGATTTTAGTTCTTTTTTATCCATTAATGATAATAAGTGCCTGTGTGATCTCTACGAAAATCTCTACGAAAATCGTCTTCAATCACATTAACAATAATACCATTTAGTATTTTATCGAAAGATTCAGCCATCCTACGATAACCAGAGCCAACATACATTTGTCCAGCAAATACTGAAATAGTTGCAGCTCCCCAGAAGATGTAGTACCATCTAGATTTAACCTGATGGCGTTGTTTTTTTGTTAGTTTCATTTCAATACCTCGCTGGTATTATACTTCTATACTCCATTACATCCTCTGGCAAATCAGTTTCCATTGTTAATGGCCGATGTCCATTAACCATCTTTAGTATATCACTCACCTGACTTTTTTGGCGATTGTGATAATCAATACGACTCTCTAGAATAGCCCTGAGATCCTCATAAAAGGATACAGGACTTTCATTATCATCCAAGTAGGCGTAAACGGCCTCAGTTAATAGTTCTTTGTGTTCAATAGCCATTTCAATCACCTCATGTAAAGATAACCACCAGCCCAGCCGCAATTAGCAGGGTTATGGATGAATTCACGCTCTCTAATGATTCTCATATCATATCTAACGTACTTAGCTGGAGACTTCCAAGAGGCTGGTTTGTAAACCTCACCAGTTTTCTTGTCAACAAAAGCATGAACACTGCCATCTCTATATTCATTACGATCTTGAAATGTATCGTAATCTTGTTGAATGATTTTAATGTATTTTCTGCCAAATTCCATACGGAATCTCATAAGTTTAGCAGTGCCATTCTCAATCTCTGCTAACTGTTTGTTAGCATAGGCTGATAATTCTCCATTTGCTGAGAATCTCTCAGAATTGTTCATTATCATTCTTTTATGATAATCAAAATAATTCTGTTCTAAAGCACGGCATAACTGCCATGTCCACTTCTCAACCTTTTGATCGAGAGTCAATTTTTCGTCAGGGAAAACTGCGATTGTAGGAATTTCCCTTGTTTGATAAGAAGTTGTCATAAGGGGTGTTTCCTTTTGGTTACATGGCCATTATAGTACCACAGAAGTGGATTTCAATGAAAAGTGGCCAGTTTATCGGCTGACCACTGAAATTGCTGGTTCTCCCTTCTCAAAGATAGTATCTACTACAGTCTGTAGCCTACGATGAGTAGAAATGCCAACCTTACCTAGAATAGGAACACAGAGTAATCCCACGCCTTTAGTATAAGAAGGTATGTCACCCGCTTTTAACTCGCCTGAGGACATTCTGGCTCGGTCACGAGGGTCAATCCTAATGACTCTACCTATTGTCTGAGCCATAGAAATATAATCCATATTTCTCATCAGGATACAAGAAGTTAATCCATTGACATTAATGCCCTCAGATAGAATAGAATGATGGAAACAAATGAATTTCTTGTTTACATCAGATCCCCATTCTCTAAGAGTTTCAAAGAATGTTTGACGATCTACTTTTTTATTGTTAATGTATGCACCATACTTAGAAGTAATGTGCATTACAGCATAGTCACGTTTCATGGCCTTAACAAAGAATGAAGAATGTTTCATTAAATTGTTAATATCCTTAGTTCTCTTAGCAGTGACTAACACTCTCTCCATGTGAGCTTGTTTATCCAAAACATTCAAGAGATACTTACAATCCCTTTCATGTATGTTAGTAACTCCACAGACTTGTAACTCATGGGCTGTTACTTTAGGAGAACAAATAGCACCATAATCAATGAGATCTCTAGCCTTAACTGAAACTAGAACCTCACCAAATATATCAGGATCATTCATCCCTGCCTTCATAGGTGTTAAACTATGTTTAGGTGTAGCAGTAAAGAAGTAAGAACGTCTAGCTACTAATGAAAAATAATCGACTGACTCTATAAAATTCTTCTGAACACTATTATGGGCTTCATCAAAATATATTGTATCAACTTCAATATCAGAATCGGATACTCTATGTAAAGAATGATATGTGGTAAAGATTAACTTATTACTTGGTGTTTTATTGATCCATTCTTTAATCTCATCCGTCTTAGTTGTACTATAGTGGCATGTATCTCCACTATGAACATGAAGAACATTTAATTGAGGATGAATATGTTTTTCACCCAAATGTTCAAGGAATTCTGCTGATAATTGTTGTGCTAATAGGATACGAGGAGCAACAATAATAATAGTAGCTTCACTAGAATTTTCAATAAGTCTCTTTGCATCTTGAATCATGCAAAAAGTCTTACCGCCTCCAGTAGGTACTATTAATTGGCCTTTGTCCCTAGACAGCATTGAATCAATTACCAACTGTTGATAGGGTCTTGGCCTCATTTAATAATAGAAATAGGACGAGAGGAAACAAAACATAACCAACTGCTTAAGTTCGACTTAAATGCGATTGAACGCAACCTTGAAAGTCTTATGTTGGTAGGTTTGTTTCCCCATGGCTATAATAGTCTATTTCAACCGTTTGTCTCGTTAGCTTGTGCCAGTTTGTTGAGTGACACACGATCTGGGACTTTAAGACCTGCGTTCATCAGAAAATTTACTACTAAAGCCTCAAAGAAGACTAAAGGTAAAACAATTACGTCAAATCCATCCAGTTCTTTAGCCTTATCAATCCAAGTTTTCATAGTTTTACTCCACTAATGTGCCAAATGATCTACGAATTTCACGTAGCTTTTCAAGGTTCATATCTTTAGTTCCGCCATCATAAGCATGAGCATATCCTTCAGTAATCATTTGTTCATTGAGACTGGTAGTAGCATCCCCAATATAACACCAGCCAAGAAGACGCCCATATTTCCCGACTCCGCCCTCGAGCTCAGTACGGATAACAAGATCATCATCACCACTAATAGCACCTTCCAGTTTTTCTTTAAGCCAGTTCGTTGCATCAATACCAAGAGCCTTTTCCTCTAAATTTCTTGTTCTTTTTTCTGGCGTATCAACTCCAGCAATTCTAACTCTTTCTTTCTTGAATAAGTCAAACCCAAGATCAATGGTGACATCAATAGTATCGCCGTCAAGAACACGATTAATCTCCGTTACTCGAAAGTTGTAGCAGCTCTTTCTGCTAGGTGGAACCATTGCTCCCATAATCCTCTAAGGTAAGTATGGATATTTATCAGTCAATCCTCTTCCTATAGTCATTTAGTTTACCTAATACTTCTTTGTAACTAACACTATAAAAGGCTTCTTGTCTAATTTGATCTTCCTGAGATAGTAAATGTAATGCTGTAATTATAGCATCTATCTCATCTATCGTTAATTCATCATTGAATATTGTCTCTAATACCTTTTTACCTAATTTCATTTTTTAAGAACTCCAATTTGAACTAATACAAACATAGTAATTGCAGTCCAGACTATAATATACCACATATTCATTTTTTAACTACCTTGAATGATAAATTAAACGTCTGACGTTTACCAGTATGTTGTGGTATTGTACCATGAGCTAACCAATTTGGAAACAGCAACATCATGCCATCTTCAGGTTCAATATATTCAATCTTACTACGATCATCTCGCCAAATATAATAAAATAGGCCAGAATCTATCTTATCTTTAGGTAATGGCTTGGTCTGTAAATATATCGTTGTGCTTAAAACATCCGTAGGATAATCTCTTGAATGTGTATGAGGAACATGAAAGCTTCCCTTCTGACCTATACAAGTCCAAGCATATGTCATCTCTAAATCATAGTCATAGTCTATGATTTTGTTCTTAATTGTTATATCTTTTATCTGTAATTTTACGAAATTAATAATATCATCATCCAAAAGCTTCAGAGTTTCGCTAACATTTGGTTGATGTTCTTTATTTTCATATAAGCAAAATTGTTTAATATTTCCTCGGCAAGATGTATCTCCAGCCACATCTTTCAGATTGTTATCCCTAACAACCTTATTAATTTTCTTCTGCCATACATCAGTAATACTATGGTGTAGTAGTCTATCTACTACCCAATCTTCCTCATGATCTAAATGTACTTCTTCCCCATTACTACCTAAGAGGTTATTAATATATGGTTCTACTTCTTCCGCAGAGAGTTCTCCACTAATTCCACCTAAAAACTTTGCTGGTATTTCCATGATTAAATTCGCAGTAAATTAAAAAAATCGCAGTAAAAATACTGCGTACACAGTAGATATGCTGTTAAGTTGCAGCATTAATTGATCCAGGCAGTGTAGGCCAGTTAATAGTATCTGCTAAAATCTGAGCATCTGTAGTATTAGCTGGTAAATCTCTCAGTGCTGCACGATATGTTTGCCATTCTGCTTTCTTTGCAGCTGTAACAGGTGCATCATCAAGAAGATAAAAATCTGACTGAGCAAGATAATTATTTCTCTTTGCCTTAAATGCTTCTTTCTTCTGTTCTGTTAATTCAGAATCATTCTTTACCCTTACAGCTTTTGCACTATCATCCCATTTATATAACCAATCTTGCTGAAGATTCTCAAAATCTGCTTGACTAATCTGATACTTACCATAGGTAGCAGCATCAGGATCACCTGTTAAATCAGGTTCATAACTCATTTGGCTAAAAACTAGACCTGTATCAAGTTTAGTTAATATCCAAAACTCTTCTACTTCAAAACCGTCGGCGTCATAAGTTGGCATGATTACTTCCTCCAGATTGCGATCCAGTTGTTACTGGGTGTTTGTCTCTGTTCTTGGAGACGGCAGAATACGTTTACCCTGTTGTTACCATTCTGTACGTTGTAACGGCAATACAGGTTATCGTTTCCATCCACACCACCAGAAAAGAAACCTTGTCTCCTACTTGGAATGAATCCTCTCAAGTTACCAATGTTATATCCACTAGGAGGGTTAACATTACTACTATCTCCGTTATTGGTTCCATAACTTACACGGAAGTTAGTATCATAACGTGATAACTGGGCCGCACTGGTATTCTGACCATTGGCCTGGCGATAATTGTCAGCTCTGACGGTACTCATTTTTTACCAATATAAATGTTGACCTAATATATTTATATAGGAAACCTATTGTGCTTCCCACCAGTAACTCTCTGGGATTCCATCATCATATTCCTCTTCAGCAACACTGATGATTTCTACATCCTCTCCATCCCCAATCTCAAACATCTTATTCCATTCAAAATTGTCAGGATGACTACCATCATCCATTAATTCTAAATCTAAGACAATACGGTAACGACGTTTCTGCATGGCGAGATAAGTCATCGGCCTGAGGATTGAGTACTAGCCTAGTATATGTATATTACTTTTCCTTGTCAAGCCCCTTCTCAGCAATGTGTTCGGTCACTAAATTCATAAAAACATTAGAGATTTCCTCGTTTAAATCGTCATGGTCATAATCTAAATCATCAATTGCTCCAACTAATTCATTAATCGAAATCATATCATCTGTTTCATATCTATCCAATAAGTATGCCTTTAGTGTCTGTAGTTTACCGTTCATGATTACACCTCATCTTTATGGAATCGTTTAGACCACATGGTTAAGCTATATTTAACACCTGATTTTAACTCGGTGCAAGTATGTCCATGTGAAACTTGGCCTGGAAATAATATACACTTACCAACAGGTATATCCTTATTACTGAATTTCTGTCTAGGGAACTCTAGATCTGCACCTTGATAGTTATCATTTAGTTTAACAGATCCAGTCACCAAAGAGGCATCATTATGTAAGGCCAAATTTGTTTGTGTATTCATAGCATATCTCATAACAAAAGCATCTCTCATACCATACATCTCCATAGGATGCCAGAATCGTTCAATGATTGGATTTAATATATCTTGCCAATGTTCTGCCATCTCTTCCCATAGACTTATTTTTTTTAATCTAATCTCTTGAGCAGGGAATTTATCATATGAAAGACTACCCCATTGACCATATTCATCAGCTCTACGAATCATTTCATGACACATATTTGGTGACATATAATCAACAAGAATCATGTCAGGCCCAAGTAATTCATATTGGTCTGTTTGGGTATATACTATTCCACCACCAAAGAATCTATCAAATACACTCTGGAAATGTTTCTTTGCAGACCCATCCCCATTACCATGATAGAAACAAGGATAACATCTAGTCTCATTATTAAATAATGTTCCTCTTTCTATCTTTAAATTCTCTTCATGACACTGAAAGACATAACATTCATGATCCAATTTTATATCTAATCTTTCAGACTCAGGAGCAGTTGAATCACCATTCAAATATGCCTTCTGATAATAAAGTTGATCGTCTTCCTCATTCTTTATCCCAGCATTCATTATTCTTTTGAGTTCATCAACTCTACCAATAAACAATCCACTATTCAAATACCTATACTTAGTTTCACATTCAGGAAACTCTAAGTCTTTATCGGGCCATAGATGTTCTTCAGCTGCAAATAATACCTTACATTTAAACTCAAGAAATCTACGTGTTATCTCTTCTAAATCTGATATTGCAAACGTATCAAATCCATCAGCAAATAATACTACATCATGGTCTGGTAGACAATAAATGTAGTCCCGTAAAATATTAACCTTTTGACCTCCTCCAGGCCCACTCATATCTGATCCTGTCCATTTAATATCTTGACCAATACATAGATTCTTTACTCTAAAGTTCTTACCATGTGCAGATTCATGTAACCTCCAACATTTTGAATCATCATCACCAATAGTTACAGCATGTGTTCTAAAGTCTAGGAAATAATCATATCTATTATGAGGATCTACATCTGTACCAAATATCTCTCTACCAGCAGGGATAACAACATTCTCTTTATATCCAACTACATTGAGTCTATGTAATTGTGCAGGTAGATATTCATCTACAGGTATAATTTCTTTCTGTGGATTGCCTTCAGTTAAAATTTTTGCAGCTTCAGGAGTTATAACGTATGAAAGTGTCCAGTATGGATATTCAGGAACAACTAATTTCTTTTTCTTTTTGACTGATTTAGATTTACCCATCTCAAGCCAACCAAGATAGATAAAATTATATTCTTCTATGAGTTTATTAATTTCTGATTCATCCCATTCATCTGTAATATTAGCATCATCCTCAAATATCATTATGGGTTCATCGAGTTCAACACATTTCATCCATAAAGAATAGTGAGAAAGAAAACATCCTATCTCTCCACCTGTGATATGTGTATGATTAATTGGGTCACGCCAATTTTTATAGGTATCAAAACCCGAAGCATATAGAAAACTATAATCAAACTTACGACCATCAATGGCCTTAAATATTTCATAGTCTATCTTATCAGAGTTCTGGTCATAGAACCATCTCTTACGATCTTCTCTTTCTGGTAGTGAAATACAGAATTTTTTCATTTCCAATGTGGCCCCTCAAACCAACAAACAACACTATTACGAATACCTTTTGTAACTGGAGTTACCCAGTGTGGAGTCCATGATGGAAACCAGATCACAGTTCCTTGATCTTTATAAAAGGCCGGTCTTTCTCCTTGAACTGTAAGATGGAGATCTCCCCCTTCATATGTATCTGGGTCAGTTAGTTGTAATACCACAGATAACTTTCTATGTTTTGGTTCAGTCCAAAAAACATCATGGTGTTTCTTATATTCTCCCTTATAACTTTCATGGTACTCAGTGAATTGCATATATCTTAATTCATCAATATGAAAACCAAACCATTGGGTATTAGCCTTAATAGTCATTTTCCACATCTTATCAAAAATATCCTCAAATAGATCCTCATTCATCCATCTGACTTCACTCCTACGATATTCTTTATTCTTATTATCACCATGAGCTCCCAAATCGGCCTCTTCAACTTCAAGTTTTTGGCCTCGTTCTATTATATCATGACATTCCTCTTTTGTAAATGCCCTTTTCCATATAGCCCATTCACCATTCATTGTCTTTCAATATCCTCCTCAGTTAAAATATCTCCTCTCCATACTTCTATTATATGTGCCTCTTCATCTGATTCATTAATACCTTTATGCCATGTGTTAGGTGGTATATAAACACCCTTCTCAGTAGATAATTTATACATATCATCACCTACTATAACATGTGCATTACCAGTAACAATATTCCATGTTTCACTACGATTCTTATGTCTTTGCATTGACAATGAACTCTTAGGATTAATTACTAATTCTTTGACTTTAAATCCTTTTCCTTCATACAATACCTTATAATGACCCCAAGCTCTTTTTGTCTTAGGAGCACTCCAATCGGCTAATAACCAACTACTACTATTCTTTTTATCAACACCACCAACACCCCATGCAAAAGTAACCTTATCCACATACTTGAATAATTCAGGAGTATTATTATTACCTCTATCACCACCATTACAGAATACAATATCATCATTACTAGGTAACAATCTTTCTATTGCATCACATGCTGTATCATCTTCATCATTAAATGTTATTACTTCATCTACCATTGAAAGATTTTTGAGGATATTGATTCTCTCCTCAATAGGCATAAAATATTTACCTTTCTTTCTAATAAGCCATTGATCAGAATTAACACCAACTATTAATCTATCAGATACAGACCTAGCACCTTTAAAGAGAGCTATATGTCCAGAATGTACGGGATCAAACCCACCAGTTACCAATGAAATCATTTTTTATTCTCATTATATTGTTGTTTTGCTAGTTGTGTGTAAGCATCATACTTATCTTCGGGTTTTTTTCTACTTTCTTCTGTCAACATCTCAACAAGATCTGTATCCATCCATCCAGTCATAATATACTTCTTACTGGTATGGGATACTTCACTCCTATGAATATAACAAAAGTTAGCAGGGAACATGAGTACCTTCCCTTTCTCAGCTGTAACTCTTACATTTTGATGTTTGAATTCTGTACCTCCATCAGGTACATCATTAAGATATAGAATATAAACAAACATTCTATGTATCATAACACCTTGGGCATCACAATGCCATACTTTATAACCACCGCCAGGTTCATACATCTGAAACTGAGGTGGTCTTATAGAGAATAATTCTCCTCTAAAATGTAACTCTATCTCCTTATAATATCTTGGAAATAACTCATTATTCATCTCATCTGCAATCTCATCAAGTCTTAATTCCTTAGGGCCATTAGGATACATCCTAGCAAAATCAGGAGGTACTAGATCCCAACTATCTTTAACTGACTTGAAATCAAAATCATCTGGAGCATCAGGCATATAAGACACGCCAGGCCTACCATGACCAGCTGCCTTCAACTTTTCAAGTGCATCAATTACTCCATCACAGATCTCAGGATCCCTGATGAAGTATTCACGAATAAAATTGTCCAATTAATTAAACGTCTACAGCGTCACTAAAATATGTTGTAGTTTTTAAATAGGTATAAATCTGTGCAGAAATATCACTATCACCATCTATAAAACATCGATAATCTTTAGAGTTGTCTTTACCAACTACTCCAACATGTTTCGATCCATTATTTCTGGCTGTTTGGCTAGCATACACCGAAAGTGTGATCCAGGCAATACGTCCAGCTTTAAAGTTAACAAGTGGTTCCCCCAGAGAAACCCTTTCTGAATCTGTATATGTTTCGCCTGGGTATGGGTAATCAGCTAATCTCTTTTCCAACCTAACTTCCCTAATAACGAAGTAGGCATTAGGTACAGTTACACCTGTATTTGGAATTTCATAATCCTTACTCAATGCCATTGTGTTTCTCCAAGACTTCGATTCGTGCTCTCAAGTTATTTATGACATCATTCTGTTCCTTAATGGCCTCAACCAAGTGTGCAGATAAGTTTTGATATGCAACTCCTAGATATTGAGTTCCATCTGCAGCTGTATTAGAGTTATAAACCAAACTAGGTTCAACTTCTTGCATCTCTTGTGCAAGGAAACCTATAGTCGGTTGTCCATCATCTCTATCATCCTTCTCATTTATCCAGTTGAAGGAAACACCTCTCATCTTCAAAACTTTATCCAAAGATCCGTCAAGATTAGTGACGTTCTCCTTCAATCGTTTGTCAGAGTTACAAGTCATGATGTTATTAATACTAACACCATTGTTAGATGTCTCTAATCTAGTAGTGTTATTATGTCTCAACTGAACATATGAGTTATTCTGACAATAAACCATCCACTCATTGTTCACATCATTGTATAAACCAGTAGCGTTACCACCATCGTGCATGAATACTTCACGACCATCAATAGAGAATCCTTCCCAGTTACCAGCACCATTACCACCACAACGAATTGTTCCGTAGTCACCTAAGTTATCATCAATATATCTGGAACCAGATACATACATACCTGAATCACCACGGAATTTCTCTGGTGAATAAACACCATTACCAAACTCATTCTCATTATTAACTCTCAACCAACCATCATTATAGTCAGCGGTAACAGCCGTTCTAGAGTTGAACGACATACCTCTGTTGTCATTAGATGAGTTTGCAGTAAAGTTAAGAACATCATTACCACTACCTGTTATCTGAACAGATGATGGATTGTTGGGGCCGGCAGGGCCTGTAGGGCCTGTTGGGCCAGTACTACCAGTTGCACCCTTCTGACCTTTCTGACCTGTTGGGCCAGTTGGGCCGGTAGGGCCGGTTGGCCCTGTTGGGCCAGTAGATCCTTGAGCACCCTTCTGTCCTTTGGAACCTTGAGGGCCGGTTGGGCCAGTTGGCCCTGTTGGGCCAGTTGCACCCTGAGCACCTTTCTGTCCTTTAGGGCCAGTGGGGCCTGTTGGGCCAGTCGGGCCAGTTGCACCTTGTTCACCCTTTTGACCTTTAGGGCCAGTTGGGCCGGTTGGGCCTGTAGGCCCAGTTGGGCCGGTGGGCCCTGTTGGGCCATCTACACCATCAACACCCTTCTGACCTTTTTCACCCTTTTCTCCCTTCTGTCCCTTTTCACCTTTCTCACCTTTCTGTCCCTTCTCTCCTTTTTCTCCCTTCTGTCCTTTATCACCTACTTCTCCTTTCTGTCCTTTAGGCCCTTGTAATGCAGCAGTCGCAATAGACTCCCACTTAGTACCATTAGCATCACCAATAAGAACTGATGTTGCAGCACCAACTTGATTATAGTAGTCTTTCAGGAATGACTGTAGTTCTAAAGTAGCACCAATCGTGGCTGCACCACCAACTTGAGTTGCATCAAGCCAGGCAGTTCCATTTACAGTAATACCATATCCAATTGTCTGGAGTTTGGCATCACCACCATCATAATGTAAATCAACTGAACCATCATCATTAGCGACAATAGAATTTTCACCAGACTTAGCCTGAATTACTATATTACCACCATCATCATTATCAACATTATTTCTAACAAATAAATTACCTGTATTATTATCAATATATCCTATTGATCCTGTATGATATACTTGAAGGTCGTTATCTGAACCGATAAGAAGTTTAGTACTATCACTCCATCTAGAAGCCCCAGTATGAGTAGTAACACCAGTAACAGTAAGAGATGATGTAGTATTAGAAGTAGCTGAGGTTACTACATTAGTTGTAATACCCGTTACTTTTAAGTTCGTGAATGTTGGCCAATTCGTTAGACCTAGTTCACCACTACTGATCGTTAATCCACTACTTGCCTCTGCTGGTATCCTAACGACACCATGAGTTACTTGGGTGGCCTTAGTATATTCATTCGTCGTTACAACACCCGTAACCCGACCATATGAATCGATACTAATAGCCTGTACAAATTGCGTCGATCCCGTTGAAACATAACTTTGCGACGGGTTAATAGCCTTTAAATTAATATTATCAGGAGTAATATAGATTGCATTAGTATCAGCACTAACAACATCAATAGTATTGGCAGTCTTCTGTAAACCATCACCAGCCTCTACCTGTCCAGGCGCCGTAAACTGGGTATATTCTAATGCAGTAGTACCAATCGCAACTGGTTCTTTCGTTAACTGAACGAAACCATTACCACTGTTTCTAACACCTTCAAGAACGAAAGCGAACGCACCAGAAACCATTTCGTCTGGTTCGTCCATATCATTGGTTCTTTGCAACTCCCATGAAGTTGATCCAGATCCAGTCCTAGTAACCTCATAGAATCCATTCTCAAATGTATTACCTACACCAGAAGCACCTTGATCTTTAATTAGAACACGAGCTTGAACTGTAAAGTCAACACCATCAATAGCACCTAAACCATTAGTATTCTTCCAAATCTTTGCACCAACACCAGATAATCCATTATTGTATGTGTAAGCACTGATGGCCTCTGTGGATGCCATAGATACGGCAGCCTTAACAACGATACCAGCCTGAACAGCATCAACATATGACTTAGGAACATATTCTAAAGCATCAAGTGGAATATTGGTAGTTGTATATGTTCTTTGTGTGTACCACTTACCATGAACAGTACCATCTCCACCGATAGTTACCTGTCTTTGTGGGTTTGTACTTCCGATACCAACATAGTTATTGGAATCTGTAAAGACAAATCCAGTTGCACCACCTAATGTACCACTATTATTATATTGAACCTGACTATCTAAACCATTAGCCTTATCGAGTTGATCTACTGTAATAGTAGCACCTAAACCACTAGCAGAAGCAGTAACTCCAGTTCCAACAAAGTTGACAATAACAACACTACCAGCAGTACCTACAGTAGCACCTTCATCCTTAATTGTAATACCACCAGCAGGAGTGTTTACCCAGTTAACCTGACTTCCTGTTGATTGAAGAACTTGGCCTGCATCACCTATTTGTCCATCTTTATCTCTTATACCACCCCAGAATTGAGTATTTCCAGTGACGGTCATTGCCCCTGAAACTGTTGCACCACCACTAACAACAACACGGTTAGCAACAGTTAAGGTAGTAACAACACCAGTTACACCATATAAAGTCTGAGTATCAAGTATATTCGCACGAATATTAAGAGTACCATCTCCACCATCAAGATTGGTAAGTGAAAGATTAGTAAAGGTTGCAGCAGTACCTACAGTATCCGTGGGAGTAAATCTTGTAGCGTTAAGATCTGTAAATGTTGCAGCAGTACCGACTGTATCTTCAGGAGTTAGTCGAGTAAATGTGGCATCAACAGATGTTAAAGCACCACTAACATTAGTGTCAGTGGATGTTAAGTTAGTGATAGTACCAGATGTACCTACAATATCCTTAACAGATGTGATTCCTGATACAGTAAGATTAGTGGCAGTAGAGGCCGTAGCTACTGTATCTGTAACAGTTAGGGTGGTTACAACACCAGCAAGGGCATATAGATTCGCTCCAGCATCAAGCGTTTCCGCATTGACTGTAGTAATTATTCCTGTAGTTGCAGTAATTATTCCTGTTACATTAGCACCAGTTACAGTAGGTGTATCTGAAAATCCTCTTGTGCCTGTAGTATCACTTATGATAACAGATTGATTTGCACTAGCCAATCCTAGATTAGGTTCTGCATCCTCTAATCCTAGAAAAGTGTGTCTGTCTGTAGAGAGTCCGGCGTCGCCAGGAGCATTAACTGGTACTCTACCTGAAATGTACTTAGGCATCGTTTATTTACTGTTTAGCAGTTTCCAAGATGTTAAGAGTAAGTTCTACAGTACTATTTTCTGTAGCACTTATTTTAAAAATGTCACCTGTTTCCAGAATTAATTTACCATCAATCATAGAGAGAGTATCATTCTTAGGAATTTTAATCCCATTGACAATGGCAACGTCACCATAACCATCTCCACCAGTTCTATTATGAACGGCAGTTATAGTAGCAATACCAGATGATACATTAGCAGCGTATGCACCCAATATAATAGATGCTACGTTAGCAGGGGCAGTATAGATGCCGACTGAGGCGGTGGTTACATCATGTCTAACCGCCTTAAAAACATTTAACGGGGTAATCGCCATTTTTCTTTAATCTTCTAGTGCTATGATTAGAGGTGTTACTGTATTTAACAGACTTTGATTGAAGGCTCTACCTGAGATAGTACCTGTTACTTGGTTAATCGCAACATCATTACCAATTCTGAAGTTACCAGATTGGTCTGTAGAGGTGTAAACTACTATTCCACCATCTCGATTAACAATTTCAGCGGACTGAATACCAACACCACCAAGTCTAGGTCTTGAACCAGCCATATCTCCACCTGAACCAATCCACTCAAATGAGTGTGATGAGGCCAAGATGAGACTTGTTTGGTAGAAGAACGCTGTAGATCCTATACCAATAGCATTATTAAGAACTTGGTCAAATACAACGGTTGATATACCAGTGTATTTGTCAGGTTGTGTTGCCTCTTGTACTGTATAATACAGAGGACGCATACCAGTAGTTGTACCAGCAGAAACCGAAGGACTTCCACCAGTAAGTGTTATAGAAGGATTATTAACGTATTGTGAACCATTATTGGTTACATTAATCTCCTTAATAGCTCCATTTTCAAGAACGGCCTCAGCAGTAGCAGTTGTACCATTATCCCCTTCTGGGGCACTAATAGTAATAGTTGGCTGTGAAGCATATCCACTACCAGGCGATGTTACATCGATTTTATCTAACTGTTTATATAATGTATCAAGATAAACTACTTGACCATCATAAGGACGGTTAGCATAAAGTTTTGAAGCTGCGGCTCTTCTTACTGTACCACCACTCACATATGTGTGGGCCAGAGTTGAGATACCTACATCAAGAGTAAAGGTATTAGTAGTAATACCAGTTACTTCAAAGACACTACCAAATCTAGAATTACCGTCTGGATATGTTTTAATACCAGCAGTACATGTTAAAGCAATACCAGCAAGTCTTACATAATTTTTAGCGGCCAAATGATGTGGTTGACTGGTTGTAATAGTAGTTAAACCAGTAAGATGATCGTGAACAAATCCCGAAACCGTTCTTATTCCAGCTTGAACAAATGTATGTGGAACAGTACTAATACCAGAATAGATATTAAACTTTCTAGCATCAAGTAGTGTAGCACCACAATTAACGGTTAACTGAGTTGTACTTGTTACATTAACAGTAGTTCCGACCCCACAAATAGGATCAGCTATTCCAGACTTACCAACAAAAATCTCAAATGTATTAGTCTGTGAATTAGAAACAACTGTTGCTACTCCAGCAATAGGATCAATCCCGTTTCTTGGATAATCATGTTGAGTTGCATGTACATCCTTGGAACAAGTGAATTTAACAGCATCATTTGCAAGGGTAACAGTGTTACCATTTGATAAACCATGACCAGCAGAAGTCACTGTCATAATACCAGCTGCACCGTCATAAACAGTACCAGCTTCCGCAGTAATTGTTCCACCAATACTCTTCGTAATAGCATTAGTAACGCCACTTACAAATGTATGTGCAAATCCTGGCCGTGGATAAGCTTGTGGATGTTTGTAATTATCTTTGGCACATGTAAATGATATTGATTCCTCAGATATAGTAATCTGATCAGCAGTTGACATTCCATGAGCAGCTACAAAGTCTAATGTCAATACTCCAGTAGCAGGAATATATGTTGCATTAGTAACAGTTACAGCAGCACCTGCAGCAGCTCCAGTTTTAATTGTTACTGCACCTGCATCAGCGGAAACAAACTTGTGAGTGTAATTACCGCCAGGGATGTCTATGACATCATATACATTACCTGATTTTCCAGGCTCACCAATTGGATTTGGGTAAATGTCAGTGGTTATACCAGTTCTAACAATACCATTCTCCAAATAAGTATGAGCAATCGTAGAAGTTCCAACATTAACTGTAAATTGAGTATTACTCAATATAGAGTCAACTTTAAATTGATATCCGTTTGTACCATCTGGGAATATATGTGTACTTACACCAGCATAACCAGAACAAGTAAATGCAATTCCAGATAATTTAACATGATCACCACCAATTACTCCGTGATTGGTAGCTGTTGTTATAGTTGAAATACCAGTAGCTTCATTATAAATGAAACCACTAACTGCATGTGTCTGGCCATAACCAGCAGCACATGTGAATCCAATACCTTGTAGACTAGCACCATAACCAACTTTAAGATTATGATCCTCTTCTGTAGTTACTGTAGAGTAACCAGTTACATTATCATATTCAAAGTTAGTAATCTGAACATTCTTAACTGGGAATTGAATCTGAAGACGGTCACTAGCAATACCAGAGGCAGTTGAGGTAATACCTGTGTATTGAAGTAAACTAACATTGTCAGCAACAAGACCATATTCACCAAAGGATGAGTTAGAGTTAGTAATATCACACTGTCCACCAGATTCACAGAAAATACTGGTTCCAGAGTTAATTGTGAATATAGAAACTAACTGAGCATAGGCCTTATTCGTAATCGAAACACCTATACCATTCAAGTTGTATTGTGTAAATGAGTCAACAACCATAGAGCCGTTAACACCATTATTACCACTTCTCAAATTACCATCAATTCTCAATCCTATACTATTAGGAATGAAATTAGTACAGTTACGAACATATGGTGACTGAGTTACAACACCTACTCTATTTGGATCAAATGAAATAACTGCACCAGTACTTGCAGATCCTACAAAACTAAAGTTCGTAAAGTGAACCCCATTGTTGACATGAAAAAAGTCCTTATTCTGCGTTTGCGGAACAAGAACGGTTGATCGTAAATCCTCTCCTTGCAATGCAACGCCAGGAGGAACAACTATTGGGTTTGATTCTACATATGTACCTGATGCTACTTCAATTGTATCACCAGAGGTACTGATTGCTACAGCACCTGAAACTGTTTTCTTTGCCTTTAATCTATCACTACCGTCGTTATTAGTATCGTCACCGTGCGGAGACACGTATATAAATCTACCAGCCGTTAGAGCGGAACCAGCCCGAATATTTAAAATCCTAGCACCTTCTTCTTGCATCCACAGAACACCATCCTTGGTGTTCATTGCTATCTCACCTATTGGTAATTGTGCTGCTGATGGAGATTTTCCAGTAACAGAGGATCTTTTAAAACGAATATTTGATGCCATTTGGCGCTCTAATAACGGTATCTACCTAGTCACCGATAAAGATCGGTCTGATCTATTTAGACAAGTCTTCCACCTTGGCCTTAAGATCTTCAATTTGAATTTGTTGTTCTTTAATAGCCTCAACTAAAAGACCAACCATGTTCTGATATGCAACTGATTTGTCTCCACTTTTTTCTCTTTCACTAACCAGAACAGGGAATGCCTTCTCAACATCCTGAGCAATAACACCAGTAGATTTAACTCCGTCTCTCTTCCAATTAAATGTAACTCCTCGGATCTGTTTTACCTTATCAAGAGCATTAGGAATGACCTCAATATTATCTTTCAGTTTTTCATCTGAGTTAATAGCAAAAACGTTTCCACTTGGATTATAAACCAGATAATCATCCGTCCATAGATCATCATATGAATCAGTATTATCATTCTTTCTGAAGGTAATATGACAATCACTATTAGGAGAGTTGCTGGCATTTCTTACTCTAATTTGATCAGCATCACTTGCAATACCATTCAATCCAGCACTAACCGTAGTACAAGTTAGAATCTGAGTACTTGGATTATAAGTCAATCCTGTATCTCTTTCTAACTGAACAGCACTACCAGTTGAATCTACAAATACTGGATAAACAGTTTCATTGGTAGTATTATTAGCATTAACATCAACCAAACTAGCAGAAGATGCATTACCACTCAATGTTGCGGTAATAGTACCAGCAGAGAAGTTACCAGAAGCATCTCTACCAACAATAGTGTTACCGTTGTTGCTATCTGTAGCTGTCGTTGCACTATTTGGAATATTAGTTAAACTTGCACCAGATCCATTAAATGTTCCAGCACTCAATGTATTTGAACTTGGATTATAGGTAAATGCCGAAGATTGAGAATCAATAAAGAGTCTATTGTAAGTACCAGAAGCAGCAGTAACAAAACCTACCTGATAATCAGTATTAGCACTATTTGTATCTGTAAGTACACCATTAGAGTACTCAATAGAACCATTAATTGTACCAGTTACAGTAATACCTGTTGCACTTGTCTCGATCTTGGTACTACCAGCATGACCGATTGTAATAGAACCACCATCATTTATGACGATACCATCCTCTCCAGCCTTGGCCTGTAGACGCATCTCTTGACCACTACTGGATGGGCCTTGAATATAAGTACGACCACCAGTACCACCAGTATTCTTGAAGTAAGCATCACTGCCGTCATGATATATCTCAAGGAAACCACTATCTCCCATCAAAATCTTATCACTATTGGCTAATTTCAGTGAAGTAACTGATGCAATTCCACAATCAAAGTCACCATTAATATCCAATCTACCAGTAACAGTAGCAACACCAACAGTTAATTCACTAAAGGTAATAGAAGCGAATGTTGTTGAACCAGAGAAAGTACAAATTCCAGCACAAACAAAGGCATCAGCAACAATCGTACCTCTTACATCAATACCATTTTGATTACCAATACGATTAGCACTGGTAGAACCAACACCAACAGTACCAAGACTTAGTTTTGTTGAATCATCCTCAGTAGAAATAAGACCAAATCTCTTCCATCCTTGGTTGGTATATGTCCATCCAAGATATTCGCCAAAGTTTGGACTAGAATTAAAGGTTAAATCTCCAAGAGTTCCTGTACCTGTTGGTTTGGTTGGAGAATAAGTAAATGTTCTATTCTCTGGTAAACCACCATTAATTGTTATCTTAACAAATTCAGCACCATCAGCAGATGTTGTTGTTAATTTCTCAGTAATTGTGGTAGGAGCATTTAACTTAACTGTTGTATTATTATCTCCATCAACGGATAATCCTTCCCTGACAGTTACACTGTCAAAGATAGCATCTAATCTTGTAGCAGCTCCTGCAGCATCCTCATCAGCACCAGTTACAGTTGGAATTGGAATATTGAATGTAGACTCAGTACCATCCTTAGAGTTAATAACTTTGTTACCAATGTAGAAGTCACCAGCATCATTAACACCAGTATAAACTACGGCACCACCATCGGGGTTTTGTGACTGAGAAAGGAACTGTTCTTCTTTTGATAGAATCCTATCTTGTTTCTGTGGTAAACCAGTTGAGTAGTTACCTGGCCCATATCCAACATATTCAAATGTATGACCAGAAGCACGTAGAATTGAGTGTCTTCTCTTCTCAGAAGCAATAATACGAATCTTCTTAACTAAAGAACTAGCATCATGTGCAGCAGAACGAGAACCAAGTTGACCTCTTATTACTGTTGCCTGATTAGAAGAGAAATCTGAGGAGATACGAATAACCTCACCATCAATCTGAACGTAATCACCTTTATAGAAACCAGAACTATCACCCAAAGTAAGAGTAGTAGTTGTTGAGTTAATTGAGGCGGCACTCATTGAAGTTTGAATACCAGTTCTGAAAGGAACAAGTCTCTGAGCAATCCTTTCATTACCAGATTCAGTCTTACCACCACGAGGGCCATAGTTAATTGGTATAACACTACCACCAGCAGTATAAGTTGCTGGAATAGCCTTATCAGTAAACTTGAAGTTAAACTGAGTTGTACTTATTCTCTCATTAACTATAGATTCTGTATTATAAATTGTCTGAGCAACACCCACTATCTTAAATGGGTTGTTAACATTTAATCCATGAGGCCCAGAAGTAGTAACTGTTGCAATTCCAGTTGCAGCACTAGAGTATGAAATAGTAGATACTGGAGGTACAGAGCCTGCATATAACATGAAGCCTGAAGCCATTCCAACAGTGTTTACATCATAAACGCCTGGATTGAACCCGTTATTATAAGTAACCTCTTTTGGTTTTAGAGATACAATAGTATGGATTCCACAATATCCACTGGTATAACGACCAAGTGAAGTACCAACACCAACTATTTCAATTGCATCACCTATATTATTAGCAATCTTAGTAACATTAACCCATCCACGAGTATGACTTCCAGCAGTCTGAACACCAACAACTTCAAGAGTATGTCCAACACCGTATGCAGATCCACCATCAACAATTGAGATAGCAGTAATACCACCAAGAGCATCAATGGTTATATTTGCAGTAGCACCTTCACCAGTACTTACTCCAACGTATGATAGAGTTGCGTTATAAAGAGTGGTTGAAATACCAGCACCATAATTAACACCACTATTACCAATACTTACAGCAGTTATCTGATTCAGATTATGTTCACGATCTGTATAGATGGTACTAACACCAGCAGTAGAACCAGCAGCATATGTGACCGCAATGCCTGGGCCAAATGATCTAATATATCTGTTAGCAAATTCTCTAGTGATACTATACTGTAAACTGTTAGTTACAACCTTACCAACTGGATCATTAATAGCATAACTGGATGCAGCAGAGGCATCCATTACAAAGTTATCACCATCAAATTGTGGATATAAATTCTCAATAGCTTGAGTATACTTCCTATTATTAAATTCGTTAACAGTTGGACGAATACTACTATCAACACATATTAGATGATAAACACCATCTTGTTTGTTATACTGTTGTTCTTTAAGAGTCTCTACACGATAAACAACAAAGGTTCCTTTTGCTTGTTGTTTAGAGAATGTAGGTAGACTTGAATTTCTAGTAGAAACGTTAGTAATAAAGTTTCCTGGCGCATATCCATAAGAAACCTCAAATCCCTTAGAACTAGTAACACCAACAACATTTCTAATAGTATTATATCCAGTATTAGCAGCACCAACTGTATTTGCAGTACTTCTTACATTTTTAAACAGTACTCTATCACCAACCATCAAATCATGAGGTTTCTCAGTACAAATTGTAGTAATACCACTATTTGAATCCCTATTAACGGTGTTTATAATACGTACATTCCTTAGAACAGTAGCGTTAGGAATATTATCAGTGAAATCAGTTGCAGTACTTACACCAGTAGTACTAGATTCTTGGACAACATAGCCAGGAATAGGTGGTCTAGCATCCTGTTCCTCTTTAGGAATAACATAACGTAACTTATAGATCCTATTACCTAAAGATCTTGTATCCTCTCTTCTTTCAAAGAATGTCTTATTAGTTCTAGGCCCAAGAGCATCTTGGTTAGTTGTAATACCACTCCAAACTGTATTAATAGCTGGATCAATGGAACAACGTACATACCAGTTCTTATTGGTAGTATCATATTGAACTGGATGAGCAAAATCGCCTGGTAATTTATCAGTTACCCTAGAATTAATTCGTATTCTACCACCTTTATCATTACTAATGACAATAAAGTTACCAGAACCACCTAGTATAGCCTCATTCTCAGTCTTAGCAAGTTTAATCTGATTTGCATTTAGAGTTTCATTCTGAGAATCATTAGTTACAGCATAATATATCTTTCCTGAATCAACTCCATCTGGTAAAGCACCATCATCAGCTATAACCCTAATACTTTCACCTGCAAATAGTTGATGATCTTGTCTAAGAGTTAATGTACTACTTGTAATACTGTTAGCAGCACCAACAAATCCTACAACATATTCTTTTAAAGCTGTCGGGCCTTCACTACCATCCGAATTAATCATCGTAATGGGTGCAGAATATGTACCAACACCAGCAACATTAACTTTTAGAAGGTCTGGATTAGTGCATAAGTTTTGAGGATCAAAGGTTCTCTTTGCACCAATTCTAAATCCTTCAATAATAACTGCGGGTGGAATATCTGGATCAGTAAATCCATCTAAGAATATCTTAGCTGTAGTACCAACACCAACAGGAGCTGTAGTTAATCCAACATTAATAGCACCCCATTCTACAGATTTATTAGCCTTCTCAAGTCTCTGTGGTGGAATAATATGAGTAACATATCCTTTATCATCTCTAACAAATGCCTGATCTTGGAAACCAGAAGCTTTTAATGCCTTTGAACCAAAGTTAGAGTTAGAGTTTGTTATTGATTGGTCTCCACCAGATTCAGCCAAGAATTGTTGGGCATAACCAATAGCAAACACAGATACAATCTGAATAACCGCCTTATTAGAACATTTAACATGATAGTTCTCATAAGAAGGCCTATAAATGGCATCACTATTCAGATATAATGGTTTTTCACTATCGGAAACTGTGGCATTAGTATCATATTGGGACGTACTACTATTGTATAATAAGAAAGCATCATTATCTTTTTGCAGACCTACACCAGTGTACTGAGCAACAACCATCGACTTAAATCCAGTCGATTTGCTACCATCAGCGTGCATACCACACATACCATAAACTGAACGTAGAGAACAGTTGAAGATATATGGAGAAGTACCTGTAATAGTATCGGTATCAGCAATAACTTGTTCATCACCATCCATTGCTGGTAGACCATCAAGAGGTGGGGAACTGGTTCGATATGTAAATATCCGATCAGAAGATATACCTGTTACAACGAAATTACCATTATAAATGTTTGGATATGTATTAACACCTGATATACGAACAGAACTATCTACAACAAGGCTATGAGCTGTCTTACAATCTACTGTAACTGTGGTTGAAGTATTAGATAGGGATCCAGCACCAGCCCTCATACTGGTAATACCAATATTACTTGCCGCAACAGGGCCAACCATCTCATATTCAGGCAACTTAGGTTGCATGTCAGAAGTAGATGGGAAGTCACCAATCGCACGACCAGAACTATCACCATAGGCTTTCTGAACCTTATGATAATACATCTGAAGGTCAGTTGAACTGGTAGAAGTACCAATACCAACACCGTTTACACCATCTGCATATTCAAATACAGTTAGTTTATGGTGTGAAAATCTAGGAGTATATCTATTTGTTGTATAATCTCTATAAACAGAACTATTAGGATCTCCATCAAATATAGTGAATTGCCAGAAATAACATCCACCAGTTACACGGAATATAGCTGATCTAAGAACACCGTCGTTTGTAGGATCGGGAACAAACTTAGGTCTTATATTTGTTTTACGTAAATCTAAACCAACAATAGAAGTACCACGAGGGATAATAACACCACCCTCAGTTGAGTTATACTTATAAAGTTCGTTAGTGGGATCATTTATATTATAATTACTCTCATCAGTTAATTGTTCAAGTGCTTTAATTACACCGTTCCTATCTCTATAAAGAGCTGCTCCAGAGGAGTTAATTACGTTATAACCAGGCCTGTTATCAACTTCATGAACGCCAGGATATAGTAATATCGTTGTTCTATTAAACTTATCGTTATTTTGTCCTATCTGATATGAAAACCTAGCAGCTTCTAATAACGCTCTTTGAATCGATTTGAATGGTCGGGTAAGTGAATTACCTTGATTTTCAATACTGTCAGTTGCGTCCAGATCTGTCGGGTTTACATATAAAATGTTACCTTCAACATTCTTTAGGAAATTCTCTAGTCTACTTAAAGGCATTTCGCTTATCCTGAGATTAACAAGATTTCTTCTCCTTATATTTAGACAAGGAAGATATGAAAGACTATGGTTGAATTCCGCAGAACATAGTAATGCAGTATCTACCTAATCCTTTTTTTCTATCTTCCTTATTCAAAGTAACTGGGGTTACTTCATGCATATAAGGTGAGGGAAATATTAATATTCTATTATGTCTAGGTTCAAACGGAATAAAGGCTTCAGGATTTGAACTAGTCGTATCATTATATAGGTGTAATTTACCACCACTAAACTTTTTAGGTTGTTTATGTAACCAATAAAGAATAGTAAACATAGCCTGATCATGATGTGGTTTATAACTATCACCATCATCATAATATGACAACATTAATCCTTGCCAGTTAATGTTCTGTGCTAAATCTCTTACAAGTCTATCTTCAAATTTATCTAAGAATTTATCGTGTATAATCCTCTTTATAAGTATCTCTGATGTAATTGACTCATTATATGCATCTCCATAAAATTCATGATAAAATAAATGAGAATTTTGTTTTAAAACCTCTCCATCTTTAGTAGCTGGATTACTAGTCCATCCAGGCCTAAGATCTTTATAAAGACTTTTAGTTTCTGTCCATACATCTTCCAATTCATTTTGTGGAAGAAAATCATCTTCTATAATAAAAGGAACTTTATAAGTCATTTTTGTAATTCTTTTATTTTATCTCTCCAGTATTCTCGTTCTTCATCATCAATCCATGGCGAATGAACCATGATGTGAGCTTCTTTCAACCAATCCTTATCAGTCCATTCTTTTTTTGGTCTTTCTATATAGTCTCTTAAAGTCATAAGCGGGAGGTAGGAATCGAACCTACAGCTGGAGTGTGGAACACTCAGATTCTACCATTAAACTACTCCCGCAGTCTTCGGTTCAACGTACCGAATTTCTACACCAAATTCCTCTGAACACTTAACCATCTCAAGTAAATCCATGAATTGTGACATTGTATCACATGTGATACTTTGTTCAACTCCTTCATCAGAAAGAAGACGAAACGACTTTTCTTGAACATTGATAACAACGGTTGTTAGATACTCGTCTTCTCTTTTCATTAGGCACCTGACCTTTGTTACTGAACTATAATACCACTACATACCCACCTTGGCAAGGGCTAGGTTTTTAGGAACAGACTATTATATCTTGAATCACTAAAAGCTGTTAAAATACCAGACAATCTATCTTTTTTAGCCTTTGCTTCTTCTATAGCATTTTTTGAACCCCATTCTTCCAATTGATAATCTAATCTATCTGTACGTATATCATTTACAATACCTCTATAATCAGCAAGTTCTGATCTAAGTGCAGTTATCTCAGCTTCTTTTCTAGTAATTTCAGTAGCTGTTGCAGAACATCCACTATTAGAATTAAGAGTTACGGTATTACCTACAACACCTCCTCCATCTGGAGTATGACTAACAAATGTACCTACTCCAGCAGTATATGTTGTACTTGCAGTATTAATAACTTCAGTAGTAGCTGGAGTAAAAGGATCATCTGTAGTTGGATCGAAAGGCCAAATATGTGCAGTTACTACATCATAATTTTTCTGACCATAACCAGTAAAACAGGTACTTAATCCCCAACCACTAAATCCACCAGCAGCTTGAAATTCAGATGCATCCACATAAGAACAACCAGCCCCAGCATTATATGTTCCACAACTAGTAGCGGAATTACCTGTCATTACAGCATTAGTATATAAAGTTATTATCTCATCTTTTATCTTATTAATGGATTGACCAATACCAATAACTTTAGAATCGATACCTTTAATAGATGGATTATAAGCTTCCATACATGTATCTACATGATCCAATCTATTTTGAATCGCAGATGGAGTACCAACTCCAATAAGATCCTCCTCACGTACTATACGTTCTTGTACATCAGTAATAATGTATTGGGTTTTTGCATTGTTATCCATTAAGCAGCTCTCCTATCATAATCTTTACCAACAACGGATCTGGTGGCATTATCGCCTGGATAATCATCCCAAGTTCCTTCATATTCATGAATATTTTTCTCAGTATCAATTCTTTCTCCGTGAACAATATAGTGACACTTAATAGGGCCAGCAACATTATTTTTAATAATAACTTGTTTACCCCATACTACCTTCTCTACAAATAATTCTTGATAACTTCCAACTGGAGTTAATTGTACTGTAATAGATTCAGGATCAACTAATCCATTCCAATATTCTGGAAGATATAATGGATCAGACCCTTCATGTTTACCTCTAAAATAAACATCGGCAGTTGGTGCCTCTGGACAAATATGAGAAAGTCTCCATCCTTTCTTGGTTGGATGTTCTATATCAAATCCTTTCTTACTATTAATCGCAATAGCAACATTACCTACACCAGTTAAATTAAACAGTCCACTATGGTTCCACACACCAGCAGTTTTCCTTATAGGTGCTACCTCACACATCTTTGGTTCTGCTTTTACTGTTCCTCCAACCTCAACACCCTTTCCAATTTTACTAAAAATTCCAAGAGTTTGTTTTAGACCAAATGTTAAATTTGGGCCAAAATTATTTTTAGGGCCAAATGTATTAACAATTCCAGTAAAATTAGCAGCAATTGGAGCAGCTACATTCATTCCAATCGCAGGGTGAATAAGCATCAACCCCATCGTAGCAGGTATACCTGATGTAGGTACTGACGGGCCAATATTGACTACTCCCATGCCAGGGAAAGCTGGTTGAATACCAAATATAGCAGGGCCGTTTATAACAGTTAGACCACCACTTATGGAATTTTCATAGGGAATTTTTTGAGCAAAGACTCCAGCGCCTATCTCACTTCCTACTACAAGTTTAGTTGCAAATGCTACACCAAAATTAGCCATTACATAAATCCGAATGATTTTGCGATTGCTGTGATTTTACCTATTATAGTTGAAGCACCGAAGTCAGCAGCTTGTGTCACAGCACACGTACCACCAATAAGTTCAGCATAAACCTTACCAACAAGAGTCAGATCCTTAGAAGCACAAACTCTAATATCTGTTGATTCACATTTGACCTGAGCAGAATCCAATCTTATTTCATTATTAGCTTCAAGTAATATGTTACCATCACCACTATTCTTTATTCCATTGGCTTCCATAAGTATATTATCACCTTTTAAGATAATATCACCATTTTCAGCATCAAGTACAATATCTCCATTTTTACAATGAATTAATTTTGCACAATAAAGAGGATCACTACCCTTAGTTCTTTCCTTTGGAATATTACCACCTAAACATTCATAAGAACCACCAGTTGCAGATAAGTAATGATCTTCAGATTTCTTGTTCCAATACCAACCATGGCCATTACCACGATTACTAAGGACACGATACATCACCTTACCATAAGGAGAATTTTGACCACCCTCCTCACGGTAATGACGTTTTATTGAAAGATCAAAATCAGCTTTAGTTGTTGCCATTATCTACCAACACAATTTACAACGAATAGAACCTTGTCAGGATCAATAGCATCTGCCTCAGTGACAGACTTAAATTTGAGAGACGCTGTTAAATCAGCGTCATTTCCCGTACTGCTATTTATTTCTATCTCAGGAATGGTAGTAAATCCTTTGCCAGGATCTACTATATTAACACCCATGATATGACCATTAACAATGATAGGTTCCAATATAGAACCATTATCAGGTACAGCAACTACAGTTGTGTCTTCATCATAAGAACTACCACTATGATCAATTGAAATATCCTCAATTTCACCGATAACAGTTTCACCATCACTAGTAGGTGGTGGAATAACCTCATCTTGAACTATGTCACCATAGATGGTTTTAATTTCTCTGAAATCATTATAATACCCATATCCCTGATAATCTATTATAATTCTATCAATTTCACCATCATCATTTATAACAACTCTACCACGACCACCTTTACCATTACCACAAGCATCTTTAAATCTAACATATGGAGGAACAGTATATCCACTCCCTTTATCTACTAAATCAGCACCAATGATTTGACCAAATTCACTAACAACAGCATTGGCAGCCCCTCCGATACCATCTCCACCAAAAATTTCTATCTGTGGAGGCCCACATCTAAGTAGGCCCGTTTGACATCCACCAACAACAGCTGCAATATCTTCAGCATTTTGCTGTTGTTCTGGTGTTAATTCTTTTAGGTTGAAAATATTTCCAAAATTCTTATCGATATTGTCATAGAATTTGTTACCAGTACCAATAGCATTACCATCCTTATCATATTTCATATCAGGTACAATATCAAATTTATTTGTAATCTTATCTACACGATTCCTTAATCCTTGTTGTGGGCCATATGCTGTATCATATCTTGAAGGAAGAGGACATTTGAATTCATCACATCCGATGAAACTATAAATCAAACCAACAACGTTTAAAGCCTTACTAACGAAATTTGAAATACTACCAAGAATACCACCAAGAGTTCCACTAAGAGTATTTAAGATAGGACTGATTAAATCATCAATAAAACCATTAACAGTTCCAAGAAGAGCACCAACAAATTCTTCTGCAGCACAAAGAGGTGCATTAATAAACTGACCTACTAAACCACCAAGCAAATCAAATATAACATTGAATATAGATGCGATAACATTTTCAAAGAGACAATATATAACATCCATTGCACCCTTAATACCTTGGCCAAGAATTGGTTTCAATTCCTCTGGTAGTAATGCATTTAAGAAACCAGATATCTTATCACCAATAAAGGCGAAAATCATATCTCGAACTTTATTAATATTACCCGTTATAACTCCAGCTATCTTTTTAGATATACTTTTCAAATCACCTTGAATATCTCTTACAACACCAGTAATCTCATCAACATAGAAATCAGCATATTGTTCTATTCCTATTAAAGCCTCAGCAAAATCACCAAGATATCCAGTTATTTGTGCAATAGTATTATCTCTCTTACAACTAGGTCTACTAGTATTTCTTTTAAGATTGAAATGATGTTCAAGAACGGCACCAGATACACCTTTAGAACCACCTTCATCACTTACAGGATATCTCTCTGGGCAAGTTCCTTTTATTGTTCCTGTTGATCGATCATATACTCTCTTTCCAGATTTATATGTTTCCTTTGGAACATACTTACCAGTGGATACCTTTTTTGCTCCACTGTCAACACCCTCTTGTTTTTCTTTCTTCGTTGTGCAACCTTTACCTTGAGAAGATGAAACACTTGGCGATCCTTTAACTGGTGTTCTTTGATCATCCGCCATTTTATGTCTATAAAAGACACCTAAAACAACAGGTTTTTGTTCATCATCACCATCCATCCAAAAACCAAAAACACTCTCACCACCTTCAAGATAATGAGTGTGTTCTTGGAATCCATAGCCAGTAGGCAACATTGGAGTGGCCATTATATGAGCCCACGGCAAATCATATGGATTGGTTATATGTTCATGATAACCTACTACACTGACCTTCACCCTATTATAATAAACATCCGCCTGTGAATCTGCATCCGTTAATCCAACATCCTTATCATTAACCAACGTGGCATAAGGGGCCCAAGAGGATCTAGGAGCAACTCTCCCGATCCACCATTTTAAACCATCAGACCCTAAACTGCCTGGCCTTCCTAATACGTCATTCTCTAACATTCAATGATAAAGATAGTATAATTTATTTAGTCATCATATACTAAACACTCTGGCTCGTCTGGATGCTGGTCACAAAAGAGTTCAAGTGCATTTGGATCATGGTGATCTCCTGCTACAATTTCTTCGTGATGATGCTCTTCATATTCTATCAAATCATGTAACTCATCCTTGATATGCCTTCTTGCAGCAGGATTTGTTGTTGGATCATCTAAGATCTCTTTATCTTTTTCTATGTGTTGTTCTATGGTTTCCATAAGTTTTTCTCAAACTCTTTAACTATTTAATAAAGTAATATTCGTGTTTATACCTTCATTCCCATAATTATCACGAATACAACGCATATGGGTGGTACACTCAGCAGTTCCTTGTTCAAAGGATATTGCATGTCGAAGGTCTTTTATAAGATACACTCCACTTTCAGAACTGTCAAGGCCTGTGTTAGGAGCTATTAACTCAAGGTTAATTGGTAATCCAGCCTCAAGATCAAAATTCATTGGAACTGTTAATCTATGGGATTGTGATAAAATTTGTTGGTATTTTATATTAGATTGTATTCCCCATTTTTGAGGATCTCCACTATCAGAAGAAGGATCAACAGTACCATCTTGGGTCATTGTACCACTAACATATGGTTGAACATCTACACTTGTAGGGTTATCACCGACTCCAAGATCTTTTTTATCATAATCATCAGTACCAAAAGAATCAGACTTCTCAAATGTCTGTGATAATTTTATAGTCTCCTCTGGTTGGAAAGTCTGAGGCATCTCATATGGATTAAAATATTTTGTATTATGACCATATCCACGTTTTCTTAGTTGACCAACAATATTCTGATTAATTTCTACAAATGGATTGAATATATTATAATCATTTGAATCCTCATTCTCCGCTGCAGATTCTTTTTGTTTAAATGTCTGAACAACAGACTCTTTTGCTGTTGCAGCAATAGTATCAATACTCTTAAAATGGTATCCTGATTTAGTTTCCCAGAATAAAAATCCAGCTCTATCTCCACCCCCAGTAGCAGTAGCTCTCTTAGCTAACCAATATATTGCCTTAAAGGGCCTCCAATAATTACCATAAAAACCATATGAATTAGCAGTCTTCTCAATATCAAACTCTTTTAAGGTTCCCAAATTACTTAATATACTATTAACATGTACATTAATAGCAACTGATGGATCATATCTAAGTGTTAATCTATTATCTACTAATTCTTGTCTAATATTCTCTGATGTAGTCAATCTAAGTAAAATCATCTCCTGTGTTGAACTGGTTGATGGTTCTTCTATACCATCTACAACCCAATGAGTTCCCAATTCTTCTTTAAATTCAATAGGCTCACCACTAGGATGTGTTAAAGTAAATTCTACTTTTTCTGTACCTCTTATGGGAAGATCTGAAATTATTTGACTGGTAGCTGTAAGAACTATACTAGCAGCAACATTAGGATTAAATATACTTTCAAAATAATCAAATCTTACAATACCACTAATACCACTACCATCAACGGGTTTACCATTTCTAAGATGAAACCCTACTCCTATACTATCACCATTAATTGCGGTAATTGCAAAATCTTTAATTCGTATATCTTTTATATAACTCATGTTATTGTATGTACTGGTTGAATAAAGATCCGTTCAGAAGCAGTTTGTTGAATGTCAGTTATCGTATTATTAAGATCTCCTGTACTATTATTTAAGGCTATTGGCACACCACCTAATGAATTTGAGTTTGTATTAGATGCATTTGATAAGAGATTTCCAGTCGAAAATCTTTGAAATAATCTTTGATACGCTGGAAAACGCAAACCAAGACGAGTTAAACCTGCAGCAGTTGAGCCTGGTTCTGCAGCACCAGCAGTTACACCCAATAAAGCAGCAATATCAAGTAACACTTGAGTTATAGTAAAAACATCCTTTACTTGTTCAAAATTTATCTCTGGTGATTCAGTAATAGTGACACCACCATCAACAGTAGGTGTAATAGCGTTTAAAGATTTTAGTCGTTCCTGAACAGCAGCTAATTGTATTAAAGTTTCCTCTAATCTTTTTGTTATAGCAGCATAGGCCCTGTGATTTTCAGTACTACTCCTACTTACCATTAAATCTTTATACATTGAATCAAGGTCTGCAGCCTTAGTACTCAATTGATTTATATCCATCTTCTGTATAGCTGCAACTGACTGTTCTAATTGAGAAGAAAATACATATTGTGGTTCAAATTTTTCCTCAGTTACTTCCTTCTCAATTACTGTTGAGGTGCCTGGAAATGGTTCCGTTCCCGTTTTAATCTCAGGTTTTTCATCTCGTTTTTTTATAGTCTCATCTAACCATCCTTCCTCTGGGACAGGAAAGCCTCCTAGTTGTGTATCAATACCCTCATCCCAAACCGTTCCATCTTCGGGATTGGGAATCCATTCAGGTACTTTACCAAATACCTTTGAAAGATCCATCTGCCAGACATTTTCCATCGACCATGCTTCTTGTTCCTGACCTAAAGGAGGTTTGCCAGATTTAGGAGGTATCCACGGTTGATCTTTTACTGCGCCTGCTGGAAATAAAAGACCCCATTCAACACCTGCACCAAATCTTGCACCAGCAGATCCAATCTCACCAGCAATCATTGCACCATATCTGGCCAATCTATAGTTAAGATCTTTAATTTGAGTTAAAGATGATGTTCTTGTTTCTATATCTCTCTTTATTATGTTTATAATACTATTAGTATCCTTATTAGTTTTAGCTAAAGATTGTGCTAAAGTATCAAAAATAAGATCGGTTTCCTTTTGAGATCTAGCCATATCAATCAACTCCTAAAAGTGATTTCCATGGCGATCCTATAGGATTTGGATCCAAAGGATCTGGAGAATCATTACCACCAACACCACCAGAATTCTCTTGATTCAAATCCTTCTTATCTCTCATATCATTCGTTATAGTTGGTAATATTGCTGTCTCAGAAAAGTCTAGTAACCTTTTAAGACCCTCGTTACCAGTATCATCTTCCAAGTTTAATGTCTCATTCCATTTCTGAAGTACATCTAAGATATTTTTTGTTCCTTTTAAACCAATATCTTCAAACATACCACTACCATCAGCACCCTTAATAGAAGGGAAGGTTTTAGCCAAATTATTCGCAAATTCTTCTACTGATAGATTTCCTTCAGCAAAATCTTTTAATCCAGCATTTTTAAGCATATTAGTAGCAAGAGCATCTTGAACGTTTGTATCAAACATCTGATTACCACTAATATTAGTACCTTCTAAAGCGGTAGCAACATCATTAAACTGATAGGCACCCATACCAGCACGAATTTCCTCTTCTGGCACACCTTTTTTTCTTTGATGTTCTTTATAGTCATTTTGTAATTTTATTACCTGATCTATAGTCATTTTAGTAATATCTTTACCCTCGGCCTCAGCAAAATCTTTTAAATTACCTCTATCAAATATTGCATCATACTGATTACCAGATTCACCTTTCCTTATTCTACCCAACAATTTAATAGCTTGAGGTTGATCTTTAAAGGCATTTAATAAAGTTTCTTGATTAGTTTTCTTATTCTTCCCAGTTATATTATCCATTAATTGTTGAACACCACTAATACCAACCAATGCAGCATAACCAAGTAAACCACCTCCCAACTGTGTTGCTGCTGATTGTAAATTTCTTCTTATTGGATCAACAGTGGCCTGTTTCATCTGTTGAGCAAATTTTCTAGAAGTCTTTGATTTCTGTTTTGAAGCCTCTTTACCCCTATCAGCTAATACTCTCTTTTGTTCTTGTATAAGATACTCCCTAAACTCTGCATCAATCGCAGAATTTTGTGCCATTGCCCAGGCAATTTGTTGCACATTATAATTAATATTATTAATTTCTCTTACTATAAAATCTATAGTCGTATCTTCACCAGTAGTAATGCCAAGTGGAGCTCCTGGCGGCAGTAAATTTGGAACAGTAGGTGCTTGAGGAGGAACCATTAAAAGTGGTTCTCCAAGTTTATCAACTGCTTGAATATCTGGTTCCGTATCTTTAATATTACTATCTCTTAAAGGCTCTCCTGAAATAAAACTTTTTGCCTTATCAGGATCAGTTTTCTTTCCAGTAAAAGCATCCTTAGCATCTTGGGCTTTACCTTTAAAAAAATTTGTAGTCCAATCCACTGCCTTGTCGGCAACCATAGCCCATCCAAGGCCCTTAAGGGTCTTGGTCATCCATGCGCCAATTGATAATGCTCCTCCCATTAACTTAATCCGTGTTCTTGTTGATGTTTGAGTTTCTCAGCCTCAAGATAATTCTTAAGTAAGGAAACATATATATCCCTTTCAAAGGGCATCATATTCTCAATCTCCGTCAAAGAATATTTATGGTATTGCATCAATGAGAAGTTTAAATTATAGTATGACTCAGCGGAGATGTAAGCCATACCTACCCGAAAAAAGCGGATAGGCCCTCCAATAATATAGTATTTTTCTTCTTAGTATTTGGGTTAATAACCTCAAGAGTATGAGATAATTTAGGCATAGTTACAAAGAAATTTTCAATATTCTTGAACTGTTGAGAACTAAACTGTTCAAGGAATTTAATCATCTCCTTTTCATTGAAATCTTCATAAGCAGTCTCATCATCATATACAAGATCAACACACTGAGAAACTATCTTAAAGACATCAGCCTTTTCATCAAGAAAATTAAAATTATTTGTAATGAATTGATCCAAAGTAGGATATTTCATTCTTATTTTATATTTTCCATCAATATCAATGTCAAGAGTATGTTCGTCATTTTTAACAACTTGGATTTCATCAACACCCAAAGCTACGGGAACTGTTGTCTTTCCATCATCAGGACAAATAATATTAAGATTCAAAGTTTCACCAACAGATCTTCCTCTTATATTCAAGAAAATATATTCAATATCGAAAGTAGGCAACTGATCTACTTTAATACCTCTTGTAAGAATACATTTTTTTAAAGTATCCTTTATAGCCCGAGTAATATCTTTAGTGTCTTGACTCTCAAGAGCTAAAATAAGAAGTTTTTCCTCCTTTACTAAGAAAGGCCTGTATTTAATTTTTTTTCCGTTTGATGGTAACGTCAGTTCAAACGTAGGAGTTGCAATTGTTGGTAAAGGCATAATATTTTTTCAGTATTTTATATAGGTGGGTTATTTTGGTTTAGTACTGTCCTTGATGTTCCAATTACTAGGTTTTTCAAATTTCCAATTCCAATTCCAAGGATTCAAGTTACTCCAACTCCACCCATCTCCTTTTTGGGTATTAACATTATAGAAACCTTTACCCATATCATCTACATTAGTACCAGCTATAGTATTATTACTCGTAGTAGTATTATTATCCTTCTGAGATCCAAAACTATAATCTTCTGTACCATATGCAGAATATCTTATTCTGCCTCCACGAGGAGGTTGAACTGGCCTAGTTACTTCACTAACAATATATCGATCATATCTAAAGGTTACGTTAACTCTCAATAAACTTTGTCCTTGATAACTTACAGGAGTTGATGCCAAAGAATAAGGCCATACACGGAAGAATCTATAACTTAATTGATCCAGATAATCCACTAAAGAATTACCAAATCCATAGTTTTTACTTCTTGCAGTTAAATCTTTATTGAACTTAGTTATTATCATTTCACCTTTATAATTATCAGGATAACTAAATCTCATCACCTGATTAGCAGCAATTCCCCTTGTATTACTAACCAAAGGATTAATATACTGAATCCATGATTCAAAGAATCTTAAAACTTGATAATTTCTATCAACATAAAAACTGAAAGTTACATCATCATATATTCTTTGAAAAGGATTTCTTTCTGTAATACCTTGTCTATCTCCAGAAATTTCTACATCGGCAAATGATGATCCAGGCAATACCGCATCCGCAACATATAATCCTAAGTCTTCTATCAAAAATCTATAATCCATACCAAGGTCTTTAGCTATATCAACCAAAGCACCTTTCATATTAAAAAATACTTGATACTGATCGTCAGTAGCTACTGTTTGGAACCTACCTCTCAAATCATCAATTTGATAAGCACCACCTGTAAATCTTTTATCTGCCATGATGGCTCTAAATATTAAAAGGCTTGTTATGTTTTATTTAGATGGCTTATTCTGGTCGTTTTAAACCATCAAATCCAAAGAAATACAAAGGAGATCCCACGGGTATTGTATATCGTTCTCTGTGGGAACGTAAATTTATGGTCTACTGTGATACACAAAGTACTGTATTACAATGGGCAAGTGAAGAAATTGCAATTCCATATAAATCTCCTGTAGATGGTCGATGGCATCGATACTTCCCCGATTTTACCATAAAGTATAAAGATTCATCTGGAAAATTACGAAAGATGATGGTTGAGGTAAAACCAGCAAAACAATGTAAACAACCCAAAGTAAACCCAACTAAGAAAACAAAGACTTGGTTAAATGAGGTTTATACATGGGGTGTGAATCAAGCTAAATGGGAAGCTGCAAAGAACTTCTGTGATGATAGATCATGGGAATTTAAAATCTTTACTGAAAAAGAACTGGGTATCAAATGAGCATACTACAAAACATTTATGATCAAGTAGGTCAAAAAGCACCTAAAAGAAAATATCGTGATGCATTATTCTCTATACTAGGAGAATATCAAGAACCTGAATATGATGATTCGGCCTCATTTGGTGAAGTATCTAATGGTGTAGATGCTGGTGATATGTATTTCTTTTCATATCAAGCTACTAAACCAGAAAAACTTAAATATTATGACATATACCCATTAACTTATATAACTAGTGTTAATAAGGATGGTTTTATGGGTGCAAATATGCATTACCTAAAACCAAAGTTAAGAGAAGCTGTTGCATCTAGCTTGATAAATAATGCCGATGGTGTAATTGTACCCAATTCTACTATTCATAGATATTATTTTGAGGGGGTACAAAGTCAGATTATGAAAGTTCCAGAATCAGAAATGGCTGACGTATCAATGTTACCTGTCGAAGAATTTATAGATACCAAAATTGGTACTCAATATCCTTCCTATAAAGTATGGAGGGTAGGATAATGGAAATAAAAGGTAATTTATTAGCTAATAATAACACATTTGTAATTCTTGATACAGACTTAGACTTGTATAAGGTATATTCTATTGAAAATATAAACGAATATAGAACTAATACAGGAACTTTATTGTATTCGGAATCTCCTGTATCAGAATTGCAATATAACGTTTGGGATACTGATTTTAATTTTAGTGATACAGAGATTAACCAATATTTTAGTGGTGATAATCCACTTGAACAAATTAGCTTTTATAGAAATGAAGCAGTAGATCTTAGTTTAGATTTTCATAAGAATGATTTAGATATAATAGAAAAATGGCCTAAATCTAGTATAATTTACAAGAAATATTTTAATTCCGGCAATGATGTCGATGATAAAAGTGAAGGAACATCAGAAGTTACTACAGGGGTAACTACTCCTAATAGTGAATATACAGGAGCCAAGGGTGGTGGCCCAGGCCCAGTAGGAGGTGGTTATGCAAATTATTCAGTCCTTAAGTATCCAATTGATATGGATCTTAAAGTACAAGATCATTTAGCTATAACTGCTGCACGATACGAACCTGCTAAAAATCTTCCAAAAGTTGATAAAGATTATGATCGGCCTCAATGGTCACGAACAAATAATTCAAAATTACTTGAAACTATTATAATCCCAATGCCTAACCAGATTGCGGATCAAAATAGTGTAAACTGGGGAGCTAATAGTTTTAGTAGTGTTGCTGGTGAACTCTTTAATCCCACATCTGAGAGGCTTTTGGCAGGTGATAAATTTAATGATAAAGAGAAAACAGCTTCTTTACAAGATTTAACTAATCAAAATTTCTTAAAGAGTAGTTTGGGTTATGTTGGTGAGTTAGGTAAAGCTTTTGGAAATACAGCAGGATCTACTTTTATTAGAAGAAGATTATTATTAGGAGCTGCAGCTGGTGCAGCTAGTGTTGTTGGTCTAAATGTAGATGTTGGTGCTGTTATTACTAGAACCACTGGATTTATAGAAAATACTAACTTAGAACTACTATTCACTGGCCCTGGCTTAAGAATATTCAATTTCCAAGTACGTTTTAGTCCAAGAAATACAGATGAAGCAAAAATAGTAAGATCTATCGTTCGTACATTAAAAGAACGAATGGCTGTGAGAAAGGCCCCACCACAAGTAGGAAACTTTAAAGGTGGATCAAATATGTTATTAGGTAGTCCATGTGTATGGAGAATTCAATATAGAAGAGGTTCAACAAGGAATGAAGAAATAAAAGGATTAAATAAATTTAAGACTTGTGCAATGACAAATCTCAACGTTGATTACACAGGTGGTACTGGAAGATGGCAATCTTATGGTGATGATTCACAACCAATATCCACTATCGTAACAATGAGCTTTAGTGAACTTACACCTCTATACGATAGAGATTATCGTGATGGTGGTTTTGAACCAGACGATGTAGGATTCTAAAATGTCAAATTATTTTAGCCAATTACCAAATTTAGAATATAGTTCTTTACTTAACGATAAGAGTAGTAATACATCTACCGTTCAAGTAAAGAATATGTTCAGACGGGCAAAATTACGTGATGATTTTCAAAGTATTATTTCAGTATTTGAAAAATATCAGATTGTTGGTGATGACAGACCCGATCAAGTTGCAGAAAAATACTATGGTAGTGCAGACTATGATTGGATTGTTTTAGTATCGAATAATATTATTGATATACGTAATGAATGGCCATTATCACAATATGACTTTAGTGTATTTGTTAATGAAAAATATACTGAAAAAGAATTAGGATCTGTCCATCATTGGGAAACAATAGAGTGGAGAGATTATAAAAATCAACTATTAGTCCCAGCTGGATTATGGGTGGATGAAGATTACCAATTAACATATGTTAAAGGTGGTCAATTAGAGAAGGTTACACCTCAAAGACCAGTTACAGTGTGGGAACAAGAAATTAAACTAAATGAGGATAAAAGGAATATTCAACTAATTCGTGTAGATTTATTAGATAACGTAATAACTGATTTAAAGAATATTATGCGTTATAACAAGAATTCCAACTATATTAGCAAAACCCTCAAAAAGACCGAAAATATAAGAATTACAAGTTGACACAAAAAAAGGAGGCCGACCCTGACGGGTCAAAAGCCTCCAGACTTTTTTTTGCGCTTTTTTTGAATTAAAAGCCGGAATAATATGGCTTAGACTTCAGCAAGTTTTTGGAAGTAACTTAAAGCTTCATCTTCATCGGAGTCGGATGCTGCTGGTGCAGAAACCTTCTCTTTAAGATTGACTTCAGGCTCATAAGAACCACGACCTTCACTTTCATTCTCCAAGTCTTCACTCTCACGAACTGGTCGTGTAGCAAGAACAGCATTAAGACGAGTCTTCAACTCATCATAAGACTTGAACTTTTCTGGTGCAATGAGTTCTTGAAGAGAATACTCTTTCTTCCAAAGAGCTTCAAGAGCATCATCATCACCATCTAAAACTTGTGATGGGGAAGCAAACTCAGAACTATCATAGTTCCAGAATCCAGCAACCTTCTTGATCTTAATCTTGAAGTCTGCACCCTGCCAGAAGTCAAAAGGATTGATCGCTTCCTCATCCTCAAACTCTGGTTGCATTGCTGCCATAACCTTGTCAAAGATTTTCTTACCAAATCTGTAAAGGAATACACCACCCTCATTCTCAGGGTTAGTAGGATCTTTTACAACATAGATGTTGGCATAATACTCTAACTTACGTTTCTGTTTACGTGCAGTTTCTTTACCTGCATCAGTACCATTGTTCCATAGAGTAGTATTGTACTCTGAAACAGGATCTTTCTGACCAAGAGTGGTCAAAGAGTTCTCTATGTACCAACCGCCAGGGCCTTGGAAAGCATGTTTGTATAATTTTACCCAAGGAATATCTTCGTTGTTTGGTGCTGGTAGGAAACGAATAACAGCATAACCGTTACCTGATTTATCTACCTCTGGTTTCCAGAGACGGTCATCACCACCTCCACCAGTATTGTTCATCTTCTCGACTTCTCTAACCAATTTAGATGTTAGAGAACCCAATTTGGATTGTTTTTTAAGGTCTGAAAAAGACATAAGATTTAATCGGATTTAATTGGATTTGGCCTTTTGTTGGCTTAGTATTACAATACCAGAGTCATGATCATTTGTCAAGTGTTTCTTGACCTTCAAGCATTTGTCTGAGATTTGCAATCGTTTGATACATCTGATCAAACAGAGCAGCAGGATCTACTTTTGTTTTACCAGCTCCTAGCATTTGAGCTGTTTGTTCAATGTTTTCCTTGATCTGAAGTGCTTCTGGATCTTTACTAAGGCACACTCTCGTGTACATTATTTTTTGTTTCTCCAAAAGTTTCTCAAGATCTTTAATATGTTTCAACTTTCTTTCGGGAGAAAGATAAGGAAATTTCATGAGATCAGGAAAGATGCCTTCTTGAAGCTCATTAATTTCTACTAATGATGCACGAACATATTCGCTTTCAAGAAAACTCATAGTAGTTTCTCCTTAATGATCTGTTTAAATTTATGTACATTAATATTTATGAAAGGGCTATACTTCTTTATCTTTAAAGAAACTGTGGCCCAAATAGGATCTTCTAATTTTTTATCAAAATTAATTCTAAATCCTAGAATTTTATCAAGTATAACAAGAGTCTCTAAACTAATCTCTTTTTTAAAATAAGATTTTAATATCTTTGGATGTTGTCCTTCAGTATGGAAGTAACTGTCAAAATTATCTCTTGTAAAGATTCGTTCAACTTCATTTGAGAATATGTAAGAGAGTGATTGACTTCTCTTTTGCCATTCTTTGAAATTAGTTTCTCCATTCTGAATAATCTCTCCTATCCAAACTTTGCCTGGGTCATCATGTGAAGTAAAATTCGCAATGAAATATTTGATTATCTCTTCATCGTTTTTCTTTCTAGATATTCTTTCAAAGAAATATCTATCCTTGCGTTTGTTAAATGAAGCAACAGAAGCTCTGGTCTTACCAGAGTACTTAAGATAGTCATACTTATCTCTTGTAAAATGATTCTTCATTCCAAGATAGGTAGTGTAGACTTCAAAAGGTGTCACTTTCACAAGGGTAAACGAGCTCGGGATGTACGTTTTAAAAAATTAAGTTCCATTGCTTCGGCCTTAAGTTTCTCTTTCAATGGTTTCGAGAGAAGCTTTGCAACAGATTCCATTTCAATCTTATTCTCTTCACAATAGTATACTATTGCATCTATGTAATTAAAGTCTGGATCATTCTTGACTAATGTTTCTATGTCTTTTGTAAACTTAGTTTGACAAAGAAACTTGTCTTTCAGAACCTTGTCTAGGTTTTTATCAGGCATTGGAAAGTTTAGAGTTAACAAATTTCTTGATATATTTTACTAACAACTTAATATACTCGTCTTTGTTCCGTTTGTCAAATACATGGTTCTCACCGTTAGGTGTTTGCATAATAGTGATGAGTTTTTTTACAGGAACACCAGTCATCTCATAATATGCACATGCATAAAAAGTTTCTTGAACAAAATAATTTTCTAACCACTCTTCTGGTTTAATGTACTGTGAAGTCTTAAAGTCAATGACCGCAAGTTCACCGTCAAACTCCGCAATGCAGTCCACACGGCCTGCAATGCCAAGAAACTCACTAAAGAGAGTCCTTTCGATAGCATGGATGTTATCAATCCTATCAAGGACTGGTTGGCAGTGGTGGAACATGAACTTCGATGCGGGAAGATGACTCTCCCAGTCAAGTTGCTTTCCTTCAAGGTAATTCTGGGCCACCTCGTGGAAGTCCGTGCCGAGCGTCGTAGCTCTTCTAGTGATTTGATTCGCCTTCTCTTCACCAATTTTCTTTCTCCATTTAATAAATTTTTCTCTATTATAAAAGGAAGTGATGGAAGTAATAGAAGGAACCCACTCACCATTAGGTAATTGATAGAGACGACAACCCGGCGTCTCTTTCTTTTCTAATTCAATATCACCTAAATGATTGACAAATGTACGTTGCATTACAGGTTAAGAACAGTTTTCTTAATGATATATTCTTTCACAAGTCCTGAACGAATGATGTCTTCTATACCAAATTCAACCATTGATACAGAATCCTCCATCTGTTCTAGGATTCTCATGAAATCTAATATACCATTTCTCTCGTTGGTTTTGACTAGATCAGATTGTCTTGCATCTCCACAAAAGAGAATCTTACAGTTGTCACCTACACGAGTTATTATACTATCTAATTCATGAAAATTCAAGTTCTGTGATTCATCTATTAACAATATAGAATCGTCGAATGTAGTACCACGTATGAATGAGGTAGACCAAAATGAAACTGTCTCCTGTCCTTTTAAGTTACTCCATAACATATCAAAGTCAGCATCAGAAGGCATCTGAAACATATACTTAACCATGTTCTTATAAGGAACCTGATAAAGTAATGACTTATCCTCAGCATCACCAGGCAAGAAACCAATCTCTCTAGTTGCAACTAAAGATCTTATGACATAGATTTTTTTATAAGGAGTGAACTCACTTAAGACATCCTTCAAAGCATTATACAATGCAATGAAAGTTTTACCTGTACCAGCCGCACCAAAAGCAAAGATGTTTTTACCTTCTTTGTATGCATCAAAGAATTTTGTTTGATTGCTAGTTAATGGTTCAATATCAAGAAGAAAATCAGTATTAATTGGTTTTTTTCTTTTCAATTGTTTGGCCGTCATACCAACTCCAACTTGAGAAGTCTTTTTCTTTCTAGGCATACTAGTAGTTGTTGTACTTACGAACGTTTGCGCCGGGTTGTTGAGAGGCTCTATCTAGTACCTCATTCCATCCTCCATCTAATCTATTCCTCCAATCTCCTACTTCACATAGACCACCAGCACCTGCTTGCCAATCTTTATCCCAATCAGCATTTTCAGGATCTTTTCTCCACTCATCATAAGCGGCCATTGTCATTAACAGTTCCTTTTTCTCTTTAGTTTTTAGATTAATTACTGGATATGTTGGCATAATATCATAAAAAATTAAAATTTATATTGAACCTTGCAGGTTCATCTGTACAAGTAGTAGAGTTATGCATTGTAGAACCATTAAAAAAGAAGATTCTATTTGCAACACTATCTATCTTAGTACCATCATCCAATCTTGTAAAGCCATTACACGTATTCAATGAAAAGATAGCAGCAGTATGTTCAAAGTCATAATCAATATGTTGTGGATGTTCTATCATATCACCAGTGTTAGGATAGAAATTAAGTTTAGCTCTAATAAAAGATCTACATATATTCATCTGTCTAAACTTACCGAGAAAGAATTCATCTATAACTGTCCAATAATGAGAACATGGTATGTCCATATCATAGAATAGATGTGTTGCATACCAGTTAGATTCCTTTTCTTCCTCTCTAACGACACGGTTACTTAAAGTAACAGGGAACTCTGGATTCCATACAATATCTGATTGTACTTTATCAAATATATCTTTTGGAAGCCAGTTCTCTATTATTTTGAAATCTGCCATCCTAAAGCCTCACTCACCACAGGAAACTGTTCTACAAAAACATCTCTACATGCTTCTGCAATCTCCATGTGTTCTTTCTGTGTTCCATGTGCGGAACGCAGATTGATATAATGAATCCATGAACGACATGAACCAGTCATGTAGATCTTGGTAGGTGTTGCGAGTGGTAGTACCATTCTAGCACACTCTTTAGCAACTCCAGACTCAAGCATTGATTCATATAAAGAAACGGCCGAAGTAAACAGAGTTTGTATCTGCAACTCTAATGTTTGAATTGTAAACTCATCCAAATCATCAATACTATTTTGTCTATTCTTTGTATCTTGTCTTCTTAATTCTGGTATGGGTATATTCCCAAGTTGAGTACTGTCTGCGTAGCGTTGTGAGAACTCTTGGAAAGTAAATGATCTATGACGTAAGATCTGTGCTGCAATAGCACGAGTAGTATCAATCTGTAACGTCATTGATGACTGTTCAAATACTGACCAGTGGTGGTGTGTGATGCAATATTTTAGAAGGCCTGAAAATTTTTCATTATCTTGATTTGATGGGTTAGAAACTCTGGCGATGTACGCCATTGTTTTTTCTGCATCAGGGGTAACACTAACTAGAGTTACCTTCGATTCGCTTTTGATCATGCTTTCGTTTCTTCTTATGGTATTTCTTGAATAGTTTAACATACTTTACCTCTTCTGGCGTGTACCAGTCGGGATGTTTCTTTGCAGCCTTAATAATCTTCTTCACCAATTTTTTGTCACTCTTATGGCCCTTCTTGTGTTCCTCGTCCAACATTTAACCTTGATCCAAAATAAGCGTGAAAATATTTAACAAGGCCGGCGGTAGTGACTTGTCTCTTACACCACTCGTCGGCACACTCGTAGACTGCTCTGTTAACATTATTTTCAAGACTATTTATATTCTTTGTATTCAATTCTCTGAATAAGATCTTCAATGCATCTTGTCTCAACTTCAACTTCTCTTCTGTTAGATCATTACTCATTACTCAAATACCTCTTCATAATCTGGTAGGGCTGGTAGTTCTTCTTCCTTGGTTTGGGTGTATGAACTTACATCAGCATATATCTCAGACTCTAACTCCTCAACAACTTCCTTTAAGGCCATTATTAAAACCTTAAGTTTACCTTTGTTCATAAACCCTCCATTTTTATTATTATATGTAGGATTTGCATGATTGTCAAGGCTAAAAAAAAGGAGACCCTTAGGCCCCCTTTTCGATTATTTCATTCATGTTACCTCTAAACTAGTAGTTCTTTACAAATTCTCTTACAACTAGGTTGATCTTCATCACATTCAATTAGACACTCGTAGTATTCTGTGAGTAAGGTGTCTTGTTCATCCTCGTATGAACCTGCTAATTGATTATATGATACTAGGTTGTGCATAATAGTCTCCATTCTGTTAATTGAACTCCATAACCAAGAAGAGGTTTGGTTACATCTTGTTCCCCAATTCTACCACTATTTATGTGTTGAAACACTGAAAAAGTACTAGGTACTTAACCAAATTTAAAAAAAGAGGGGGTAAAAATACCCCCCTACACCTCTTAAGTAAGACTTAATTCACTTCGCACACACAGTTCTTGACTCTGTATGCTTGATGCCTCTGTAAGTTAATACAGTTGCTTCTTTTTGACAAGATTTCTTGTCATTGGTGTCATAAGAGACACCCCTGTAGATGACTTGTGCCATTGTGTTTACTCCTAAAGTAGTTGGAATTTTAGCTCCGTTCCTTTAGTCATTTCCGTCCCAACAACCCTCTGTCTCTTCCTTAACGATCTGAATCATTTCAGTTCGTGTTTCTTCCTCGATTCTATATTCACTCATCGATTCGACAAGTTTATAAGCCTCAGGACAAGTTAGAGTAGTAGCGATTAAAGCTAAATGGATCATAGGATGAACGAAATGCGTTCCGTGACTTACTTGCGACCTCCGAAGAGGTTGAACGTATGTGTGTATAGTAACACACTTTCATTATATAGGCAAGTAGTTTTGTAATTTATGATACAGTTTTATATTCGTCTATCAATCTGTCAATTATATCCTTCTTACCACTGAGTTGATTGATAATTCTCATGTTTGATTTCTTATATTTCTTTAGTTTTTTATACTGTTTAGCAACTGTCTGTACTATTTCCTGTTTCTGTTCAGTAGTTAAAGAATGTTCTGCCTCCAGTTCTTCTTTAGTCTTAGCAGAAGGCCCATACTCAGCAGTCTTATGTGTCCAGTTCTTACTCTTAGAACCAGTGGAAGCCTCATCTTTAGAGACATCTCCCACCATTCCTTTTCCTTCAGGTTCTAGATAATCAAATTCTTCTGAAGCGAGGTCTTTGATTTCAAATTCTTCTTGTTCTTCTGTCATTTTCTTTTTGGTTTTTTAGGAACTGAACCCCAGAGTTTGGCACTTATTTTACCATTAGTGAAGTCCATCTTTTGTATGACTCCACCCATTGTATCATAATAGGCATCAAATATATTTGATCTAAACCCCTTCACAATATCATACCAAACTGTGTCATCTTTCTTTAATGTCAAAAGCTGACTGTCAGTTGGTAGGGTTCCGTCTTGTGCCGTTTCAGGTTTGCAATTAGTATGAATTACTCTTAAACCATACGACTCTATCTTCTCAACTTGTTCTTGAGATACGGGAGGTTTAACTTTTACTGCCTGATTATCTTCTTTCTTTTCCTTATCGTCCGTCATTGGCGCCAACCCCATTTAACATCAGGATAGGCTTCCTTAACTATATCCAATTTGATTTTAGGATACTGTTCTGCTAACCTTCTATCCTTAACTAGACATAAAAGATTCGCTTCATCCATATGAAGGCCTTCAAGGAGTTGAATAAACATACTCTCTCTACGTAAAGGTTTCAATGCATCATTACCACCTTTAACAAAGTGATATAATTTTTTATACTCTTGAGAGAGTTGTTGATGTTGTGTACCAGCAGGTGCCTCATTAGGAGTGTATGGTACTTGTCCATCAGGTAACATACTTACTGCTTCAAAATTCCATACTAGAATAGCAAGTAATGCATCAGTACGATATTCTTTCAGCACCTCAATTTTCTTGGCCCTAGTTCTCTGTTTAGAAACATGAGCCAATACCTCTGTTAACAGAGGATTGGGTGGTAATTTAGTATTAGTAGTTGTCTTTGATTTAGTTGCAGGCATAGTAATTAATCTTCATCGTCAAATAAGTAATCATGCGTATCAAGAACAACCTTGACCGCTGTTAATTCTTGGGTTATTAAGTTACCTTCAGTATCATACATTTCTGGATGAGTGGCAACCTGTGCGTGTTTCAATTCCAGATAAGAAGAATACTTATCATTAAGAAACCATCCTAACATAAAACCAAGAATAGTGCCTCCTATTGCAAAGAGGGCACCGAAAGTTAAAGAGATTGCTAACATCTTAAAGCTCCGATGGCGCTGAATTTATTTAGAAAGTTTAGGCCGATTCTTTGAACCTTTCTTTCTGCCAGGTTTTTTGTCTTGTTCATACTGTAACACATCATCTATTATACCACACAAATAGTTTTTTATCTTTCGGGCTTTCGGTTTACCTAAGTGACCGTAACCTTCTCTAATTTGTTTGTGTTCGTTATCGTCACCTCCTTCAAGATATAATTCTAACTCTTCTATGACTGAAGAGATTTCTGAAATAGTTGAGGACTCTTGAAGTTCTAACAATTCTGCCTTTGTAACCTTCTGTGACTTAAGAAGGTGGTACATATTCAAGGTGTAAACATCTCTAGTAAAGGCATCATCCAAAGCATCCTCAACAATATAGGAGAGGGCTATTTCCATTTCTAGATAACTTTTTTTTCTCGTAGGTGCTGAACTGTATCAGTACATCCTCCAAGTTTCTCACCATCCAAAGTTATTTGTGGGAAGGTGGCCCCTTCACCAAACTCATCGTAGAATTGTTGTTTTGTAAAGTTTTGTTCTAATTTATATTCTATAAACTGAAGATCTTTACCAACAAAGATCTGTTTTATCATCTCACAATAAGGACATCCATCCTTAGAATAGACAGTAAAGTTCATGTCAATAAGAGAATAAAAATTCATTTACAAACTTTTCAGATTTTTCTTTTCCGAAATTGTTGGCCAAATAACCGGCAACTGGATCTAACTTAGTCATGTACTGATCAAAATCAGTATATTCAGTTGTATCTAGTCCTTCAGGTTTTTTACAGTACAACATATCTGCAAAGGTTTCGACATATTTTGTAAAATCTTCTAGATAATCATTGATCCCTTCCATAGTACATTTCCGTACATATAAGTTATCAGAAAAGTGATTACCAGGCTCAAAGAATCTAATATCACCTTCACATTTAGGCAATCCTTCCACTGAAAAAGGATAGTTCTCTTTCGGATGTTGGAAGTCAAAAGTAAGAACTACTTTCTTCGGAAAGAACATCATCAGATCCACCCCAAAACATGGCAAATTGGCCCCTGTCTTAGGGTAAATGATATTATTATAAATGCAAGTCCCTTTAGTGTTCCATATCGTCACCTCACGGGACTTAAGACAGTATTTGGGGGTATGAATCGTTGCCTCTAATTCAATGTTCTTGCCCGTCCATCTGGCCCAGTTAGATGACTCTCCATCTAATAGACCCAACCTATCTCTTAGAACATTAATGTAATCACTCCATACATCATTAAAAATCATCTGCCCTCTCTCGATCTGTTTCTAATTGTAATATGATTACCTTCTACTTTAAACTCTAATAGATCTCTATGATCCCAATCAAGTTTTTCATAGAGGTCATCTAATTTTTTCATGTCATCCCAAAGATCAGTGGGTGTAGGTTCACCCCAATAAGGATTTTCTTCCATGTTATTTAAAATACTTTTGGATAACATCTATCTGATCTTGATACTTAGCAATCATATTTAATTCTTCTTCTATTGCTTCAACTATGTTGGAGTGTTCGCCAATTCCAACAGGATTAGTCAAGTACACCTCAACATTTGCTTTATGTTTTGCAATGTCTCCCTGAGCATGAGCAAGGAGTGCTTTAATTAGTTGTTCTCTCATGAAAATAAGTCCTTAATAAATCCTACAATTAAATGCCAGAAAGCTTTATTACCATCCCCCTGAATCTCATCAAACATATACATGTTTAAACGGAAAGCATAATTGGCCTCCGTGACAATGGCATTAGCCATTGATTGATCAACAGGTAATGAATCCAATCGATTCCTGTATTTTGTTTTGAACTGTTTAGTATTATCTATATGTTCAAAGTCATAAAAATATAACCCCTCTCCTTTAGGAAGATCCAATGCCTTCTCAGCAATACCTTTAAGTATCTGTCCACCAGACAAGTCACCAAGGTATCTTGTGTAGTGATGACCAACTAACAGATAAGGATCGTTCTTAGCTACCTCACGTATGCGATTCACATACTGTTGACATGATTCGGTAGGGGTTATATGAGTTCTCCAAATAGGGCCATAATAATATCTCAAATCCCTTTCAAGAGCATTTACTCTATACAATTCTTTAAAATTAATAGGCCCAACAACTCTATCATCATCCAACTTACTAACCTCTTCCTCCATCGCACGATAAACGAAATAGAAATCAGAGACTAGTTGTTTATAATTGTCTTCACTAAGTACTCCCTTAAGAAAAGAAGATACAAACTTAGTATTTTCAGCTGCGGAGTGAGACTTCTTAGTTCCCTCCTTCAATTGTTTGGCTAAATCCATTACATTTGTATATTATGTACTAATTATATCACATGTGCCTTCAAATTAAAAGACAAGGATATTCTTAAATCATCTGAATGATGTCTTGTAACCTTATGTTCTAACCAGCCAGGAAAAATAACAAACTGTCCTTCTTTAGGTGGTACTACAAATGGTTCCTGATGTGGTCTTTTAAAAACCAGATCTCCAGATCCTTCAGGAACAGAAACATAATAGGCAACACCAAATGTTTCTTCATGGTCATGAAGTTCTGTACTCATATTTCTTTCATGTATATGAGCCCACTTTCTAGTACACTCCAATCCTAAACTAGGACTTCCATCTATAGCATAGATAACATCCATTATCTTATTGATAATATCATCCACCGCTGGATGATCTGGTAGTGGAGTGTCTTCACTATAGGTATGATAATTTTCTTCATCATACTCAACATCCTTATTGTTTAAGATGTGTTGTCTAAGAACATCAAGTTCATATGAACCAAATAAACTTCCAACAACTACAGGAACTTGAAAACACTTGGTTATATCTACCTTGACAGTGGGTTCATCCTCAACAGAACTAGGATCTGGCCCATCAAGTAAATCTAAATCTTTTCTCATGAGATTATTTTTTCAAGATCGATCTCTATAACATCCATATTAAAACTAATAATAGTTTTAGGCCTATTGGTATCAATAAGTCTTGACCTATGTGGTATGTAAGATGGGAACACAAAAATATCCCCTTCCTTAGCACTAGGTCTAAATGGTTTCCTATCAATTATATCAAAAAATTCTGTGGTGTCACCCTCTTGTGACAATTGTAAAAAATATACCGCAGAAAAATTAGATGATGCATGAGTATGCCATCTATGACCACCATCCTTATGATACTTTTGAAACCAGATATGACTTATCCTAATATCACTAGAAAGATATCTATCACCCACTTCATCAAAGAACCTATCATTAATTAACGTCTCATAGAAATCTTTGAAGTATGGTTTGGGATGGTTAGCGTCTTTATGATCTGTAACAAGACAATGATCCGTACCATTATCCTGAACATCAAACTTACACCCATCAATTATTGGTGTAATTTTTTCCTTTAAATCCTCATGGGACTTTACAGAAAACTTCCAAACATCATTCATAATCTTTTCGTCTCTTCCAATCTGCGTACATACGGCCATAAACCATACCTTCATGGGATTTAATCTCTGCACCATTGAGCAGTTGCTTCTCCCTCTCATTCAGAGAAGTAGCCATCCTAAGATATTCCTTTTCCCAGTTAGGAATATCTTTTAACATCTGTTCGTTCATACAAACTTCCTCATCTCCTCAAGGATGTAAGAATATGCCTTCACTATATCACCTTCTTCTTTTCTAAACAAGTCCTTATCAAACTTCTCCTTTGTTCCTTTCCTCCAGAGTCGCATGTTGTCAGGTGATAGTTCATCAGCCAAGAATAAATTGCCGTGAGAATCATAGCCAAACTCCAATTTAAAATCTACTAGGTCTATACCCATAAGGGTGAATAACATTTGGAACTGTAAATTTACATCCAATGCAATTTCTCTCATAGTTGTAGGATCTACACCCATTAATCCTACACGGTCTGGTGTAAGTAATGGATCATCCTTTGCATCATCTTTCAAATAATATTCTACCAAAGGTGGGTTTAATAAAGTTCCTTCCTCTAAAGTAGTCTGTCTAACTATTGATCCAGCAGCAATGTTTCTTACGATAACTTCTATAGGAACAATGTCTAACTTCTTACAAAGTAATGTATCAAGGCCTTGAGTACCAAGATAGTGAGTCTTGATGCCTCTACTCTCTAACATTTCAAAAAGTAATGCAGAGATAAGACAACATACTTTACCTTTACCTTCTGGAAAATCTACTCTCTTACCATTACCAGCAGTTACCTTATCATGAAAATGTATATACACTTTCTCAGGTTCATCAGCTAAACGATAAAGGGATTTAACTTTACCTTCACTTAATAAAAATTCAGCATTTAATAAAGGTGCTGTCTTTGTATAAAAAATATTTGGTTGATCTTTTGAATCTCCACTCATAGTTAAATTTTGTAGGGACACATTAAAGAATCTCTTAACTCTTTAGCATGTAAATTATGTTCACATAATTTATTCAGCCAGATTCTTTCCTCAAGAGTAACTTCTACCCCATCAGTCGTTATCATTCTACAACATATGTCCGTTAAACGCAAGCGATACTTAGTTGATAACATAATTTATAGCCTTTGGTAATGTTCTGTACTCTGCCTCATGAATATGTTGAGTTAGAGATTCTATAGTATCATCATCAAGAATAGAAACTTCTTCTTGCATAATAATTTCACCGCCATCTAATTCTTCTGTCACATAATGAACTGTACATCCAGTTACATCATCCTTATTTTCAAATGCTCTTTCGATGGCATTAAGACCTTTATACTTAGGAAGTAATGAAGGATGAATATTTATTATCTTTTTATTAAATGATTTTATAAAATCGGAAGATAAAACTCTCATCCATCCAGCCAAAACTATGAGATCAACTCTCCATGCTGTCAGAAGTTGAATGATTTGATCTTCATGTTTATGACTAATATAACAATGAGGTATACCTAATTTATTTGCCCTCTTTGCGGCCCCACATTCTTTTTTGTTGTGTATCATCAACACAACCTCATGTTTATTACAGGAACGAACTATATTTTCAAAGTTAGAACCGTTCCCAGAACATAAAACTCCTAGTCTCATTTGTCTTTAGATCGATTGATTATTGTAATGAATTTATCATTAGCAAATGTACCAGCGAGACAGACATCTATCTCGTCACCATCTTTCCAATTAACAGTACCATCCTTCTTGGTATGTACCATTGCTAACTGTATCTCTTTAATTATTTCAGCAGTTAATCTCATGTGTTTAATACCCAAATTAATCTAACAACCATAGCTGTAAATATCACATAGTATGTCCACATGATCCACATGCCCACCTTATTATGGAGTGAACCACGTTTGTATGGATGAACTGCTAGATGTGGGGAACTATCCCAACCATCTTGCATGTATTCTTTTGTATCAATCTTTTTCATTCACATACTCAACTTGTATAGGTTGGTCTAACAGATGTTTAATACTCATGTATGCATAAGCAGTAAAGACCTGTGGAACTATGAAAGCAATCATAGCAACAGTCCAGAAAACATAGTAGTAGTTTTCTTTACGTTGGGTTCTCATAATACTTGGATCACTCCATTACAATCTGGAAATTCTTGAATTAATTTAGCTTCTATACCTTGTTTCAAGGTTATAGAACTCATAGCACATGAAGAACATGCACCACCCAATCTCACTTTAACATATCCTTCTTCAATCTCTACAAACTCAAGGAACCCACCATCCGCTTCTATGTATGGAGCAAGTTCCGATAGTACTTCTATTACGTTACTGTTAGTTAATTCCATGTGCGTTGCAAGATAATGTTGCCTCTTTAGATACTGATAATAAGAATCATCCTCCATGTACGGTTCCAATTTCCCATGATGGTATGTCACTATCTATAGTAACATCGGGTGGAACTATAACACAAAATCCTATTCCTAAATTAAAAGTCTTCTTCATTTCTTCTTCTGGTATCTCACCAGCAAGCATAATCTTACTAAAGATTTCTGGCATTGGCCAAGAATCATAATTAACATGTGCTTTTAATCCTCTAGGTAAACACCTTGGAAGATTTCCTACTAGTCCTCCACCAGTGATGTGTGACATTCCAAGGATAGGAACCTCATTCAATAACTGTTTAATTAAAGGAGAATAGATTGTAGTAGGAGTAAGTAACTCAGGTGTTTCCTTATAGTATATCTTATGTCTCCATAACATATCATTTATCAAACTATATCCATTACTATGCAATCCACTACTAGCAAATCCTATAATCTTATCACCTTCTTTGATTAATCGGCCATCAATTATTTCACTTTCTTCTACAATACCAGTACAAAATCCAGCAAGATCAATATCATTAGCAAACCTACCATGTTCAGCAGTCTCTCCACCAATAAGTTCTATCTCTGCAATCTCACATCCCTTGATAATACCTTCCATTATCTTATCTTCTCTACCATCTAACTTCTTAGTTGAAATATAATCTAAAAAATATAATGGTTTAGCACCACATGTAATTACATCATTAACACACATAGCAACTAGGTCTATACCAATAGTAGTATAGTCTCTAGAAACATGACACATATTAATTTTAGTACCAACACCATCAGTGCCAGAAACTAATACAGGTTTCTCATAACCCGTAGGTACTCTAAACATACCACCGAACCCACCAATAGCAGGTGCCTTTTTCATGAGTCTTTCTACAAAGGCATTACCTGCATCTATGTCAACACCAGAGTCTTTATAATTCATAATCAATCAGTTATTCCGTATTTTGTTAAATCATACTTAGGCATTCTTAATGGTTCTACCTCTATCTTGGGTGGAATACCTATCATCTTTTGTATACTTTCTCTGATGGGTTTCTTACTACCTATGTCATATGGTGTTGGTGCATTTTGTACACATACTTGTAGACATAAGAGTTCCTCTTCAGTGAATGTGAATGTATGTTCACTCATTGGCTCCAATCTTGATAAGGTGGTTCTTCTTCTCCAACATAATGTTTGAAGTGTTCAGTATCAAAGTATGATGGTGGTAATGGTTTAACATTATCATATGGGCCATTTAATCTCTTCTTATGTTCTCTCTCATCTAATACTTCATTAATAAGTATCTTCATCTCCTTAGCATAAGTCTCAGTAAATAACCGCATTGGTTTTTTAATAGCAGGTTTATGTTGCTGCTTCTTATACTCAGGTGATGCTTTCCATTTCTTAAGATCTTCAGGTGACATGGGTGCTCCCATGCCCTGTGTATCCATCTTAGTGTATTCTTCTTTACTCATATCAATGAGGATTATACTTTTGGATAATTGAATAGACGATAACAAGTGTTATCAGGGCAATACAAATTATTGGTAATACTAAATGCATAAAAAAAGGGATCCGAAGACCCCTTAATTATATTACATTAACCTTTTGATGTCAACCCTGGCCGTTAAAAAAAGCCAGGGATTTTTTTACCGCTTTTTTAGAATTAAAAAACGAAATAATATGGCCTAACCTACAGCAGGTGCTATAAGTGCAACTTCAGTAGACTCAGCAGCAGCCAAATCTAGAGGGAAGTTGTGAGCATTACGCTCATGCATTACTTCCATACCAAGGTTTGCTCTGTTAAGAACGTCACCCCATGTAGGAACAACTTTACCGTTAGCATCTACGACACTTTGGTTGAAGTTAAATCCGTTAAGGTT